GTTCTGTGACCATGTGGAGTATTGGAATCAATAACAATCCTTGAAATCTCTTTTTGTTCGTTTGAGAGATGAATCTTTAATTCTGCCGTCATTGGTCCTTTTGTAGAACAACTTATTTTTCCAACCCAAGTCGTATTCTGATTTTTTAATATTTGAACTACGGAGTTATTGGTCGACATTTCTGTATAAAAAGTATTTCCTCTTCTGCTTATTGGAGAGAAACTGATGTCTTTGTAAGTAATAGAATTTGTATTTACTTGAGTTAATGAACCAGAGTTTTCTGTCCCGCGCTTTATAAATACATTGTTCGCAATAGTGTCTACCAGAGCAGTGGTGTTTTCCGTATCAACATAATTCAAGTCAGATAGAGGATCAACAATTGACGCATAATATCCAGCTGTGTTATTCGCAAGCAATAATAAAGCGTCAATCCTATTTTCTAACTTTTTCGATTTAACTCTTAATCTTTCTAATTCAGAAATCCAACGTTCGTGATATCTACTACTATTGTCAGCGATTGAATAGATTTCTCTTGTAATAACAGAAACATCATCAGAAAAAGCATCAACAATATTCTTTATTAAACTTGCACTTGAAGAAGAGCCTCTCTCTTCTACTAACAAATCAACGTATTTAATATAGGGAAAAGATAAATCTAAGTGAAGTTGTTTATAAGTCTCTAAAGCTGCTTCTAATTCCTCTGTTGTTAAAACAACTCCATCATATAAAGATTCTTTAAAAATCTTTTCCAGTATAAATTCATTGTATGTTTTTACTAATGACATTATAGCAACTCCAGTAAATCAGAAGTTACAGCTCGGAAGGCGACATCTTTACAAACAGGCGAAAAATAAGGTTCCAAGTCAGCTAAAGATTCAACAGATTCTTTATTATAATTATATAGTATTTTTAAAACTTGCGGTCTTGTTTTGGAGGCAAGATCTTGTTTTAGAAATCTCATCCCAAACGCCGTTTTGAACTTAACTGTTTTTTCTTCTGGATTTATTTCTGAGATATCTGTATCTTTTATTACTTCACTAATGTTATAAAATGCACTGTAGGCAGAAATCTCATATTTTACAATCCCGTTATTTTGAATAGGAGATGCAAAATAAATCACTCCATTAATATAATCTATTGAATAAAGACTTTCGGTGTCTATTCCAGGATCGACAACTTGATACTTGTATGACGCTGTATGATCGGCAGGAGTAGAGGACAAAAATAGTCTTACGACTCCATTTTCTACAGCCCAGTCTCCATCTGATCCATTAGAGCTAAGCTCAGCAAAAGATTCTTTTTCTCCACCAAGACTAAACTGGTTGGTTGGAGTAAGAGCACTATTTGTCGATCTTACAGGAGCAAATGTTACAGAAGAGGCAAGAGTTTGAGTGCTAGAAATTTGAGACAAAGTAGCCGACCATAAATTAGTAGAGACAGAACTAAAAGTTAAAGGTTCTAAGTTAGATTCTTTTACAGTTTGAAATTCAGTTTTACCATCAATAAAAGTTACCTCTAAAGGTTTTGCTCCCGAGACAAAAAATCTTTGATCTGGCTTAACGGTACCTTTTACAAGACGTTTATTAAACCAATTATGTTGTTCACTATTGCCAGTGAATAATGAAATACTTTTCTGATTATCTGTTGTAGTTGAATAGTAATATTCTAAAGGAACTGTATAAACAACAGAAGGATCGAGCAATACTTTTTGGGTGTCAATTCTATTAGAGACAATCCCTTTATCGAAATTCCACGAAGAAGAAGGAATTTTAAAAGCCTCTATCTTCTTACATACTAAAACAACTTTTCTATCTTTTGGAGCGGGAATACTTAGATACACTGTGCCGGTTTCAGCATCAAAAGTATATCGATCTTGATAGTCGTCTCCAAACCAGCCATACAGCTCTAGATATCCATCAACATATTCTCTCTTGTCTGTAAATTGACGATCATCTCCTGTGATTAGATTTCCACTTAAGTCATATTCTTTAAGTTCAAAATTAGAGATTCCGCTTAAAAACAAAGGAAGAAAAGCACCAGTATCAACCTCAACAGAATCAGACGTACCTTCTTTCGTATTAGAAGCATTAGAAGAGGTATACTTACCGAGGTCTTCTTTTGTTGTATCTGAAGATAAATACTCTCCTATTGACTGAGTTGCAATTGGAGCGATCCATGTTCTTGATCCTGAAGGAATTTCAATTTCATAAGAACAAGCTCCTTCTTCTTCTAGTGTTTTTAAGGCCACAAGACTAGTTGTTTCTGTATTTCCGTCAGACGGAGCAGAAAAATGAATCTGATATCCTTTGTCAGTAAGTTCTAACAGAGGATTATCTCCATCTAAACAAACGGAAATCTTTGATCCTGCTGGGGGGATAAAACCTCTTTGGATTCCAGTTGAGTCTGTATATCCAAATTGAAGCTCCTTCCCTTTCTTATTAAGAAAATAAACTCTACTCTCGCTGTCAATAGACGCATAAGAAGTCGGAGTGGGAGAAGAGAAAGCGTCTATTGTTTTAGGACAATATTCAATCTGAGCCCTATTAACAAAAACCCTAATGTGTTTCTCAAGATTCGGGATCCCTTTAAAAGGAAGCTTATATCTTAGAGAAGTGTCACTTGAGGCATCAACAGAAAACTCGACAAAATCCAAATCCATTGGTGCAGATTCTTCTGCAACAGAATCTCCAGCTCTATCTCTTGGACAACTAAAAGAACCTACATAAGGAAGGAGAACCCTTATGCTTTCTTCAACTGGCTTCTCTTTTAAAAATATTTCAAATTCTCCACCAGAGGGTAAATCAGAAATTTCTACTTTTGGAATCGTTTCTGTTGTTATAATTTGCCCTCCTTCAAATGCCGCCTTGTCTCGTGACATAGAGATTTTGTGCCTAAAAGAAGAAACAGAGGTTTCTGTGATAATTGCTTTTTGTTCATAAGTATTATAGTTAATAATTTCTGGAATTCCATAAGCATCTACATTTTGGGGCTGAATCCCCCACCATTCAGCACCATCATTATGGGAAACAAAATGATTAATAGAAGCCAGAACAGAAGGCTCTAGTGGGTTTTCAGACGCAAGAAGACTAACCTTTTTAACCTCTGATTCTACATCAAAAGAACGACTAACAATACTTCCTGATTCTAAAAACTTTCGGCTTAATATATTAATATCTCTTAAACCAATAGCATATCTTAATCTAGATCCGTTTATTGTTTCTATAGGGTAAGGAGAACTTTGTTCAAGAACAACATTAACGAATTGAGCTTTACGTGCCAGAAAAGAATAAAATCCTTGTCCTGCAAACTTAGACGAAGCAGGGGAAAGACTAAATATGTTTTCTTCATCTTCTAATAAAAAATCCGCAACTGGAACCTCATCTTTAACAGAAAGATACTCTTTGCCATCAACCGAAGTACTAATTGATGAGATTTTTATTGTTGTTGGCGTTCCAAAAAACATAGCGTTAATATGAATATGGTTTATAACAGCAATCTCTTTGAGTTTTATTGTTAAGTCTAATACCAAAGGAGTATTAACCTCATTAGAAACAACACTCTCGTATTCAAACCATGTGTTTGGTTTTCCATCTGTAATTACTTCAATCTCGTTATGGCCAGTAATATCTAGCTGATGGTTGTTACCTCTTGTTCCGTTGCTAGGTTTATTTATAATCACTGAATCAATTTTTGGCCTTATTGGAGTGCCGTCTAACGGAAGGAAAACAGCTCCCTCTTCTGGAGAGTGATAACATTCCTCTCCTTCTACTAAAGAAGATCCTAAATCTAACCTATCTGACGTGTTAAAAGAATCACCAAAGAAAAACCCTGCTCCTAAAGAAGGATCTGCATAAAGAAGATAATCTCCAATTTTACTGGCTGTTCTTTTCAATATCTGCAAAACCTGTTCTTTCTCTACTAAAACGGCATTAAAACTTGCAGAAATTAATTTATCTAAAGCTCCAGTCTCAGCAAAAACACACTGAAGATCTTGCTGAACAGAACCAGTAAATAAATTGACCCCTCTTGGGTCGGAAGGTAAACCTTCTTTTATATTAAAAAGACTTTTAGAGACTGACTGACTCAGTGACTCAAAAAACAATTCTAGTGAATTGTGATATAGGCTTACTAAATCACTTTCTAAAGCCATCGCTCCAGAAGTATAGGTCTCGTTAATTGAATCAAGTAGAACTTTAAGCCGCGCAGCCAACACAGAAGAAAAGTTTATTTTTTTATAAATGTTACTCATTTATAGGTTGCTCCTAAAACGGCATATTCGTACAAGAAAGGAGACGAGGACTGAGAAGACTTATTCCTTCGTAAAGTAATTTGTAAATATAAATCAGAATTTATAGTTAGATCTGCATCTGGTTTCAAGAAATAAACTCTTCCTGAATCACCAAGATAAACGGTCTTTTCATTGTCTAGCCAAATAGTAGCAAAATCCAGTTCGTCTGTAGATTCAATTTCTGTAACATTGTCACTTGTTTTTATATTATAATCAACAGTATACACCGCATTTAAAGCTGGATTTTTCAGTTTTATTAGAAACTTAAGAGGGGTTAAGTTATAACTGTTGCTTGAAAAAGATAGATCTGTATAGTTAGATTGCCAAACAAGAGTAGAGTCTTCTTGTGAAACAGCAAATGTCCAATCACCTAAAGCCCGACTTAATGCAACTCCATTCTTGTAGACAATAATTGGCTCACTGTCAGAAGGAGAATAATTTGGAGAGATATATGGGAAAAACCTTAATGCCCCAATACTATTAATTACCGAATCATGACTTCTGTTTGTTAAAACTAGTCTTTCTGAAGAAACAGATGTTTGCCCTAGTCTCGGAATAGAAAATCTGGTCTCTTTATATTTTGGAAATTTATCAATCTTAATAATTTCATATTCGAAAGTATTTTTAATTATAGATGTATCTGTGGATTCTTTAGCCTCTACTGCAATTACTCCAGCATTCGTTAAAGACAATGGACTAGAAACAAAAATTCCAGTGTCTTTTGAAATACTATTCCCAAACCAGACATTGTCAATAACTATATTATACAAGAAGGCATTTATTTGAAAATCCGAATAGTTTATAACATTTATTGCATTAGCAAGGGTTTCAGAAGCTAATACTTCTCTGGTAACTGAAGCAAGAGCGTCATGTCTACCTACAGAATCAAGTTCTAGGAGTTTGTCTAAATTATTAATTTGGCGATTTGACTCAATCCATTCTTCTGCTTTTTTAAATGTTTTTACGGAAAAAACAAGAGTAATCGATTCTACATTAATCCTCTGGAAATCTACTCTAGTGATCCCATCAATTGTGTATTGTTGTTCGGTTAAATCGTAGGTGGAACCATCTAAAGAATACCCAATTATCTCTTCTAACACAAAAGGAGAAGAAACCCCTTCTACCACAACAAAATCAACATCTTTCCCAGAACCAAATCTAAAGTTTAAAACTGCACTTACCTTTTCTACGGCAGATTCGGTATACACATTATAAGTCCAAAAAGTGTCTTTTGTTTTATCAATTAAGTTTTCTAGGCCAGCGTCGTCTACATGGTATTTTGTTCCATAAGAATAGCTATTAGAAAGAAGAGTGACGGAAACCGGATCTTCACGAGGAGTATTTTCCGTATCTAGTATAAGCTTATTTCCATCCACAGAAACAACAGCAGACGGGATAGTGATTTCTGATTGTTTCTTTAACGTTCTGTTGTCGTAATAAAGACTATCGGCATTAGGTGCGCTTCTTGATGTCTTAAATAAAGAAGCCGAGGAAAAATTATTTACTAATACGTTTGTAAACTCATTATTCTTTTCTGCTAACCACTCTAGCTGTCTAATTAAACCTTCTTGGTAATTTAAGCCACGTTCTAAATCTGACAACAGACCATTAACAAACAAGACAGAATGATCAGATAGCTTCGCGCCAAGCGAATCAACTTGAAGAAATGCAGCTTCTAAATCATTTTTCATTGCCTGCATCATTATGTTGTGCGCGTCAGAGCTACACAAGTTCCATGATAGTGCCCGAATCTGAGAGAAGGAAGGAGTTGGAGAAGTATCATTAATCGCAGCAGACAGCGCTTGAAGACTAGCTTCGTATTCATCAGCATTCCTAACAGAACCAGCTTGTTGTAAGTCCTGCAGTAATTCCGAAATCTGCTTCGCTTGTATCGCAGGCAAAGTATCTAAAAGACTATTTAAGAATGGCTCCATTGAACTCCCCGGAACGATTTGCTAAAAAGAAGACAGGGTTATCACTAGACGAAACTTTAATAGAAATCCACTTACCTATATGACTAGATTCTATTAAGAAAGAGTTTTGACTTTTTGGCTCATCAGAAAGATAACACCATGAAAAATAAGCTTTCTTACTGTTCTCGTCATTGGCATAACATAAATAACTATCTTTGTGATGTTCAAGAATTTTGGCCTGAACAACCCTGAATAGACGAAGAGTTTGTCCTTCTATGTATGCCATTCGGTCAAATTGATGCCATTGGGTGTCTGGTAATTCTAGAGTAGCAGATGAAAGTTTTTCTGAAATAAATACCCTAATTATATTCTTAAGTCTTCCCTTCGACCAGGAAGCTCTACCTTTACTAATGTCTAGATCTGAGCCGCCTTCTGTAGAAAAATCCTTAAATACTTTAACCCAAGCCCCCATTAAACCGTTTCGCCAATTTGAGGAAGATCGCTCATATTACAACGAAAAGCAGGATCGTCCCAAGAAACCCATTCGTAATTATTACCTCCAGAAACATTAAAAGGATAATTGTTTGCGTCTGTAAGTAAATGAATTGTTGCAACAGTTCGATCTAAAGCTCCTATTGCTAATTCGACTGAAACTTTTCTGGCATAAGTTTTCTGTGTAATCGGTTTATTTAACGAATTTGTTGTTGACTCAAACGTAATAGTATCAATCCTCAACACTTCGTCCGAAGAATTCTTATAATATCTTGTCACGTACATAAATTCAGAATTCCTTTCTTTGATAAAAGAATATAAAATCTCCTTTTTATATTAACATTATAAGAGAAGATTCTCAATTACTTAAACAGGAACAAGAATTAATTCAGGCTAATAGGGTTATTTTTCTTCTTTAAGGACGGGAAGTTTGGTAACTTCTACAAGTTCTGAATCCTGCTTGATTATTGGGAACAATAGAGACATTTGATTAATAGTCATTTGTTCAGGAAGATCTTCTGTCTTAAACATTGTTAGTTCCAGCTCAACTTCTTCTTCTAGAAAATTCTGAATCTCTTCTATTTTAACCTTTTCTTGATCAAAAGCGGACTGGTATTGCTTTCTAAGCTCAGCTACTTGTGTCTCAAATTCATCTTTCTTTTCGGCAAGAATATCATACTCTTCTCGTGGTTTTCCGTTAACAGGCGGAAGTGTAATTTTCTTTGCTTTCCCTTTTTCGTCTTTCTCGGAATATTCTTCGCAAAGAGCAATTCGTTTTTCATCGAATTCCTTGATTTGATTAGCAAACTCACTATCCTCAAAAATTGCTTTTTGTGTATCTCTAATGTTTTCAACTTCCGCTGTGAGCTGTCTCTTGTTAGCTACTAGATCAAAAACAGTACGTACATTAAGCTTACTACTGTTCATCGAAGTAATGCCTTCGAGTAGACTTGCGACTTCTTTTCGTTTAATTTTCATAAAGCTTTCTCCTTTTGTTAAAATGACCAATGTTAAGTATATTCTTTATAATTTGAATAGACAAGATTTTATTTGTAATTTTTTCTAACTAGATAATGGAATGATTTTTATTGGAGGAGAAGGTTTAGTTCCTGGGGATAAATTTCTAGTACTCATGATTTAATTATACTAAGATGTTGCCGAATACGCAATCACTAAAGAAAAAGCTCGATATCCTGCTCCAGCAGGGATTGACGACGGAGTGTCGATTTCTACTTGAACATGGGCAGTTCCGTCAACAGGAATCTCTCCGTCAACAGAAGGGACAGCGCCAGTTACGATAGATTCTTTCGCTAAAGGAATTTGGCTATCAACGTCTCCATAACCATTTTTAAATGTTAGCCAAGTACCAACGTCATTCCGAGTTCCTGTTGTCCAACTTCCCCAACCATCCATTACAACCTTAAACCCACCAGTAGCAGCATCTCCCCACCCAAGGATTTCTGTTAAATCACTAGGCGCATCACTTCCTAAATAGTTACTTCCTGCATATTGAGTGAGATACAAAGCAACGTCTGTAATTTTGTTGTTTTCTGCATCATGCGAAATAAAAACATCTTGAAAGTCTACAGTGCTACCAGGAGAGACAGAACCAAGGTCTTCTGTATCGCTAAACGAACTGCCTCCGTTAGTCCCAGATAATGTTAAATTTACTGTCATTGTTTACCTCTTATAAAATTCTATACTGAAAGTTTACCACGTTCCCAAATGGAGCAGTTGGAGCATTTTCTGACAAACCTAACCCACCTTCAATACTATTATAACTTGAATAACCATACCACCATTGGTAATATTTATCTCTCATGTCTATTTTGACAAAATAAGGCTGATTTGCTGTTAGATCTGTAATCGTAAAAGTATTATAAGTTCCTGCTCCATCGGTAATTCTAACCAAATTTGCTTTGTGATATTCTGCATCTGCGTTTGTTGCATACAGAATGTCGTAGACAAATTCAGAACCTTCTTTCTCCCAATCAATTGTAATTGATTCAGCTTCGGGAGTACAACTTATAATCCTTGGCTCATATCCATAAAACCGAATTAAAGGATAAACCCCCATTGGGACATGTTCTTTAACAATTTCTCTAATTCTATCTAAAGAGAAATCTTCTTTTAACGAGATTGGCAATTTTACCACAAGTACTGAACTACCAGGATAGACTTGTCCGTTAAAAGTTCCATAATCATTAAGCCATTGAATCTCTGGGTTTAACGCTTTAGCCTCGTCATAGAGTTCTTCTCTAATTCCTCCACCATTTTGACGAACATCTATTCTGGTTAAATCATGAACTCCATGAGGTGGGTTTATCGATAATTCTCCTAGAATTAAATACTGAGAATAGAAAGAAGGATACCCAGTAGTTTCTCCATAATAGTCAATCTCTTCTTGGGCGTTACGTCTTGATTGAATTGCGAACTCGTCTATAAAATTCACAAGCTCAATCTGTGAAGAAGAAGGGATTGTCCCTGTTAACGGATGATGTTCTGCAGTTTCAGATAAAACAAAAGCAATATCTGTTTTGCTAGTGTACTTAAAATATCGATAATTACTACTTGTATCAAGAGTTCGGAGCCATCCGCTTTTTGGAAAACCATTTGTTGAAACAACAGAAAGTGTTGTTCCGGAAGAAAAATCAAAAGCTTCTGAAGAAGTTGTCGTCGAAAACCATGAGTAATGTAAACCTAAGACACCAGATAGAGAATACCCATTAGAAGAAGAAACCCGTGTGTCAAAATCAAGCTTGGGGTTATAGTCACGACCATCTTGGTTTGAGTAAATAATCTTCCCATTCTTACCTACTCTGAGTGTGCCTATTGATGCTGTTTGTGTTGTTGAATTAGTATTCTTCTCATTTCGAGGAACTAAAAATATTATTCGTTTTTCGTTAGTCGCATTTAGATCAAAAATAGGATTCATTACTAGATCTGTAACAGAAAAGTACTTCTCTTTGTATGTATAGGTTGCATAGATCTCATAAGAATCTAGAATTTTTTGATCAACTAACACAATCCCAGATCTTCTATCAACTCCTAAGAATTTAGAATATGACCAAGTTACATTAGCGGTGTTGTCTTCGTTTGGAACAGCCCTTCCGTCAAGATCATAAACTTCATCTCCAGCTTTTGTATGGTTTGAAGTAATCGCATATTTAACTACCCCGTCGTCTTCTAAAGTTATATCTATGTTAGAATATGCTGAATTGAACGATAACGTTTCATGAGGAAATTTAATTAAATTGTCGTTTATTTTCAAACATTTTGTACGACCAGACAGCTTATATGGCTCGATTGGATTAAAAGATTGATTAGAAAATTCTCTAATATCGTATTTAGAAATTCGTCCATTAATACCATGTAAAAACCCACCATTAATTACCCTTGGAAACCACGGACCTTCGTCTGAGATGTCTACAGGAGGCGCAACCCTAACTCTTTGTGACTCAATATACTTTACAGCATATTTAGAACTTGCAGGTAGAGAAATAAAATAATTATCTGAGAAGAAATCATCATCTCTAAGAACGTATGCTCTCGCCCAAGGTTTTAAAAATCCAGGAGTTAAGTGCCAAAAGTCCGAAAATGCTGCTTCTGTATAGGCAGCCTCATTGTCTAACAGTTCTGTTATTGTTTCGGAGGAGTTTGTGTATTGAACAAAATACACATTATAGTCGCCAGTTTTTGGATCATGAAAAGACTCTAAAGAGTTAAAAAGATAAAATTTATCTAAAACATCTGTTCTGATACCTGTGTCTTCGTTATAAATATATTCTGATGTTATTTTGTAAGATGCCGGATCTATTGGATTAAAATCTTTATCAAAAACTTTAATTGATTCTAGAGAAACAGTACTAGGCAACTCGTGTCTATAGTATAAAGGGATAGAGTCTGCGTCAGAATCAATAAATTCTTGAGTAACTAAAAAATTCTTATTAGCAACAACAACACTTGTTGCCAACTTATCCCCAATAAACTCTTGTAAAGTAGTATTTCTTGTGTTGTTATAAACATCGTCACTTCGATCTGCAATAAATAGATTAACAGAAGGTAAAGATTCTTTACTTCCTACATATTCTAATTTTATAGCATCGTTAGGAGGTTCTTTAATGTAAATAATATTCGCAATATGCTTTTTTACATTTGTCCGAGTTCTTAGGTTAAATGAACCAGGGACTTGAGAAATCCTAAACTGAAAATTTACAGATCCTGTTCCTGTTGTTGCCATTTATTTTCCTATGTAGAAATTTTTATAGTACCAGAACTATTATATAAGGCTCCAGCTACTCCAGGATCACTAGTGGGAAGATTTGTTAAAATAATATTATTACCAGATCCTGGATCAATTTCAATATCATCGCCAGCTTCAAGAGTAAAAGTTGAATCAACATTAATATATGATGCGCCATTTGAGTTTAAACTAAGAGAGGCATAAGTTGTTGGGGTTGACTCGTAAAGTAACCTTACGTCTAGTTTATGTTTATATAAGTCTAGATTCCCTGTACTCCCTCCTCCTGCTTCATAATTAGTATGTAAAGAAATCTTACTATTAGAGTCTTCTTTGTAGGTGTATATATAGACAGAATCATTGGCATATAGACCAATATCTCCAGCGTCAGAAACAGGGTGAGAACTAGCAGTGTTCCAAAATTCGATACTTGAGTTTTGAGAAGAGCATTGTCCGAAAATACCGGTTGTTGCATCAATATTTACATTTGACTGACCCGTAATATTTACACTTGCTGAAGTAGAAGTTACATAAACTGAACTTGCTTGAACTGTAGCCGAAGAAGTTCCCAGAAGAGTAATTTGATCTCCTCTTACCTCTACATCATCAGTAGCTGTAATTAAAAGATCATCTCCTGTTTGTATATGCATGTCTCTGCTGGCAAGAGCATAGATATCGCGATCAGCGTAAAACCTAATATCGTCTTCGAAAGTAGTAGTATACCCAGTAGTTCCAACTATATTGTCAACTGTATTTTTTGATGTTGCACCGGAGGCTAAAATAATTCCTCCTCCAGAACCATCTACTCTTGGTTTAGTACTTAGCCTAATATTCCCACCAAGGTTAGAAGCATATTCAAACCCAGCTCGATCTCCAAACCTAAGTGGCTGGGTATGATCATATCCAGTTAAGAGACTATAGTCTTTTATACTAAAGATAAAACAATGACTATAAGAGATAGAAGAATCAAAAGGATGATAATACATCCCTGTTGGAATAGTTCCATTCAACCGGCCATCAAGGTAAAAGTAATACCAGGGGTTCGTAGTTGATAGCTGAGGGTTATCTAGCCATAATTTTGCGCCAGTTGTAAAATCAGTAGCTTTGCCATCGCCAGTTTCAGAAAAGAAAATTGCGTTTCCATAAACATTTATAAAGTCAGCTCCAACAACCCCTGGAGAAGTAAAATAATGTTCAAATTCTGGTATAGCACTAGCGTCAGATCTGGTTGTTGATCCTCCTAACGACTCTGTTGTATTTGTCGCTCCTGAAACACGAGAAACTCCTCTAAATCTAAATTCTCTTACTTGTTCGGCATCATAAGAATTGTCTAATGCTGGAGTTATTGGATTCTTTTCTCCCCATGCTTGTTCTACATGAGCCACCTGGTTCGGCTGATCATAAGATAAAGTGCTCCTATAGGCCATCATTAGCTTCATATAGTTCATTTCAGATCTACGACCAAGATCTAAAGCTAAGTAGGCTCCTAAATAACCTGTAGAGCCAGAAGGACCAGCTCCTTGTCCTTTCAGATATAAGGGTGTTCCTCCAAAGGGATAATAGGTTAAAGCCCCATAGGTCTCGCTTGAACGGCTTCCCATGGGACAAGCCCCGACTTCAGTTAGTCCAAACCCATATCGGGAAGCAGATCCAGATAACCAAGACGAGTCGTTTTCTCCACCTTCGAATACAAGAGAAGTACTAGTTGCAGAAAGACTTGTATTTACCCCTCCCCAATAAATACCATAAGTAGCATTCATAGTCCCGCTGTTAGACCCTGTCCCTAGTGCAAAGTTGTCGCTTTCTAATCCAGCAAATACTAGATCACCACGCATTGCATTTGCGCTATTGCCCTCTAAATCATTATGCATATATCCTGCCCTGTGCAAATATTGAGGGTGAGGATTTGTTACATAAGAAGATTTTCGAAACTTAAACAAGTCTGTTGCTGAAGTTGTGAGCGCACCATTGAACAGGTTTATAAGATCATCATGGGAAAGCATTGGGGAAAATCCCATTTTTGAAGTACTTTGTAATCCCACATGACTATCGTATCTCTGAGCCCCTAAAAGATACGAAATGGCTTCAGACAAAGAACACCCTACTGTAATTATTCGGTAATTTTGCCCTTCGGTTAACCAAGCCGCTGAAGTCTCTAATGTTAAACTAGAAGACGTTTTGTATTTAAAAGTGACTTGAGGCTTTACCCTGCCGTTAACCTCATCCCATAAAAGAATAAACCCTTCTGGAATGGTTTCTCCGTCTAACATGCCACTTCCAGTTAAAGAAGGAGGTAATAAATACTGAGACCCAGAACCAGGAATCATCTTATTCCAAACTGTATCAATAGAACCACTTGAGTTTGTATAGCTTCCTCTATTAAAAGATTTCCCTACTGTAGTTACACGAGGAGAAGAAATTACAGTTGGAAGAGTAAGAGTATAAGTAGAAACATCTCCTATTGTAGAGACCAATGTAACGTTACATAACTCTACAGTCTCGTTCCAAGTTGGAATAACATTATGAGTTCCCCACGGGACTCCTGCTCCCATTTGGTTAAAATTAATTAAGGTGAGTAGGATATCAGAAGTTGAAACATTATAAGATAAAATTACTCCAGTATAAAAATCTACATAGAAATCGCCGTCAGAAGTTACTGCAGTTGCAGAAGTTTTTCTAGTTCCTAAAATGTTTCCAGTATCTGTAGTAACAACAATGTCAGTTCCCCAAGTAAGTGGAGACAGATTAGAGACTTCAGAAGATTCTTCTATTGTCGTAGATACTTTAACAAGAGGATATCCTAAACTCCAACTGTTTTTTCCTGATTTTAAAGTAACTGTAATTGTACCAGAAACAGCACTGTTTAATTCCCCTCCTAAAGGCCCAATCCAATCAGATGGACCAATAAGCCTAGCAAGAGAAGCTTGAGACAGATTCTCAAGACTAAGTGTTTGTCCAGAGCCGGATCCCCAAGTATGAGACTGATAATCCCATGGATCCCCAACTGCTCTAGTGATATCTGAAAAAGCTGTGTCTACGTGTTTTACAAGACCAGTTAGTTTTTCGCCAGTTGGTTGTTCTCCGTCTTTAAAATCAAAAACGATTGGAAAAACATCATTCATTGCGTCAGTGCTCATATTTATGACTCCTCTATGTAAAACTGGAACCCGATAGTTCTAAATGGGGCGTCAGCCCACTCGTCGCTATCTTCTCCATTTACAAGATCAATGATAGCATAAGGACCAGAAAACGGATTAACTGTAATAAAAGTAGCCCCATCTAATCCAGCAGCAACGTCGTCGGTATCAGTTGGTAATTTCCAGCCAAACGGAACTTTTTGTCCAAGTGAATTAATATATTCTCCTAGCATATACGGAGGTAATGTTATTCTTGCTGTAATTTTATTGCTATAGATCTCCCGATTATAATAAGGAGACCAACAGTGAGCTTGAAATGTCACTGTTTTGCTTGCAACAGCCCAATAGCCACCCACATCTTCAGCAGGCCCGCAATCAGGTAATGCTCCTGCAGGATAAATTACTCTCCATAATCCATCTGTTCCGTCTCCTAGTCCTTGTATTTGTTCTATAACATCTGGTCTTACAGGAACAACTGCACCAAGTTCTCCAGTAACTGGATGAATAGCATACGGATCTTCGTTATCTACCCCACTAATCTGATAAGTAATAACTTTTCTTCCTGCAATTGGTTTGTTTTGAGCAGTGGGCTCTGTAAAATCTTTAAGGTCGTATTTTAGAATCATCTCTTGTTTCCACTCAGCATATGTCGTGGCGTCAACAACCCAATTAGGAGTGTCTTCTTGATATAAAGACAGTAGATAATCTTCTACTGTTTTATAACCTAAAATAATATCGTCTTTTAGAATCTGATACAGATAAAGATTTTCTTCTTGGTTTTGTAAACCTGGTTGGTAAACAGATATAACTAATTCTTTATATGTGGGGGCCGGATAATAAGGACTAGTTGAATCTCTAACGATGGTAGAATAATATCCTAATTCTTCTGCGCTTACAGGAGGTTGGTAGTTGGCGTAGGCTTCCCCTCTACTATTGGTAATACCAAAAGCCTCAAAGCTTCCGTTAATGCTACCAACTCCTATTGGGGTCATGGTAAAAGTAACCGGAATCTGCGCCAGTGGGAGGTCGGTTATGTTTGTAACTGTCGCGGTCAGAATAGCATAATCTGATCCAATTACAATCGGACCATATTCTCTTGGTGATGTATTTAATATTTTTGACTTATTTATCCTTAGTGATATCTTTGCTGCTTCTAAATTCTCATGAGTAATACAAACAAAACCTTGATTCAGTGATTGTGTTATTGGATTTACATTAGCATTAACAGCTTGAATTTCATCTATAGTATCTTCTTCTTCATATTCAATTCTTAAAGTATTCTGATAAGTTACCGAAATATTTCTACCTGCTGCCGGTAAATGCGTTGGATCGTTTGAGCCGACACATACATATCCTAGATCAAAATCAACATAATAAAGCCTTTCGTTAGAAGAGTTGATCATATCCCACCACGAATCAACTCTCGTCCACTCTGAGTAAGAAGAATTATCGCTAACGTACATATGAAACGAACCGTTGTTTAAGATTGGGAAGCTACTACAAGGATATGTTTGAGTATATAAAGTTGTCTCTTCGTCGTATAGTAATTCATGTCCTTGGCCTGTTGAAACACCTAGAAATTCACAGGAAGCCAAGTCTTCATAATCAGAAACAACAACCCCCACTTGTGTGGTATAGCTACGGTTAAAAAACAACCTAGTTAGTCCGTCAATGGTTTGATCGACAATGAACTCTTTCTTTGTAGTATCGACATTCTCCCAAGTTATTTTGCCAGCATCAGAAACAGTTTCTAGTTCTTCTCCATCAGAGTAAAGACCTGTAAATTTATAACACTGATTAAATTTATGTTTATAGGTAATTGCTTTTGTATCCGGATCTCTTGAAAAACTTGCAGCCAAGATAGAGTTGTCAAATTTAGGGGTCGCATCTAGTTCTATATAATTACGACCATCTCTGTTTTCAGTCGGGTCGATATGTTGGACTCTGCTATTATCACTATAGTAATAAAATGGAGTTTTATACCGGAAATAATTTCCGGCTTTTACTATTGGAACCCACATATTGAAGTCTTGGTAAAAAGTATCCCAAATTCGATAAATTAACAAATCTTTAAGAGAAACACTTCCAACTCCGGGCCGAAAATAAACTGATTCATTAACTCCTTGAGTCGAGACATCTAGTAATCTAGGTAACGTGGGCAGTTTAATATCAAAAGGAGATCCCCATCTCTTAACATCCCAAAGCCATCCATCGGGTTTTGTTTCAAGATGCTCAAACCCCACATATGGTTTTGTTGATTGTTCTTCAGTTACAATAATTTTTGTACGAAGGTTAAAACTGGTTTTACTAAGAGCCACTAACTATTCTCCCCAAAGATATCTTGTTTCCATAAATAATTGATGTATGATTTCTGCACCCTCTTCGTTTGGCAACGTATTTACTTCAGTTCCTGCAGCAGAAGTTTCGTGATTGTATAATTCACGAATAAAATTATCATCTTGTAAAGTATATGCTTTTATAAGACTATAGTCTACTACTAATGGAAAAGCACCAAAGTGATAAGAGATCTCGAATTCTCCATTAGGCACAGAATATGGATAAATTATTCCATTCTCATAGTCTACGTAATATTCCCCTGCAGCAGAAGCAGAAGAAGAAACCTCTGTCTGAAATATTTCATTTTCATGAAACAAAAGACTGCCTCTTGTAATGTAGGTAGCAGCTAAATCAATTTTTAAACTTGCTGTGGCGACATCTCCTCTAATTAAATTATCAGAAGATCCTCTAACTAAACTAGTAGTATGTAGATTTGGACGAACGCCAGAATATAAAGCAGCAGAGAAACAAGAAGAATCATTAATCTCAGAGACAAGATCTGAAACAAAATAACCCTCATCAGTGGGATTGTAAAAGTATATTTCTTTATCAATTACTTCTGTTCCATCAGGTCGCCAATCAGAATATAAAACAAATTTGTTTGCTAAGATATCAACACGAGGGCTTGTCGCCACAAGCGTTCCGTTACTAGCGGTTTTTAAATCTACGGACAATGCTCTTTGTCGACTGTATCCAAAAGCTCGTGAAATATTATTTACAACCCCATCGTAGAGAGGACTTCCTTGATGAACCCTAACATCCATCATTCGTTGCTTAAACTCTTGATTTGTTTCTTCTTCTAGTCGAGGCAAAGAAAGAAGATCAGATATAAAATCGAATTCATTTGCAATCTGAACACGTTCTGGAACCCCAGTAACTTCTTCTGGAAGATCTATGTAAAACGTAAAACCTTGTATTTTAGCAGCCATTAAGTTGTCACCCTAACAGAAGAATATTCTTCTTTAAGCCAAATCCGATTATTCTCATAATCAACCAGAAAATAATCAAAAAACAAATCTAGTTTATGAATCCCATTATAGTTTAGAACCCAAATGTTCTGATCTGAATCTATCCCAATATTAGTAGCTCCAGTCATTTCTAAAGGAAGATCAAATTGCACTTCTGGGTTTATGGCGGGACAGGTAAACAAAAACTTAGTCTTTAAAGTTGTTGTCTCTTTTGTTGATTCGTCAATATAGTCAGCTTCTAAAGTAACTATATAGTTTCCGTTTTCTGATAATGTAAAATCAATTTGCTGATCTGTAAATCTACCCTCACTCCAAGAATCATTATCTATCCAAGCGTCTGTAGTTGTAGACCAAAGACTGCCATCAAGGCCCATATAATATTCTGTCCCACCTGGTGTCAATATGGTCCATCTCACTCTATATGGAGGATTTGCTAAATCTCTGTTTTGAGTTTTGATAGTTACCTCTTCATCCCGAGCCACAACCCATTGATCAGAAACTAAATTGATTTTTGTTTCAGGACTCTCTTCGTTTAAATTAACACCACTTGGATACAAAAGAGAAGTATCGTAAACATAAAAAGTATCATTACTAATGGCATAAATGAATCTACTATTTGGTCGATGAATAAAATCTACTAAAGTAACATTATTATCAAGATTGTCCAATAACTCTAATTCATAAAGAATCTCTTTCTCGGTTAGATTAGCAGCTCTTATGATATCCATATCACTAGCAGTAAAAGATTCTATTACAAAGCTAGAACCCCAGATTCTATCATTTAATCTAGTAAACTGAATCTTTTCCGAAGCATTATTAGGAACACAAATATTACGTAAATCTAAGTAAGATTCCCTGTTAAACGGAAATATATCAATTGCAATTGTTGCTGTAGGATCTAGATAAGACACAAAAACAGAAGATACTTCCTGCCATTCGTTTATGGTTTTAAAAGTTCCGTTATATCTTAAAGGGACTGCTTCTGTTTCTTCTGTACCTTTTCTTGTAAGACCAGTAATGTAACACTTCGGATAATATATTTTGCTGGTTGTCCTTGTCTCCCATACAGTATTATTCTTGAGCGTTATATATAAATGGGAAGAGAATGGGAGATCTCCAGGAGTAACGGCACTTAACCCAGAAACAGATACTTCGTCAATTACGGCTGAATAGAGATAAGTTATATCAGAGTATTCAATCCTTGATGGAAGATTGTCGTAGGCCAAAGTCTCTATGTTATTCTTCTCTGCTTGAGTGAGTTCATATTCTGTTGAATTAATCGTAGCGTATACTCTTGGAGGAGAATAAGTCTTTACTCCAGAAGAGTCTTCTGTAGACTGAAAGGTCATCCCTGTCGTCAATTCTATCTTATATAGATGGTCTAATAATGCAACATTTGCTGTAGACAAGAAGGAGTTATATCTTGCTTGAGCAAGCTGCTGTAAGGTTTCTTGTATCTCTAGCCCAATGGGATTCAATAGCTGTTGACCCAAAGACATTGTATTCATTCTTAAGTGAGCCCAACTTGGGGCTCTATTAACTAATCTTTGGGTTACCCAAGATTTGCCATATCGACTAGAGGGGTAGCTTCCTAATTGAGTCATACTTGCCTAGTTAAAAATTGAATCCCTCTGTGTCTACCAGAGGTTTCTAAAATTACTCTCTCATTGTATAATGGAGTTACTTTATCTCCGTAAACCAACGTTCTTGTTGTTCCATCAGAAGCAGGATCTGTTCTGTACGCATATACTTCTTCAAAGCTATTTGCCCTCTCAGCCCCAATACTAACAGCCCAACGAGCAGAAGATAACAACAAGTCTATTAGGTCTTTAAGAATTATTTCTTCTCCAATTTCAGTCGTATTTAATCTTTCTTCTAAGGCATTTCTCATGTTTTTATAATCATTTGCAATTTGCTCTGTAGTTGCAGAAGTCTTCCAGTTTACCGCACATACAAACTCTAACCCAATTGGTTCAGGAGCCAAAATATAAGGCCGGATACCGTAAGCAGTAACCGAATAACAAACTCCCATAACTTCGTTAATTAACCGATTACTTGTTGTAGGTGTTGTGCTTTTGACGTAAATAGAATAAGATCCAGTTCCTTGCTCACAAAGAACTTCTTTAATATCCGAAACTCCAGGCACACTTAACGCGGCCAACCGAATAGAAGCTGGAACTGCCAGCTCTCTTGCTTTAAAAACATTAGCCAGTCGATATCGATAAGAAGCAGGGCTCTCTCTATCTTCTCCATTAGCAATCGAATATTGATTAGTGCATTTTAATAGATTTCTAGACGCCAAAGCATAACTTGAAAAATCATGCTGCTTCAAAACATTTTTAGGGACAACAGAAGAAGAACCTTCTACGACAGCTCTAATCGGGACATAGGCAAAAGATTGACCGGCAAGACAGGTTACGTTATTCAATGTAGTATATTCAATAACAGGTTGAGATTCTATTCCAGGAGTAATAACTGTTGATTCTAAAGGAACAGTAGAGACGACAGTTCCTGCAGGAATTGAAAAATCTAAGCCTCCATTAATATCTCCAAATGTTCCAGATGACACATAAAACATAAAGGTAGAATCATCACTCTCTGCATGAGAAGCTTCTCTCTGAGGAAGATTAAGCATGTCTCCTAAATATCCTAGAAACTTATCATCTGCATACCGAATAAAGACCTGCATTAAATTAGAATCAAAGATTTGGTGTTGGTTGCTTTGTTCTTCGGCGACGGTCTCTAACAGAAATCTTGTCTTCCCGCCGGGAGCAAGCTGAGTGATATTGGTATTGGCGCTAAGTCTTTCTATACTTTTTGCGACTATCTCTTCATAAGATCTGTCAAAAAATGTCATAATGTCCTTTTAAAATTTTTCGCAATAAATATTATTTTCTGAATAATTGTAAATAATATTCATTCCAAGAGTATTAGAACCAGCATTTGCAAATGTCGGCGCGACAGACAAAGAAAGCCGAAACATAATTTGATCTTCTTCTATTGGGGCATATTGAATCTTTAGATCTCTGCTGTTTACAAGACCGTCTCTTGTTAAGGCAGATCTAATTCGAACTTTAATTGCTTCTGCCGTCACTTTATTATTTGGCTCTCCAACAAAATCTCCAACAGAAGCCCCTATCCCTGGATGCAGAGACCACTCTCCTAGATCAGAAGCTAGTCTTGTCCTAATCTCTTGGTAAATAGATCTTAACGGATCTCCATGGCAATCAGCAAGATCACCATCGTGATTAATAACAAAATCACCTCGTGCACTCCAATACATATCGTTGTTGTCGTATATCTGTGCCATTACAGAGCAGAAAGACCTCCTAGTAGTGCAATCATAACAGCAGCATCAGCCATAATTGTTTTTAGTTGTTTGACTGGAGGATCGATCATTAAAGTAGGAGTAGGTGTTGCATAAGTGGAAGGTAAAGACATCTGAATTGGATTGTTCATGGTCCACAGCCCACCAAACCTAATGTCACTTGTCGAAGAAACGAAACTTACAGGACCGCTGATAGTAATCCCTCTCTCGTCAACCATGATTCCTTTATCTTCTTTTACTGTAGCTCTTACAACAGTATTAGAAACAACGACCCCAGCATCTGATCCTGGTTCTGATTTTATTACTTTAGTACCCATGCTACTCCTTTGTTAATTTATTATACCATCCCTCCACCTGGAGGGGCGAATGCTGTTCCTTTTATATTCAATTGGTTAGATTGTTCTGATTCCTCAATAACAGCACCAATTGTATTCCCTATCTTGCCGACAACTTGCGCATATCCTCTATTAACAGAATTCCCTTTATAATAGATTGAGACTTCCCATTGGTTCTCCATTTCAGACGGAGATCCATACCTCATCGCCAACTCATCTGCAGATCCTAATAGAGGGATTGGTCGCGTGATTGAACGATCTTCTATCAGTTTCATAAAGAAAACATAAGTATTATTGTAGCTTTTATATAAAATAGCTCTTTTAATATTTAGTTTATCTATTTTAACATGGCCAATCGATTGCGATTGTTTGTTAATTTGTCGACCTAACTCTGTTCTTCCACCAAGATTTCTAGGCATTATATAACCCCACCTTGAGCACCTGTCCCTAATAAGGTCAGTAGTTTAGAACTAATACTTAATCTTGTATCTAAGAAAGCTTCTCCAAAATCAAAATCATCCCAAGCACTAGCCAGATCTTCTTTGTATTGCTTCCATTGACCAAACAAGTTAAGGAACAAAGTTGTATTCTTTGGCCCAAACGTGGTACTGCAGAAAGGCTTGCCTCCCAAAGTAAGAGGAGTAATTACAACAGGATCTCCATCTTGAGTCCATGAAGCTAATTTAATTCCTGCTGTTGCTGACAAGAACTCAACCCCCGTAGAGGCTCCTGAAAGATAACCAACTGACTCGTTAATGGCCAATCGGGGCAGAGCCCATACATAAGTCATGGCGCTTGCGGCCAAGTCTAGAGTACTAACAGAGAACATGTCGTTTACTTCAACACATAGGTCTGGGGTAATAACAGAAACAAACCCACTGTCTCGATTAAAAATGTGAGTTACTGCTTCAACTTCAATAGGCCCGCTCATATCACAAGTACTGTCTTTTAAATAACAAACATCATAAGGCTTAATTTTTTCATTCCCAATAACAATTAATTCTCCCTTATAGGTATCTCTAAGATATCGAGCAAAAATACCTTGGGCGTATCTTCTGGCCATTTCAACAGTTACACAAGAAGGAAACTCATCTCTATAGGATCTTAATGCAGATTCAGGGATATTCTCATCAAGCTTAACAGACAGCATGCCGTCTTCTTCTCTTCGCATTTCGGCAATAGACTGAGACAGGTCTTCAGCATCTGCATCTTGAAGTTTATCCTCGTCTTCGAAGAACAATAACTCTACTTCATTATACGTACCATCAACTGAGGTTCTTATGTTGTTTTTTAAGATATGGTGCTCGCTGTCAAAATAATGATAGTTTCTAAATGGAACATACCGACCAAACATTTTGCCAAGCTCTAGATTTACTGCGTTCGGAGAACCATTACTTAATAGATCTTCTATAATTGCGTTTGTGATATTTGGAGATTGCGAGCTTAAAGACCTTAATCGCTGCTGCACATTTAAGGTAAGATCATTCTCAGGACCCATCTTCCTTAATTTAATAATCTCATTAGTCGCGTTTTCTGACAGATAAACTTCTAAAGCACTAGGCGGCCTCGCCCAGTAATGTTGTCCTTTCGCCCCAAAGAACATAGTCATTCTAGGCTCATGTCCATAAGGAACAGCCAAAGAAACATAACCAGGATGTCTCAGTTCGTGCTCTTTAAAGATTTGCCAAGGTGTTTGTTTCAGCGGCCGATAGATACAAGCATTATTCCAAAACCGATCCCATTCTGAAGTATACAACTGAGGAGGAGGAGCAAAGATATTATCGTCTTGCGGATAATTCAGAAAAGTATATTTAGCCAACAACTTGTCCATTTTGTTGTCGGCCCAGCTAGAAATCAGCCCAGTAAAAGAACCAATAGAGCCAACGCCCTGCCCTCCAGTCCAAGCATTTCTAATTTCTGCAGGATTAAATCGATTAGATCTGTCTTGTCTCCCAAAGTTTGCGATTGAGTCTTGAATTATAGCTCCAGACAAAACTTGCTGAGAAGAATAAAAGACTGGACCATCTTCTAGAGGACCTAGCTCAATAGATTCTAGTTCTGCCCCATATCCCTGAATCATAATCTCTAGGATTTTCCCATCTTCTGCTAGTTGAGTTTCTACTATTTGCCCAAGAAAAACAGTCTCTAGCTGTTTTGCCGATCCTGAATATCCAAGACGAATTTGAACTTTTACTCCATCTTGTAGAATCATTCTCTCAAACGGATTCTCTCTTTCAGTATCTGCAAAAATACCTTGTCTTTCAGAAGAAGCTGCTGTTGGTTTTTTGTATTCTTCTTCTCCAAATCGATGTCGTAAAAGTTTTCCTCCGATATTTGTCATTCGAAGGACGGCTAAATCTGAAGCCATTTTTCGGCTTCTAGTGACTCTTATTTCTTGAATCGCAGAATACGAATAGAAATCATCAAAAGCCCTAACAACTTTTCCTCCTGAGATTTTCGTGTCCACAGAGTCGTCTTCTATAAAAAGAACCTTAAGAGTTGGAAAAGCTCTTCGAAAGCTTAAGTCGTTTCGCTTAGTACCTAAAGCAATTCCAGAAGTCATTTTAGCCAAAGTCTCTGGTGTGTTTTCTTCTGTTACTGAATCTGCGATTGGGTGTTTTAAGGCAGCTAAGTACTGAGCATTAGCTACACTTCTATATCCAGCTTTTTCAAATTGAGAAAGAGTATCTCCAACAGTAGAAATAACAGTACCTAAAATCCCTAGTGATCCCAAAGCTTTATCAACTAGATTCTCTACGGTAAATGCATTTTCTACATTACTTAAAAACTGGTCTCCAAAGGATTGTTCTTCGGCTTCAAGAGATCCAACAGTAACTGCACCTTTGTTTGTAACTGTCTTATGGCCGGGTAATTCAATTTGTTTGTCTTTGGCCTTGGCTTCTCGTTTTGCTTTGTCTTCTAAGGCTGCTTCTCTACCGGCTAAGGTGTTTGAATCAATTGGTTTTCCGTCCCAGATAGTATCTACACTTGCATAGCGGGGGTTTGGCCCAAAGGTAATACGATCCCAGGCTTCTCCATATAATGATTCAACTATAGATTGTTTATCGTTATCAGTATAAGGAGTTTCCCAATGACGATCTGTTTTTAGATAACCACTTAAGGAAACGAGGTTGTCTATAAAATTAAGTCGTTGCTCTTCAGGAGATCCTCCTCCTAAAGTTGATTGAATTAAGTTTTTCCAAGATAAAACTCCTGCATTGCTATCAATAGAAGGATCTTCTCTGTAAAAGATTGGATCCCATGCAAAAGCGCCTTCGCCAAACATGTTGGCAAAGTGTCCCATCCAGTTAAATTCAGGAGTAAAGTTATTAACAGTAACAGCTCTGTTCTCTAATATTCTAGGGAGGTTCTTTGACAGATAAGCTCCTCCTAGAAAGCAGTCTTTCATAAAACGACGAACAGATTGAAGTTCATTAAATATATGACGTTGCAGAAGACTTTCTAAATTTTTTCGATCTGTTAACGAAGATATTAATGGATCTTCATCTGAATCATCATAAAAGTAAAACTCTGGGGGGAGAGGAACTCGTGCACCAGGAACATTAGGTAAATCTAAATCAGAACAACAATCGCCTAACGAATCACTCACCTCGTCTAGTAGTTCTAGCCCTATGTTGCCAAAATATTTTTCGAAATTCTCTTCGTCTGCCGCATACTGGTTGACTTCTTTAACTAAAACATCCATCCTGCTGAGCCATTCCAAGAAGACTCGTTCGTGGATTTCATTAGTCTTTGAGCCGCCATCATATTGAAATACTCCACTATACATAGACTCTGGAGAAGGAGCATTACTAGAACCATTTACACTTTCGTATATTTCTTTACCGGGTAAAGTTCCAAAAGTTGGTCCAGCTCCGTTCTTCTCTTCAGAATCTATATTCTTGACTCGGCCATTAAATAGATTTCCAGCTCCCCATTCCGAATAATTATCTTTCCAAGTTTTAGCAGCAAGCTTATTTGCTCTCCATTTAACTGGAGGCATCTTGTTATTTATGTCTTGGCAAAGTTCCGCAGCTTTAGCTGCAATATTAGCTACCCATGAAGGAGTCCCCTCTACGACTTCATAAGCTCTTCCAGTTCCTAAATTCACTTTTGCAATAGATCGATTTGGGTAAATTGACGTAATGTCATTTGTTAGTCCAGCTGCTTTGCGCGAAGACAACATTCCCATAATGCTTTTAATAATTCGTTGTTTAGAAGAAAGTGTGGTCGTTAATCTTTTTTCTATTGTTTCTTCTGCAAAATCCTGTACAATAAACTCAATAAGCAATTGATTTTTATCAGCGGAATCCGGAGAGGAAGCATCTTCTATTCCTGTCACAACGATATTCTCAACACCAAGCAAGGCTAATAAAATATTCTGATCGCCGGTCAGATAAGACAAAGAAGCAACATTAACCGCTCCTGCTTCTTTAACCAAAGCGCCAAATTTACGAGAGTTCTCTTGGGCTTTATAAATTATTTCTTTAATAATATCAGCAGATTTCTGACCAGTCTTTCCCGCATAAGTAAACACAATTTGACCTGTTCTATTGCCTGCTCCTAAAAACTGATAAGAATAGTACGGTTGGCCAACAAGACGAAGAGGAGAAATTCTATGTCCAAAAGAAAGTGACAAAGCAGAACAAACTATATTGGGAAGAACTAGTCCTTGTTGTTGAGCAGAAAAGTCTCCAGACACATTTGCTGCGATTTTGCGAAAGAAAAGATTCTTTATCTTTTTGTCTTTGCTGTAATAAAACCAACCTTCAGTTTCTTGTGCTTTAATCCAAAGCTCTCTAGCTTCTAAAGATTTTTTTCTAGATTCGTTTGGAGAAGTTTGTTCTTTTTTTCTGTCTATCTTTTCTTGAGTTTTAGATACTTCTCCTCCTTTGGAGTTGTTTAGTTCAGATAAATAATCTGGTTTATGATTTATTTCATCAGTGTCTTCTTCTATGTCATTATGAGTTTGATAGTAATCTCTTAACCAATTAGCCCTATCATTAGAAGAAACATAGTTGGCCTTTTCTCCTGGTCCAGATAAGTCTATCCAATAGGTTGATTTTTCCCTATGATCGATATGAACAAAAGTTGAGTTTGGGTAAAAGCCAATTCCTGTTTTATGTTGTTGTTTAGCAAAAGCAAAAATTTCTTCATTTGGAACACCATCAATGGTTAGGTCCATTGCTTGACCTATAGCATGTTTGCTAGGCGGTTTTGATAAGTTCTTTTGTTTTCTAGACGCGGAAATAATTCGAATTGTTCTTCCTGGGAACCTATTTGATAATAAAGCTAACTTCCCTACTAACCCTAATTGAACATAGGCACAATCGCTATATTTTCCTACTCTCCATAATTTACTTAGCTGATAAGCAGCTTCTGCAGACGGTTCGTTTTGATCAGTTAGTAACTTAACACTAATACTCTGTCCTGTTTTAGTGTTAATAAATTTTGTTTTAATAGACGAATCAGACTCTAAGCTTGTTAGCTCATCAACCGACTGTTGGTTAATTGTTCTAGTTGAATCTGGATTATTTGCAACATATGGAGCCCTAATTGGATGAAGAGGATTATCAAAAGAAAAGTCTTTTAAAGACTTACCTATTTTTGCTTCGTCTGGAGGAGAAATATATTTATATTCTTGGACAGCTAACCCAATATAATCAGAAGGAGAATCTGTAATTTGTTGAACTTGAGACTCTAGTCTATTGGCGTAATACATCCAAGCATCTGATTCAGACGGGAAAGCAACTGGAATATTACCTTGAGAAGCAGATTTAGTTGCCTCTAGCCCTTTTTGAATATTAGCTCTTACCTTCTCTGTATGTTTCGTTATTGTATATTCGTCAGCTTCAAAACCTTGTAGCCCTCCTAGCTCAATAGGGGTTCCAACCTCTTCGGCCTTCGTTTCTTTTTCTTTCTCTAGTCCTCCTAAACGAGCATTATAATAACAGTGGTTACTGAAAGGTTTATAGTTACATAAATGAAAAGTTAAGTCTAAAGCAACGACTCCGACAGCGTCAGAGACAGATCTTAAGTTGCCGAATTCTAATACAAATAAAGTTGTTTCAAAATCTTTTACAGCCAAGGCTTTCTTAATTTTATTATTAAAGATAAATGTAAAAGGAGTTTTAGACAGCTCTGCAATTAATCGATGAAGCTTTTGTTGTTGTGCTTTTCCTGGCTTAAAAACCAAACTTAAATCTAAAATAAAATCTTGTTTACCTTTAGAGGTAACTATAGGAGATTTAGTTCTAAGTGTTTCTGCTACAAAGACATCTGGGCTAGATTGGATTTTTATTGCGCTTGTAGGAATATTATCTAAATATACATCATTAATTACTATAACATCATCAGGGAAAATATCAGTTCCCACAAAAGAAACAAATAAGTCTTCTCTTTCGGCTCCTTTGGCATATTCAAGTTCTAAGCCACTTGGAGAAGAAGTCCCAATCTCTAAAGAGACATCTTTCTCCCAGTCTTCTTCTTCTATGCTTTGTGGAAATATTAACTCTTTAGGCATTACAATCTTTCATGTATCTTGTTTGCCAACAAATGAGGATCTAATACAGAACGATCATCTTTGATTCGAAGAGAGGATTGTCCTCCAAAACCTTTGACTTTATCCATGAAGTTTTCTGATTGTTGTAAGTCATTGATTCTAGTTCTAATATTAGCACGGATTGATTCGTCACCGCCACCAAAATCGTAAACTCTAGGTGCAATGTTAGGTCCAGGTTCCGGCGGGTTCATTGGCGGGCCTTCAGGGGTAATGTGTTCTGCTGTAATCTCTCTTCTCTTATTGGGAACAGGAGTAACCGGCCTTAAAACACCAGAAACACTTGGGGACAAAGCTGCAATCCCTACTGCCGCAGCTGCTCCAATCAAGATTGGTTTCTTGTGTGCTCTAATTGCACTTAGTAATGACTTTGATTTAGCTTCTGCTTTGCGAATTAGTCGAGAAGTTTTACCCGTAAGAGTCTCTAGGTTTTCGGCATTTGCCTGCATGTATTGTTGGGCAATGTCAATAGATCCTTGTCGTCGAGCATAAAACTGTTCTGTTAGTTTGTTTAAAGTAACAAAGTCAGATGATTTTCCTTTTGCCATAGAGGCTGCTCTTACCGCAATGTCAACATCTTGACTAACCGCGTCATAAGAAGAAATCGCAACTTGCGCAGCTTGTTTTAGATCCATGTTAAAAGCATGAGAAGTAACATTTCCAAAAGAATCAGTAACTTGTCCTTTAAGATTAATTTTATCTCCACCAAACAAAGTAGTCAAAACATCTGTCATTGTTCGAAGACCTTGTTCTCCTCCCTTAGTGGATGCAGCAATAGCTTGATACAAATCAGAGGTTAAGACACCATGTTTACCACCGATAGCAGTTTGTTCTAGATGGAAGAACAGATCCGCTAATGGTCTGTATTCTTCTGGTGCAGTGTATTGTAACCCAATCTTTAGTTTTTGAAGAGCAAGGTTAACTTGCCCAGTTGTTGTTTTGGCTGTTGTTAGTTTTTTGTATCCAGATTGAAGAGCCTCTCTGGATAACGTATCTAAGATTGCGCTTTTACTAACTTTTTGGTCAATTATGTCTTTCATCCCGTAATGATTAAATACATAATTAGTATATTGCTGTCTCATCTTTGTATCTATATTTCGTCTAACTTTATTAGCGGTATTTTTTTCCGCAATAGCAGACAAAACAAATTGGTCTCTATCAAAGTCTCCAGCAAAACCAACCATTTCTGAAATATCAGCTTTGTATGATCTTCCTCCCTTGAAAGCTAAGGTCCCAAATTTGGTTGGAGCAGCGACCATTCCATCTGCTAGTTGTTTATCTACTTTGTATTTAACAAACTGAAAAGACTCGGGTCCGGTTGTTGGATGACGCCACATTCCTCCCATGAGGGTTTCTCCAGACATAAGAGCTTGTCTTTGTTGTTCTAGAAATTCTTTTTCTCCAACAGCAGAACGCTTAATCAGATCGTTAAACATTCTATCTGCAGATTGTTGAGAGATCCTAAAGGTATCGCTTTGTTCTTTAAAAGTTCTTCTAACGCCAGTCAATATCTCAGAACCAACTACTTTTCCTCTAGCGGCAGACTGAGTTTCAGAAAGCTGAACAACTAGGTTTCTTAGTCTTTCAGCTGCAGATTCAAGTTCTTCCTCTGGTCGTCCGGCTTTTAAGAGAGATTGAAAAGACCTTAGCTCAGAAATTAATGGTGCAGAAATCTCTTCTCCTCTAGAAATAATTGGCTTTAATAACCCAGATGCTTCAGAAGTACCAGGAACATATATTCTACTCGATCCGCCAAAAGCCTTAAACTTTCTTCCTAAAGAAACGTATCTACCTGTTTCTCCAACAAGATCTTCTATCTTAGAGATAGGAGTCGAAGTCATTTTAGAGAATTTTTTCAAAAAGCTTTCTTGCCCTAAAACAGATTCTTCCATTTTGGCGATTGCGCCAAGTTCTCCTTTCCCTAAAATACGTTTACTTAATTCTGTGGCAAAAGCAGCTCCTTCTTCTCCTTTGGCTGTCAAAAGCCTAAACCCGGATTGCTCGAAAGATCCTCGTCCCCAGTTACCAGAAGCAAGATCCCCTAATCTACCTTTGCCTAGTCCAATAACTCCACTAGAACTCAAAATTGACTTTTGCTCTGCAGGAGACAGGATTCCTTCTGAAACCATTTGTTCTAAGTGGCCAGAAGACATTAAGCCAAATGTACGTTGCATCTCTTGTTCAGAGAACCCCCATCCCTTTGTGAGGCCAATAAGGTTTTTTTGAACTGCATAGGCACTATCAATCTCTCTATTGGCCATTAACCCAGAAACATTTAAGGCTTTAGCCGGGTCTGCTAGAAAAGCTTGAATTTCTTGGTTTCTTATTCTCCTCCTAACAGTATTGTTTACGTCAGAATCTATAATATTACCAGCAAATACAGAAGCCGCTTCTATCTGTTGAGTTAATAGAGAGAATTGGTTTCTTCCAACTAATTTTCCGGATTGAATAGCCTCTAGTCGTTGACCTCCTATAGTTAATTCTGCACCAGCAGCTTCAGCTATTTCTCTAAACTTAAGATCGTCTGCTAGCCCAAGCATATATTTATTCTCTTCTGAGAAGAATTTCCAAAGTTCATTTTTCTGCATTCTGCGGCGCTCTTTAAGAAATAAAGTAGCCTGTCCTTCTTCTGTTATCTCTGCACCTATAACAGATTGAGCAACTGCGTCATCAGCCAATAAGGCTAACTCTCTACCAGTCTCTAGCTCTGTTCCTAAAAATGCTCCTGCTCCAATCCCTTCAATCGGAACAAATGTTCCACGAGCAACTCCTTCTAGTTTAGAGGCTAATTGTTTATTTAAAGGAAGGTTGCTTGTTAATGAGATTTTCTTTTGTAGTAATTTTTCGTATTCGAACATCCCTCTAGCCGAAGACGATATGGCCCCTTCTTCTGCTGATAAAAGATTGTTTAACGCTTCTCTTTGATAGCCTACTTTGTCGCCAGGACGAGCGTAAAAAGTCAATGGCTGAGGAGCTGAATATGCCTTAGCAGATCTTGGGTCTGCCGTTCCGTACAAGAGGGCTTTATAATCAGCTCCTTGAACCTTCCTATCAACTCTATCAAACGCCGATCCAAAAGTTCCTCTAAATGGAGAAGCAGCTTGCTTGGCAGCTTCTGTAACTCCCCATTCAGATCTTATGAATTGAGTAGGTCTTTGCTCCGGAGTTATTAAGTTCCCAAGCGGACCAAATAAACCTTCTCTTATGTTTGCCGTAACAAAAGTTCCCTTCCCTGCTGTATTTGGGCTGGTAAAAGGATAAAGATTCTCTCCTAATAAAGCGATCCTTTCTTCTTCTGGAATATTATAAGCGACCGCTTCTTTTAGTGTTAATCTTGCTCTTGCTCTTCCTCCGGATGTTAATACTGGTTCTGGTGGAGTCCAAATAGCAGCAGACCTCGCGGCAGAATCTGACTCCCATATGTTCTCAATTAAGCCTTTGTGGGCGTTAAATAAATTATTCTTTAATTCCTGTTGGTTACGAGATTTGCGAATTGCATCAACAACTGTTGCTTCGGCAAGATCCGCATAGTTCATAAGCTGTCCACCAGTAGTATATGCTTGTCTTGTCATATATCTTGTGGATAGGTTCTTACCTCCATAAACAACCTTACTAGATGGGTCTAAAGGGAAAGCAAATCTTTCTCCACTGATCTCTAACATTGCCATTGGAGTTGTAACAGATCTGCCTCCAATTAGGTCTTCTACGTTTCTGAACTTCCAGTTGATATCAAAACCACTACCAGCAGCTTCTGTTATGTTTGTTTTTAACGAACCAAACCTTTCCTGTGCAGTGGCTGATAGTTCAGAGAAAGGTACATTCCTTGGACCCAAAACCCCATAACGAGACGAAGGCATTACCGCGTCTTGTAGTAAAGCTAATCTTGCTTCTCCAGCTGTAGTCATCTCTTCTATTTTGTTTCCGAAAACATCAAGATCTCCTTTTCCTCTAATTACAGACATCGCTGCTTCGTAAGCGTCTAACGGAGTTGATTGTTTGTTAATTTCTGCTAAAGACAACAAAGCTTCTTCATTTGTTATTGTTCCAGTAGCAAGAAGAGATTCGTAAGCTGCTTGATGAAGATTTCCCTTAACAATTCCTGGCCCTCCAACCATTGAGAGAACATTAGAACGTAAGAATTCTTCGTCTATATTAGAAGACATTACAGAACCAACATTAAAATCAGAAACTTGTGCTGCTCTTGAAATAATCGATTCAGAAATATCATTTGACCCTGCTCTTAAAGCGCGGGCAAAGTCTTCTTTCCCTTGAATATAAGAATATCCTATTCCGCCAGCAAGAGCACTGGCAGAAGCCAAACTCCATAAAGGACTTCTTTCTTCATAATATCTATTGTCAATTGGCATTAACCGGTAATCCTCTCATAAGCTTTGTCAACAAGATCTTGTCTTCCATCTCTTAATTCTATATTATATCGCGGCGGGCCAATATTAGCAGCAATCTTTGATTGATACAAAGAAGCCTTATAGTCTCCAAACATTTGAGTTAAAGCTTTAGAGTTTCTAGCAACCTTCCAGCTATCTTGATATTCTGCCTGCTCTTGCATTTCTGATACTACAGTGGGATTTATATAAGGTTTTCTTGCTAACATTCTTTTTCTGTCATCCCATAAATCATGTTCATGGAAATCTTGCCCAAGCATTTCAACAGCAACCATACGAATATCATCTAGGCTAACCGCAGGGTTAAAACCGATCCAGTCTGCACCTGGTAATGAATGAGTTCTAAAATACTCTTCTGCTTTTTGTTCTCTCAGCCAATCATCAAAAGGAATCTTACCTCCAGTCTCTTCCATCCATCGTCTTGCCATTGCCTCATCAAAAGAGAACCCTTCTGACTTTCTCATTTGAGCAACTAAGCCTAGAGTTTTGTTGTCGTCTTCTGTTGCAATTTTGGCTTCTAATTTAGCTCTTGAACTATTTTCTTCTTGTCTTGCCCATTGAGAAATATAAATCCTTCTTTCGTCTTCTGGAACTAAAGATAAAATTTTCTCTCTGTCTTCTATTGTTTTTGCTTGAACAAATTCATTAAAGAAATCTCTTTCTCGACGAGGTAAAGCTCTCATTACATTAACGGGAGAGCCGAAAACATTAACACCAAAAACAGTAGATTCTTTTTGTTTCTTAAACTCTGAAGCTAAATGAAAGTCTCCGGTTAGTTTTGCTTTGGCCTCTAGTCTTGATGCTTTAACCCACTGTAACTTATCAAAATATTCTGTTATATCGCGCCGCTGTTGTATCTCTTCTGGTATCTCGCTAGAACCTAACTCGTATTTAGTCATATTGTAAGCAGGCTTTAAGAAGTTATCTACGGGGCGATCCCAGAAAGAATTTGCAGTTCCAATTGCTTCTGTTCTCTCGTATTCTTCTATTGGAGATCGCTGTCTAATTAACTTAGAAGCAGGAGAGATAGGAGTCAGATATTCTAAAGGAGTTTCTGCTCCATGGAGTACTTTTTCAGAGATCGACCCAGCTAGTCGTTCTGAAGGAGTAAATCTAATTTGTCTAAATTCATCTTCTAGTTCTTTGTGTTGAGCATACCCGGCTTCCGTAAGAACAGTTCCTAAATCTCTATCTCCAAGCATTGGAACAACTTCCATTCTTGGCCCTTCAGAAACACGACTAAATCTTCTAGACTCTAGACCTGGAGAATAAATAGAGATCCTACTTCCTTCAAGAACATTTCTGGTCGTCTCTAAAGCCTCTTGTGGTTTGGTAATCGCGCCAATACCTTTTGCTTCTAATATAGTATCTCCATATTCTTTTGTTTTAAATCTTCGCGGAGACAAAACATTTGTTACGGTAACAGTCTCTTGTTGTAATTGGTCTTGGGCAAAAACATAATCTTTAAAGTTTCTTCTTTGTTTTTTAGCCTTAACTTGTTCTTCTGTTGTTAGAACAATTTGCTGTTCTTCCTCTGACATGTATTTTAAGTTCTTCTTTGCTTGGGAGATTGTTTGTCTGTATTCATTGCTCCAAAAAGCAACGTCACCTAATACTTTTGCTCGATATGCCAACGGATAATTTTCAGGATCTACTCCTTCTAACGCAGGATATAAACTTGCAAGCCCTGGACCTGGAAGACGAATCTCTGCTTCTGGAAGTTGAGATAATTGATAAGGATTTCCTGTCTTAAAATCCATAAAGTAATCTTCTCCCGGCATCCAAGAAGGCATTTGGTTTGATAAAGGGTTGTAAGTATCTAAATAACTTCTAGTTCTAGGAATAAATCGCCTTGTGGGCTCGCTGGCAGTATAGGCCCCTCCAAGATTCAAATGTTGAAAAAGCCAATTTTCTCCACCAGTTTCTTTTCCCATTTGTGCAAGTGTTTGTTGGTTAGGAAAGATCTCTTCACGACCCAATAATGACTTGACAAGGGCTCCTTCGGTAAAACCAACCAAACCAATAGCTTCTCTTCTTCTATAAAGCAGCTCGTTAAATAATTGAGTTGGTTCTCCTGGAGACAAAGGTTGACCAGCAGATAGTCCTCCAACTCCATAAGCGGGTTCTAACTCTTCATCTGACGGTTTATACTTTACTCCAGTATCGGTAATCCATTCTTCTGGACGAACTAATTTTCTAGGCTTTATTAGCTTACCAATTGTCTCTGCAACCAATGGACCTATAAAAGGAATCTCTTGTCCAGCAGGAGCTGTTACTGGAGCAGGTCTCTCTTTTTGGTATTTCTGCTCATAGTGATACTTCCATTCATCAGAACCAAATAAAGCTTTTACAGGGTTAAGCCAAGGGCTATATCCCCATCTTTCCTCTTCAGAACCGTAGAGACCTTTTTGATACGCTCTTGCTCTAAGACGAGGCAGCGCATGTTGCCGGAAATATTGGATTTTATCCCCTTCGAAAGAACTATTATGAACAAGAAAAGGACCCGCTCTGAATAGGTGATCTGGGTTGTCTACTTCGAAGTCATAAACGACACCATCGTATTCTTCTGTTTCGATAGTTCTAATTGCGGCATATATCTTCCCTTTATAGTTTATAACTGCCGGGTTGGTCGCAGAATCTGTAATATTTGATTCTAGTTTTTTAACAGGAACTTCAACATAATCATTAAGTCTAATTTCAGATGCTTTAACTTCTTTTGTTTTGTATTCAACTCTATGCTCTTTATTCGAATATGATTTTCTTAATATTGGTATCCTATGGTTACCAGTAACTTCTACTTTTAAGTCACGATCAAAGGCACAAGAAAATTTTAAAATCTCTCCTTTGTGATGTCTTGTAAATATATTTTTTACCGTTGCTTTTTTATAATCTCTCCCAACAAGAACATCTCCTATTTTAATATCTTTAGCTTTCTTGGAAATACCAGAAAACGTAATGATTTCAGTATGTTCCGCCAAACACCGGCCGAATTCCCAAAATCTGCCTTTTCTTATAGGGACTTCTTCTTCTCCAGAATAGATTGCTTGTAGTGCTTCTGGTGTTTCTGTTGTTCCTAATACAGAAGCTCCGGGGACAGCTGCCATAGGGTTCCCAGACAGAATAGACAAACCAGAAGACAAGAGTTGCCAACCAGCAAAACCGGCTAAAGCTCCTAATAGCATGGGGGACTTTGTTTTCGTAATATTCTTTAGAAGAGGAATGTCTTCAATTGCTCGACCAAATCTAGATTTCCAAACTCCTTTTAATAAATTTTCTTTTCTAGCTGCTCTGGTTAGTTCAATAACATCAGCAAACCTGGATGCGGATTTTCTGTTAAGAATTGATTCTTTCAAAAGCCCGCCATAAGAGAAAAAACCAGCTGCCATGGCACCGATACCAGCAAATGCCATTCCAGTAGAAATATCTGTCAGACCAGGAGTTACTCTCTCTTGTTCTTGAAGAGATTCTGTTAAACCAATACTTTCTGAAATTTCTGCTTTTGTTAAAGTAAGATCTGTAGCTAATGTGGCGGCTCCATAAAAGAGACCCTCGTCAAATCTAGGAGCGATACCTGCCAAAAGTCCAACTGCTCCACCAATCAACAATCCGGCCTTAGAAAACTTTGCTCCTGGAGCACGAGCAATTAGAGATCCAATTCCAGCACCTGCGGCAGTAGAGAAAACTGGAGCTAGAGGACTTCCTTCATGCCTTAAGTAATCTAAATACTCTAACCCTTTCCATCCAGCACCTATTAACAACCCCTTACCAATGAAGCGACTGATCATCTGTGTACTTGTACCAGGACGCACAGAGAGGCTTCTCAGTCCAGGTATCTTAGATAAGACACCCCCCAGGTAGGGTATGTCTAGAGGAGCCGAGAGAAGGGTGTTTAGACGGCCTGTAGTGGAAGCTGCTTTTGCTCGAAGTAAATTAAAGACAGTTTCTGTTTTTGCAAGACCTGCGGCAAAAGACTTAGATAACTGAAGATCTTTGCCAAGTATATTTATTTTACTTCTAATTCGGCTTCCAAGAATAAGTCTTTGTCTTCTTAACTGAGGTTCTAAAGACTCTAACCATTCAGCATAAGGAATTCCAGGATTAGCGATTCTATATTGAGATCTTAATAGTGCATCATTAAGAGATTGGAATTCTGTAAGCTGGACTCCGGAAACCCGGGCAAAATAGTCTGCGATGGCAGTTCCCTTTTGGCTTCCAGCTTCGATTTGAAGACCATAACCTAAGAGTTCTCCAGCTTCGTTTGTAACTTGACCAAAGACAGAACCTGTACGTTTTAAAGAAAGACCTGTAGCATGACCAAATCTAGAAGATAAGAATTCTGCATACTTCCCGTGTTGAAGTGCAGAAGTGGAAACGTCAATTTGAGACCAAGATTCTAGAGGAGATAAGAACTCAGAAGTTCTGAAAGTTCTTAAAATTGCAGCCGGAAATCCTGTCTCAACAGCTCTTATAGCATTTACATAACGATCAAAAAGTCTGCCGTTTGCAGTAGGAATGAAACCAGAAGCGCCTATGCTTCCAGTAACCAACGCAGCCTTTGCAATAGGGGTTAAATCTCCCTGATCTGAAGGAAGAGGCTGATCTCCTGAAGCGATTGTTGGTAAGACCAAATACTAGCCTCCTCTTTGTCTTCTCATCTTCTCGTAGAATGCTTGCTCTCTTAGTCTTGATTGTCTTTCAAGCTCCGCACTATTTCTTCTTGGAGGAGCTGATTCATGTTCAAACTGTTTAAAAGCAGAAGCATCTTCGGTAATTTGTTTCCCTAACGGAATAGTCTCTTCTTTTGATCGAGATAGAGATAGTCCTTCTTGTATTATACCTCGTTGTAGTAATGAATGCTCTGCGAGAGCAAATAAATCTAATAACTCTTGATAGTTAAGTTTATCTAATGCTTCAATTGTGTATCCATTAAAAGCCGTTAGAATCCAACTCTTCATAGAGGAATAAAAATCTATATTGTCACGAGCAAGATCTATTTGTTCTTCTATAAAATCTGCAGAATTATTAACCCCAGAAAGATATAAGATTACATTTGCAATTGAAGAAACAACTCCAGCAGGAATGTCGTTATCGTGTTTTGCTAAATAGTCATCAATTACATAGTTAGAAAAGATCTGGTTTTGTATTAGATATTGGAGATCTTGTTCATGGACCAAAGACAGGATAAAAGCAAGTCTAGCTGCTTCTTTGAATGGAGGGAGTCTAAAAACTACTTCTGTCCCATCAGGGAAGATAGAGGCATATAGGCTATTTGTACCTTGAAGCCTAATTGACTCAAGTAGTTTTATCACTGACATTATTTATTACAGTTTCATAGTAACAGAAGCTACTGCGGTAGGATCCAAGAACATACTTCTGATTCGTATTTGTTCTGCTAACAATTCAAACATTCCGGCTGGAGAGCTACCAACAAATTCTGGAGTCAAACGCGGCCAGATGAGACATTTATTTACAATTGCTATATTCTGCTTGTCGGGTTCCAGCTTCCCCCAGGCTTGCATTACCTGAATATACTCGGCTCTCTTCAAATACCGATAGATAAAAATGTCACTACCGACACCTAAAGCGCGAGAATCAAGGATAAAAATTCCTCCGTGCATTTCTTTAAGCTTTATAAGCTGCTCTTTTGAAGGAGAGCCTTTGTAAATTGACTCCAGCTCTTTAGTAACCATATCAAGCTTCTGTTCGAAAGTTAGAGGCTTTTCTTCTTTTGGTTCTTGCTCTTGAGAAGAATTTGCCTCTTCAGGCAAAGGACCCTGTTGTGGCATTTCTACTTCTGGAACCGTGAACCCAGCTGCTTTTGCTGCATCTACTCCAGAATTAACTTCTGGAAGTGATTGTTCTTTTCCCATTTTCTCTATCTCCTTTAAAGTTGTTTGTTCCCAATCTACGTCAATAAGATTGGTGCTTCGCATTTCATGCAAATCTTCTTTGACGCTAAAATTAGGTTTTCCATAGATATCAGTTTTCTTAGTTCGATTAAAGGCATCTGCTTGTTTTTGAGCAGCGGCCAGCTGTTGTTTTAGTTTTGGATCTAACCGATCTTCACGAAGTTTGTATTTCGCCATAGAATTCTCCTTTTGTTCTTATTATAATATAACTAAACTAGAGTTCTTGCAAGGAAATCGTACTTTTCTAACACTGGTTGGTCTGAAACTTCTAATGTTTGGGCTTGTCCAATAAAATGGACATCTAAAAGTTTTTTTACTGTATGGTTGGCGGGTTTTCTACTCATATCTCCATAAGTAATAAAAATATCTACAGCAGGATATTGATCTGCTCCTCGATGGCTTAATACGTCTTCGTCGTTAATCATCGTCCCTGGAGGAATGTTTTTACTAAAGAGCTTATCTCTAACAAATGGATTTGATTTATCAGAACCAAACCAAATAGTATCTTCAAAGACTTCGGCCCAATCCTCAAACTTATCATCAGGTAACGCAGCAAGCTCTCTCCAAGCTTGGTTGTATTTGGACTGCTGTCTCGGAGTCCCATCCCTACTTTGCCAGTTATACATTTGCTCTACATTTGCTTGCATTACTCTCTTTGTTTCTGCAGCAGCAGCAGCTTCGGTAAAAGTATAGTCTTGAGGCTTGTAGTAATTTACTATCTCTCCGTCGTCATTAACAGAATATCTAGGAGAAGTAGCAGTCTGTGCTGTATTTTGCCAATCGGTTTCGCTATTTTCGGCATATAAATTGGCAGTTCTATTCAAGAACCTTTGGATCGGATAAAACAGATATCCGGCTTCTTTAAAAGAGATATATAGAGAACCCTGGACAAGTACATGTCCGTCAGCAACAAAAGAAAAATATTGAGACGCAAATCCGTAAATAGGAGTTTTTGACTGTTGTTTGACAAAGCTCAATCCAACAGCGTCGTCAATAACAACATCCCCAATAAGAACAGATATTTGAGACCCGGTATATTTGTCGTATTCATATACCGTAGTTCCAGCATTATTTGTTCCTAAAACCTCGCCATATGGATCTCTAATCGTCATTAAATATAAGGATTCCTTCTCTTTAAGTGATTTTTAAGACTGTCGTTATTCAGCAAGTCGGAGGCGGTAGTCTGCCAATGAGAGGTAACCCCTTGGCTATTAAGTTCTCTTTTCGCAACTTCTCTAATAGGATCAAGATCTCTAGCAACATATTGGACTACAGATTCTGAAAATATGTCTTCAATTGACAGAGTCCCTCCCTCTTGTATAAACTCTACTCCCCAAAGCCCCATATGAGACAATGCTCCATATTCATTTGCAAAAACAATACTAATATCTAACGGAGGTAATTGGTCGATTAAATTAGTTGTTTCAACATAAGAATCAGCATCACTAGTCCCAGTACTATATAAACCTAAGTTTAAAGACAAGATCTCGTGCAAGACATGCTTGTAGAATAAGGTAAATACCATAGAACCGCCTATTGTGCGTTGTCCACGAACATAGCTTTTTGGATAAACAGATCCAAAACACCTGTCTGGCGATTTACCTCTATAGATAGACCAACTTAAAGTTTGTAGCTCAGCTAGTTGTTTGGAAGTTGGAAGGTCTCTAATCTTTTTATCTTGGTCGTCTAAAGACTGAAGATTACTCTCTATCGCAGCAATACTATTCTGTATTTCTTGAAGCTCACTTGGGTCTGCGCCAGCAGCTCTGCGCTTATTCAAATAAGCTTCTTCGTCTTTTAGTTCTTGTTCTGTAGTCTCTCTGTCATAATTAAGTTCTATTCTGGCTTTCTCTGTGCCTGGATAATGAACGGTAACTTTAATATCAGTTCCACTATAGGTTCCATAACCCAAATAATCAGAGGCGGTCAAGAGAGTAGGATCTACTAACCGACCACTAGAATCTATGTTTTGCTCAGCCATTAGCCGCCTCGCAGGGAAGGGAATTAGACGTTATTCAACATACTTGAGTGGATGCCTTGTGCGGTCCAAGGAATAAGGCCATGAGCGATATAGGTATAACTATGCTCACAAACCATGTCATCAATTGAAACCCCATAGCCAGAGTTCATCAGCTCGACACCAAGAATCTTCATAATAGCTAGAGCGCCATACTCGTTAGCCGCCGAAAGAACAATGTCGAATGCAGGAATCTGATCCGGATACCAAGGGACTGCCCGGATTTGATCAGAACCAGCTGCAGTAATATCTGATTCTGCCTGATCGATAGAAGCTCCTGGGAAATTAGGAGAGGTCTCTCCTACAGGAGTAACCGTTGTCCCAGCTACTGGAATCTGATTAGCGGCATTATACTCAGGACGAAGGTCATCAATATCACTCAGGAAATAAAGCTGCCGAGTAACGTCAGTTATGTTCGCTAACTCAAACATAACTGGTTCTGAATCGAACTGAATAAAAACTAACGACCCAGCAATAGCTCTCTTACCACGCGCAATTGCACGGGGGTCTGCAGATCCAAGAGTATAGCAAATTGGACTATTCCATCCTCCAGCTACGGAGGTGTCGCGTGTTACGTACCTAAGTACGTCTTAAAGACTTTCTCAAGTTGTCCAAGTTCAGAAGGATACACAACTAATAAGTTGATATCTAAAACAGTAGCAAGCTGTTTTTTAGCTTCTAACTTTTCTGCGTAAAATTTTCGGTTAATTAAGCCAGCATATTCAACAAAAGTATTTGTTTTTGTTAAATAAAAATCAGCTCTAATATAACCATTAGGGTTAAGTTTTTCATGTCTTGGATAAAGCGGTTGAATACTGTGACAAATGTTTTTCTTAAATAAGAAGTTATCTACTAACCCTTCTTCTGTACTGTCACAAATATGACCATCGTCCGCAACCACATTACAAGAATATTTGTTTTTCTTAGCAACGCAAACAGGAGTATAACCTAACTCTACAAGTGCGTTATTAAAAGACCCGAATAGACGCTTATAAGCTTTGACTCCAGGATAGCCTTCAGAAAACCTAAATTCATTAGTACTTGGAATATGCTTATGTTCTGCAATAAAGCGTTCTATCTCTTTTACTAGAAAATCTTTCTCGTAATATTTGTTTGAACTTAACCCAGCAATCGAGATAGCGTTCTCCCAAGATCCAAATCTCTCTTGGATTGTTTTAGGGTGTGGAAGATTCTGAGATCTTGACAAAGTTTTCATTTGATGGAAAGTCGGGGTCTTTCCTAAAATCTTTGAAGCAATCTCTACTGAACCAATCAAATCTTCGTCTGTATAGACTTGCTCGGTTCCAATATATCTTCCATGTCTATCTCTAATTACTAATCTACTCACTTGAGAAATCCTTTAAAGTCTCTACGGGATTCTGATATCGCTATCAGACTTACCCTCGGAGTTGTCTTTCGAGTTCTCCGATTTGAGCGACATTTTTCTTCTCCGGCCCATACCTTTTTAGTTAACCGGAGCTTTTTCGCGACTTACTTGGTACGATATTCCCTGTAACGAACCAAGTGTTTTAGTGCCAATAACCGCAGTGATATCAACTCCACTGAAGCTATTGTAAGCACGTTGAAAACTAGAAATTTGTGCTGCCATTACTAACCTCCGTTATTAACCAGACTTTGAAACGCTGATTGTAACTTCAATTACTCTCAGTTCAAAAGCTGGGACTAGCCTTAAATGGATCTGTGCTACGCCAGAAACCTCCATGGAAGGCGTTTGTTTAATCTCAAATTCTTTGTAGTCTTGAAGATCCTTGCTCTTCTTTGCTTTCTGAAGAACCTTCTCTACGTCAGTATACATTGACGCCCGAGTCGAAGAAGAAGTCCCTTCTCCTAAATATTTGTCTACTGCAAGTCGAACACCGTCAATAACAAGCTTAACAATTCGAACTGTTGAGAGTCGTCTCCAGTCAGAATTTGGAAGAGCAGCCGTAGGGGCATCAGCAACAACAGTACCTGTAGTCTTCCGCCGCAACATGGTGTAGCCATATTTGGATAGCTTATCTAAATCTCCTGGCTTGAAATCATAAAGGATTGAGATCGATTTAGGAATTGGCTTGTTTGTCGGAGAGCTAGAGGGTTTCCGATCAATATAGAAGCCACCATACGATGCAGCAAAAGAGCCAATATATCCAGATGTCAACCAGTTGTTTCGCATAAACGGATTGTCGGCGACAACGGAAATGTATTTACCAAGATCGATAGGATAGTCATTCTCGTCTGTCTCTTCTGTGCCGTCCATAAACTCACTATCAGTAAGAATAAAACCGCCACCAAAAGCACCAGATCGATGATCTGAGCGACCTACCTTAAACTTATTCCCCAGCAAACCAGAGCCATTATTCCCAGAAGAAGTAATTGTATATTCTCCAGTAGTGCTGTTGATTGTCCAAGTCGGTTCTTTGCCGAGCCACAAAGCCTTATCTCGCAGGCTATTTGAATCAGGAGGAAGAACTCCAATAACTCCAGTAGCGTCTACTTCATCAGTAGAGACCTCGTACAAGAATCTGGCCAATTGATAGGCAAAGTTAACTTCATGAAAATCGTCTGCTGTAAGAGCAGTTCCATCAATCTTTAAGGTTGCGCTTGCGGAACCAACACCAGTTGGATACAGTTCTGCAGCGGTAAAAGCCCCAGTAGTTGTTCTCCACCAGAAGTAATAGTCTCCCTCGTATTCTTCAACATAAACAGAACCTAAAGAATCAACATCAGAACCCAAAGAATACGCATCTTTAGTAGGATAAGTATTAGCACTGGGAAGTACAGGGAGTACTGATCCTTTTCGATGCCCTTGGGCAATTATATTATAGTCATCAAGAAATACATCCATCGGAACAACAACATCAAATCCACCGACCAGTAAGTTCTTATAGGCGACGTACAAAGCCTCATACGTTTCCATCTTACTGAGATCTAGTCCATCTGTTCCTGCTGTGAAAGTAGTCCCTGTTGCAGTAACATCTTCTAGGTTAACGAAACTAGAAGGAGAGCCAATGTCTCCACCTCCAGCGGCTGCTCTTTCACCGCTAACATTAACCTCAAATAAGTCAATTTCGTCACCTGGGTTATTGTCCCAAACAACCTGGCTATCTGAGTTCCTCTGGATAACAAGGCGGTCTGTAGTGTCGTCATAATAAAGCGCATAATCTCCTCCAGCATCGGCATCTTTATCGACAGTTGCGATTGTATAACCAGCCGCTCCCGTGGTGTCACCCACACCTGTTAAGCTAGCTGCGGTTGCTCCAATCCGATACAACGCGACTTGAGCCGCGCCACCTTCTTTCGCTTCCCACATCCCCCTCAAGAGAGAGCCATCTGAACCAAACTCTGACTTGGCAACAGAAGTAGAGGAAGGAATTACAATTTGATCGGCAAGCCCTTTGCCTGCGGTCCCTATAATCAATACTCTTTTAGCCTGAACCGTTGCGGCATCCAAAGTATTACCATCTGTCTTGTATACAGATTTTCGTGGCAAATATACTAAAGTCATTTTAGCCTCCTAATTAACCATTCGACAAAGTAACCTTTAATGTAACGTCTCGTAGTTCTTGAGAAGTGACATGGAAAGTATCATCTGTCATTACGATATATCTAATAGGATATCTTCTTAATTTGAGTTCTCCTATATTAACGATTTCTTTTTTTGAAATCTCCTCTTGAATGGCATTAAAACCAAAGATTCTAAAGTACCACCGATAAGATTCCATTAGTTCTTCAAACCACAGAGCCCGTCTAAGTGAAGACCTGTTTGTTTTGGCATAAGTATAAAAAGTTATAAAATTATCATGTTTCCGGCCCATAGTAATAAGCTTTTCACCAGGACTTTCTGGATGATCTATCATTGCTCTCATGTGAGCAGTAACTTCTTTAATTTTTCCTTGGGCCGCCGGGCCACGAGAAAAACTTCCTGGTCTACGAGTAGTTAGTTCACAAGTAATACCTTCTGTATCGATTTCTTCAGGCGGATCTTCCGTCAAGAACAATAATCTTCTGTCCGAAGGAATTGACTCAAATGTCTGTTTATGTTCTACTGCGTTTTTAACTAACTCTAAAAAATCAACGATTGTCAACCCAGATGGTGGAGAATTAAACCTATTGGCGTTATCTTTCTGTGCTAACGTATCCCAATATTCCTGAATCATTTTATAAAGATCCGACTCATTATAAGAAACCCCTAGATGGGGAATTGTAATTGTCGGTAGATCAGTTATATTGTCGATTCGTGACACCATAATAAACACTCCATTTTCGTTCTTCCTTTGCTCTTATCTGGAAGAACTCGATACGTCCTTTATCACTTCTCATAGGATCAGCTTTTAAAATCTTAAAGAAACCAATCCGTTCAATAGGAATTATAACATCTCCATTGGAGTTAACGCTAATTTCAATAATATAATCATCATCTGTTACAAGAACGTCGTGTTCAACATAAAAAATAGAATCTTCGTATTCTTTAGTTACTCCTTCATGTCGCCTAAAAGATTCATCATCTTTAAAGTAAGTTATTTTTGATTCGTCCCAGTAACAACCATGTCCCAAACAGTATCTGCAATAGGTATCAGAATCCGGTTCATCAGTTAAATTACTTCTACAAACACATCTTAGAAGCTCTCCAGAAGAATTACGGCGCATTTTTCGAAGAAGACCTATTCTTCCTTTTGGTACCTCATCAACAGATCCATATAGTGTTTTATACAGTTCTGCACGAAGATCTATTTCTGTACCTTGAGAATAAAGAACACCATGTGGAGAACGTCCTGCCATTAGTGTTTCTTTCTGTAAGTTCTAAAAGTTCTTCTAGAGCTATAGTTATATCTGCCTCTCCGAGTATTAGCGGCAGGAGTATAGCCTACTCTTGACATAGGCTCCCATAGTCTTCCTACAGTAATTGAGTCTTCTGACAAAAGCCCTTTAACGGTTGTCTGCGGTAATAAGCTTGCGTCCGGAGTAACTTCTCCTCCTGTTTTAACGGTAATCTCCCAATAGGCCATGCAGTCTCTTTTGTCGTCTTTTAGTTTTTCCAGACCTGAAAGAGATCCTCTAGAAACAGAAAGATTACCAAGCCTCTTTGATAATTTATCTCCTCCGGAAGAAGAAGTAAGACCTGCGGCCAGTAGCCATTCTGCATAACAAAGAACATATTCTCTGCGAGCGTGTTGAAAGAAAGAAGTGTTTGAAATAGAAGTTGAGAATGAAATCTTATCTGCGGCGAGACTTGCTTCTAACAGGGCCAAATAAATAGTTTCTTCTAAGACATCAGATAAGACAGAACCAAGATCAAGATAAATTCTTCTGTCTCCGGCATACAAAGGAGTATAAGGAGTTGAGAAGTAAAAAGTATAATCTTCTCCTAATGTTTGGCCAGCTTCGTTTGCAATGTCTTTATCAAGAACAACCGTGACAATGTTATTTTGGTAAAGCTGTCCTGGTTCTAATGTAATTGTAATTGTAGTACCAGAAACTGTAGCGGTTGCTTCTAGCTCTCCCGTGTAATTAAATCCGAGACTAGCAAGAGCCGGTTCCGAAATAACAGAAACAGTGTCAGAAGTAACTGTGTCTGCGTCTATTGGGCTGGTTCCTGCAAAATTAATTGTAATTGATTCTCCAGTATAAGGGTCTTCTGAAATCTCAACTCCATACTGACCTATAGAAGGAGAAAGCTCACTAACTTGTAATGCTCCAGTGGTAACAGAACCAATTAAACTTATGCCACTAGAACTAGAAGAAGAGGGAGGTGTTAAGACAGATCCCGATCCAGTTGAGAACGTCCAAGAATATGTGTTTGGTAATACAATAAACGGAACAACAACAACAGACCACTGATCTCCTACCGAGAAAGAACCATCAGCTCCAAAAGAAACAACTAAACCATCTTCTAGTTCTCTATAACCGGTTGTTGTAGTACCGTCATAAACGGTTAATGGATCTGATTGCCTCCACCATTGATATTCGGCTACTCCAGTAGCTCCAGCACCTGTAATCTCCAAAACATAAGTTCTAGTTGTTGCTCCAGTATACCCTCCGGAAAAAGCAACCGTCCCGCTTCCAGAAACAGAAACTTCTACTGCATCAAAAACTGTTCTTGTTCTTACTCCAGAATCAAATGCGTTTGTAGGATCTTCGTCTCCTGCCAACAAAACAGTATATTCTACATTTGGTCTTAAAGGTATCGATGGAGTGAAGATTGCTTTTGTATACCACTGATCTCCTGCTCCTGTTTGATCTAAAACCGAATCAGCAACAGAACCTCCAGAAGCGTTTGTCTTCTCAAAAGTTATTATTCCTTCAACAAACCCGCCAAAATAAGGAGAGCTTAATACAGAATCCTGGTCATCTACTCCTACTTGTTCTATTGGTGTTAAGTCAGGACCAAAGATATTAGAAGTGTCTGGTCCACTAACAACAAAAGTCCCGGCATTAATAGAAGACTCATCCATTTCTTGATCAAAGGTAACTGTAACACTATCTCCAATAGGAATACCGTTAGCCTGATTTGACGGATAGACATCTACAATACTAGGAGTTGTTGCCATTTCTCTCCTTACTCGTCAATCACATTAAATTCATTAACCAAAGTATCCAAAAGATCATTTGTACTTGAACTCATTTCTCGTGTTTGCTGTAAAACCTTTTGTTTTTGTTCGTCTTCTTTTTGTTTTTTTGCAATCTCTTTCAGTTTATCGACTTCTTCTTTTGGAACTTTTCTTTCTAAAAAAGTACTATCAGGCTTTAAGTTATCAGAAAATTCTTTTAACCCTTTTAGAAACTTTTCCCTTAGTCTTTCTTTATTATCCATTTAACTTTTCCTGAAGTGCTCCGAGTACAGCCTTCCTCTGCTTGCCAGTTTGTTCTAATTCCAAACATGCTGTTAAGAACGGAATTAAGTCTGGAGAGACAGAGAATTGTAGAATAGACTTCTTTACTGTATTGCCGTTTTTTGATAGAAGTATTTCAGCTTCTTCATAATCTTTTTCGGAAACAGTAATGACTTCTTCTTCCGGTTCTTCTCTTATTGTAACAGAAGGGACTTCAGGAAGCTCTGATTCTTCAAGATCTTCTAGATCGACATTATATGCACAATTAACAAGAGAAGCTAAATTTAAATCGAAAAGACGTCGGTTGTCTTCGTCAAAAACCTTTATAGAACGAGTACGAATACCACTATTAATAGTCTTAATATCGTCTTCATCTAACTCCTCAATATCTATTAAGCCTGAATCTGGCTTCTCGTAAGTGAGCATAACTTTTCCGTCTTCGCCCAAAAACCAAAACGGAGTACCAGCTCCAAGTTGTATTGTTACTAACCTCATAAAACTTATCTCCTTTTGTTTAAAAAAGAATAGGGAAGCAGAAACCTACCTCCCTATTCAAAGTCACATCACCTCAGCCTCAGCGGCCACTAGAGTCCAGCGATTGCAGTTGAAGCACTAATTTCGCTCAAGCTTCCAGCTCCAGAAATAGTAGCCTGCATTGGCAGAGCAATCTCATTTGCTTTCACCGGAATGTTCTTCATAACACCGATGCCCAGGCCTTCGTCATAAACCGCAAAAGAGTATTTCTCTCTAAGTTTGTACTTAGTCATGTCAACAGACTTGTCGTCCCATTCGTCCACACTAACATCCTCTTCAACAACAAGAGCCCCAAGGCTATTCAAGTCGCAGATGATAATATCGCAAGTATTATTCGCCACATTATAAGGAGCAAAAGGAGTAACAATTGTCTGCAGCGGGAAGGGGAAATAACCCGGAATGCTTGGCCGACTAGAAAGAGTAGGATCCATTGCTGTAAGAGCAGTTGCTGTAGCACTTGCCGCATTCCCACCAGGAGTGTACTGTCCAAAACCACCAGAACGACCACGACGAGCCTGTGAAGAGTTCTGCCAAGGCAGAGACTGTCGCGCAACATTGGGATTGTTAAACCAAGCGCCCATATTTCCGGTATTCATAGCGATGATCCGTAGAACCGGATCCGCCATCCACATCGCCCAAGTTAAAGGATGAAGGATTAGAGCGTTAGGAATAAACCCCTGGAACATTACATGAGCATAAGCTTTAATAAGGTCTTCCATTCGCATGGAGCCGTTACCAGAACCATCAATAGCTCGACCAGTACAAACACCATGCACTGAAGTTGTAGGAGTCCTGTTATTAAAAAGCTCAACACCCATGCCGGTAATATAGTTAAAACCTTTAACCTCTTTATGTCGATCAAGGGCTTTCCGTCCAGCCATAAGATGTAGGTTAACAATATCAAACATCGAATGTTTAATCATCTCTTCCGAGATCTTAAACGCTACACCACTCTTACCAACGGTGATTGTCTGAGAACCAGGAGCAATCTGGAGTTGGGTTTCTGGGTAAGGCTGTCCTTCTGCAATGTCATCTGCAACAATAGCGCCAATCGCAGGGAGGGTAATTCGCAAACCAGAAGTATAGTTTACCCTGTCAAGAATAGACGGAATAATAGTCAGAGGCTCGACTGGTTCTCGAACGATCTCTTCAATAACCTGGGGAAGCCAGTGAGTCGCATTCGGAGTTGCGATAAGGTCACTTATTTCGAATCGTTCAGAGACAACCTCATTCCAACCATTGTTCTTCCATGTGTCAATAAAAGAGCGGTTGGTCTCTTTAACCTTTGGGTCAGTAGGGCTTAGCTTTACTGCGTCTCCAAAAGCAGCAGCATAAACCTCTTGTGTAAATTTACTCATTGTGTGATGCCTCCTATTTACTTCAGTAAATTAACCAGCACCATCTTGGTCGATGCTGATGCATATGTTAGATTGTCTGTTCGGCCAGAAGTAGCTGTTCCTGGAGTTTGCATGTTAACTGCAGTCTCTCCCATAAAAGCAGTTGCTACTTTGTCTAAACCCCCACGAGGGAAAGTTTCAATTCCAACAACCTGACCAACAATACCTTCTACGTAATTCTGGACTGCTTTTTCAATCTGTAACGAAATAGCCGCATCTTCACCAGCGTCATCATAATCAGGATCTGCACTATAAAGAGCTTCGCTAGAGTCATATCCTTCTGCAGCCGAGATGTCCAAAACAGCCTTAATCAAGTTACTATTGTCGTCGTAAGTGAGAAAGTCTCCAGGACCAACGTCACCAAGAACACAAGCAAATGTCGAGAGTGTATTGCCAGTCCCTTCTGTCTGGTAGTGGTAGTAGGTAATGGTTGTAGTAGCAGCAACCCATGGACTAGGAACAGCGTCTCCACCAGATTCATAGAGGAAGATAACTCCCATTTTCTCGTCAACGAAATAATCCCCAGCTGCCCGGATAGCCCCAATGCTTCCAACTTCATTTACAAGACAACTAGAAGTAGAAGTCGACATCGGAGTCTGCGCGGTATTCGCAGAGATGGGATAATTAACAGTGACAAAGGCAACAACGTCGTCTCCAGCAGAAACTTCAGAAGCATAACGAGTTACCTCTGCAATTTGAGTTGAACTAAAGAATCCAGTTGCTGAAGAATTTCGAGTAGTTGTCCCATCAAAAATATCCTCCATCAAGCCAGCTGCTCCACTAGTACGATCAGCAGTGGCTTCTGTTTCGGCAATTGCCGGGAAGAGAGGATACTGAAGAATATAGTCAGCAGTACAAACCTGTTTCGCCTGGGGGTTATGATTGTTGAAACGGTAGGTTTTAGGATCGTTAGGATCTGAACCAGCCGCATTCAAAAAGTCATAAGAAGCAACCCCGATAGGCTTACTGATAAAATCAGTAGCTCGTTCAGTTGCTCGAATAAGACCTCTTTCTCGAAGAGCAGTTGTTACCTGAGTTTCAGTATAACTAGTCGCAGCAGCAACAGCCACTCCAGTTGTTAAGTCAGTAGTCTTTTCTGTAACGTCTGCTGCAGCATAAGTAAGAATGGTTGTGCTGGTCGCAGTGTTCCAGGTCTTTCGCAATCCAGCCGGTACATAGTGATTCTCGTTGTCTAGAGCAACAGCCTTACCAGTTGAGATTACAACATAAGCACCAACATCTTCTGTTTGTCGAGAAACCGGTAGCCACGCAGCTACAGTTGCATTTGAAAATAGCCGTTCCGACTCGGATTTCTCCACGACAGGAGTTAACCGAGTCATCCGGTCATAAACTTTGTGGTTAGCGGTAAATCCGCGATTAATTGTCATTACTATTACCTCCTGAATTATCTTCTGTAGCGTCTTCCGCTATTTTCTCAAAAGTAATTTTGGTTGGATTTATTACTTCAATAGATACAAATTTATCATAGAGCCGATAGGCTTCAGTTTCATTTTTGTCTCGAAGGGCTTCCTCTATTCTTTTGATCGCGATCTGCTCCCTAGCAGTGAACTCTGGTTCTCCTTGATTATCAGGATGAACCGAAGGATCTCCTACCTGCTCTCCTGATGGAGTATGATCCATTCCGTCAAAAAGCTTGTCAGAAATCTTCTCTAAATCAAAATTATCAGAAATCGTAATCTCTGCTCGTTCCAGATCTGCCTGTTTAAGACTATCTTTTGCTTCGTCCAAAGACATCTTTCCTGAACCAGAAAGAACCTTCATTAATGAAAGCTTATCTCGTTTCAGGTCGTCTAGTTTTGCTCCGAGTAAAGCGTAGTCCGAAACCAGATTCTGATAGTCAGCTGCCTGAAGCCGAAATTCTTCTCGAAGAGCAACCACTTTAGAAGATAATTTATTAAGTTCGTCAGTAGTAAGTTCTTTTTCCGCTACAGCTTTGTCTTTGAGAGCATGAGCTTCTGCACAACTAGAGCACTCTCTAGGAAGCTTTTTCTTCCTGTCAATAAGTTCTGTCTCTGCCATAGAGAAAAGCAAAAGCATATCTTCGTCATTTAAGCTTTTAATTGCTTCGCATGTTGGTAAAACAAAATCATTTGTTGGTTCTTGATCATCAGGCTTGGTAGAATCTGAGCTGTCACATCCTAGTGATTTTGCTTTTCGATTTATACAAGCAAGAATACTAGTTTTATTGCCAGGTCCTTTATAACGGCCAAGAAGTCTCCGGGCTGCCGTTACATGGGCACAGTCATTAACTGGGAAACTCCTATTAGGGCCACAAAAAGCACTTGCTGGCAAATCTTTTCGTTGCTTAGTGGAAAGTTTTGCATCTTCAAGTTCAAGAGAAACCAATTCTTTCTCTAGTTCCTCATAAACCTCATCCGCGTTAATTTCTTCTTCAGATGTTTCAAGATCATCAAGGATATATTCAATTGCAGTGTTGTTATCAATCTCTGCTTCTAGCTGATTAGGATAAACTCCATCCTTATCGACCATAGCCTCTATCTTAACTGCCATTGATTTTGCGTCTTCTTCCGACATTTCCGGTCGGAGATTCTTGATAACCTCGAAGACCTTCTGTTGAGAATCAGAAAGCTTCATTGGTTCCTCCTCGTCATTTTTAAGAACATAAGAAGCATCATCGCTAAAGATCTCCTTTCGGGCAATTTGATACTCCTTAATAGTTTTATCTGTGTCTCCCAAAGAGACTAGTGTTTCTTTCATATCACCGAATTTTATTTCGGTATCACTGTCTGCAGGATTTACTACAAGACTACATTCGTCATACAAATGTTTCCCAGGAACGATTACGCAAATAGCTCCGTTTGTTTTCTCTTCCTCGTCTTCATAATAAATCCTTCCTGGATAATGCTCACAATCATCTTTTGTAAGATTTGTGCCGCATTCTGAACAAAATACTAATCCAGGGGAATGGAAAGAAGTACTAACTTCGTCATACCTTCCGTCTTTAATTTGTTCAATGGTTTCGTTATCTAAAATAAGACCTTTTAACTTTATATAGCCAAGTCCTTGAAAATCAGAAGACAACGGGACCCTACTTGCGATAAAATTTCGAACTGCCTTTAGTTTTACATCAATAGGAAGTTCTTTATCGGTCATAATCTTGACATTAGGATCGTCTTTTAGACTATCTGGAATGTTAGAAACATATTCCGATCCAGTAATCTTACCAACTGGATCAGACATCCCGTTGTGGTGTTTTAAGATTTTAGCCGGTTTCTTTCTGTTTATAAAAGAATCTGCCCCCTCTTCCATCAAAGAAGGAAGATACAAACGAAGGTTATGGTTTACTTTTCCTGAATTAGTTGCAACAAAAGTAACCTCCAGTCCTTTTTTCTTTTTTGAACTGGAAGCTTTAGAATCCTCAAACGCTTGAAAATCTTCTTGGGTGGGAGGAACCAACTCAAAAAAATCTCTAAATTGTGCAATTTGCGGCATATGTTTTAAAACTCCTTAGCTCGAATTCCTCACTTTATGTCCACAAGATGGATGGAAAGGAGGTAACTCTTTAAAAATTATAGCATTGTTGTCTTTATATTTCAAAATAGAGCTAGCACAAAGCTGACAGTCATTATTTTCTGCTGCTTCAAAGTCTATTTCTACTCCTTTTTGTTCAAGACCAATTGCTAGCCCGTAGTTAAAACATCTCTTTATTTCGCAGTCTTCAATTTGTGACACTCGTCTTGAATGCGCATCAAAAACCCATTTTGTAAAGGTGACGTCTTCCTGTTTGAATAAGATATCTTGTTCAGTATTTCTAATTAACGAAGAATAAAGATCTTTTTGAAGTTTATTTAAATAAAAATCAAGCTGTTGTCTAATACTAAAATAAACATTATGTAGTTCTACCTCTGTAATGTCTTGATTCGTTAACTGATAGCCGGAATAAAAAGATTGCCGACAAACAGAAAATAAGTTTTGGTTTGCTTTTAAGAAATATCGATCTAATACTGCCTTAGAAGAACTTTCTGTAAATGTTCCTGTTTGGATAGCAGTAATTATTTCTTTTCTGGCTGAAGAAAATGCAGTTGATAATGGAAGTTTTTTAGACTGGATTATTGGATAAACTGAAGAATAATCAGCGAAATCTTTATTTAACTTCGCTGATGGACGAGAACCTGTTTGGTTGGCAGGTTTGTTTTTGTTTTCAACTGCATTCCCTCCAGCAGATTTTGTATTGTTCGCTTTCGTTCTTGACTTCGTCTCTTCCTTTGATTCAGGAGTTCCTGGCTCATCAAGAGACTGTAGGAGAATCTTATCTCTCTCAATAATCCCATAATTAGTTTCAGCCCAATCTCCATCTCCAGTAGAGAGCCAGCCATTCCCTTCAAACGGCTTCCTGCCTGCACCTGTTCGAAGCTCAGAATGAGTAATTCCGTTCTTGAGAAACATATCCATTAAGTGATTTTCTTTAGCTTGGCGGGCCTCTAAATCAATTTCATTGAATTTTAAGAACACTAAATTATCATCTTGTAATAATGAGTCTACAGGGAAAGTCGACTCTAACAGAAGCTCTAAGATTACTTCTAAGAAGAAAAGAGCACCAAAGTCTTTTTGATCTGATTTTGTGTCGTCAATTAAATTTCTACTAAGAGTTTGCGCAGTAGATCTTGACGCCCCTGCTCCTTCTCCCATATCAACAGAGGAGACTCCAAGCCCAGTAAAGATACGTTGTTTAAAATGAGCAATTATTTTATCTACTGGGAATGGAGCTGGAGAAGTTTCAACTGCTTTGATCTCGTGTCTTTCCGAAGTAACCCAACAACCATCTGCTGGCATCATGGCGACTTCTAAAGACACTTTATCTACTTCACTACTTCCGTCTGCCAGAAGTGTTGCCGGAGCGTCCGTTGTCCCCACCTTGTAATGAAACAGAGGAAAGAGGTGATTGTGAAGAAGTAATTCCAGATCTTCTTCTATTCTCCTAAGAGCCCGAATGTCATCTTTTACTGGAGTTAAGATAGGAGTTCCTACAGAAAATCCTTCCCTTCGATCAAAATAAAAATGAATAACATCTTCTGGCTGAAACTCAATTCTATTTTTGCCACGGATAACTTGTTGGTATTTTAAGATCTTTCCATATTCGTCACGTTTGATTTGAACTGTTTCCGGCGGTAAAAGAAAATACCCAGCAATCGGATCAAGTTTCTTTTTTCCTATATATCGGACTCTCCCTGCTGAAGCTTTATAATTACGAACTTTTACCCAAAATGCGTTAGAACATCTAATCAAAGAAGAGACTGTTTCCGAAACAAGAATCGGCATTGGTTTCTTTGTCGCCAATTCCATCTGAAGAAATCTTTGTTGTATATATTTTGATCTTTCAGGATTCTCTGAAACAAATTCGTAACCTTCTTTTGTAAATAAATTTTTCTTTACTCTAAAGGCTCGCCGAGCATAAGAATCAACATCAACAATTCGACCACATTCAGCTAGATTCCATTCAGGCGATTCCCAAGTTTGGTTTGGCTCTCTACCTCGTTTCTGGTTTCGAGTATAAACCTTAACAGGAGAAGGAATTGTTTTTACATTAAGATCTAGCTGCTTCCCTTTTTGTGGTTTTTTATCGTCTGGCATTAAGATAGCCTCTCCTCATATTCTGAAATCCACCGTCTGGCCTCACTAAGTTGATCTGCTGACAGATCTTTTAGACAGTTCTTTACTATAATACCTGATTTTTCAGTTTCTTGCTCGTTTTCTTCATCTTTCTGGTTAGTTATGTCTCCTGTATCAACTCCACCATCAATAGTATCAGTAGAACCAGTTGAAGAATCTGTATTGTCAATTACTTCAGGTGGAGGATCGTTCCCTGGAGGAGTTATCCGAATATCGCCATTATCCAAGACTTCAAATTTTGTATCAGAGTATTTATTAAGAGAATTTTCGAAGATATATCTCATTTGAGCAATGTCTAAATTTGAATTCATTCCGCATTGGAGTCCGTTTTTAGACCAAGCCTGTAAGATAGATTTTATTAATATAATTAGCTTTACAATTTGGGATCTCATAACAGCAGATCCAGTTTTCTTTTGCATCCACCCAACATCAGTTCCCAACAAGTCATAAATCATTTGGGTAATATACGTAAACCAATCATCTACATATTGGATTCCCATTTGTAGTATATTTCTTAACTGAACAATACTATTTACTACTGGGGCTGGGTTAAAATAGGCTTCTGAATCTAACACTCTTGCTTGCTTTTCTGGAGGATAATATTCATCTCCAAAACGATATCCCTTAGCGTATTTTTCAGAATTAGGAATTTCGTCATTACTCCATAAAGTACCATCTCGAAGAGGTCTTTGATTGGGAATTACAGGAGAATTTGCTATTTGTTTTCTATATCTTTCTTGTCTTTTGGCTTCCCATTCGGCATTTCTTTTTGCTCGTTCTTCAGGAGACATTGTTGGATTCCATGCTTCCGACATCTCGTCTTGAGACATTTCGATTTCTTCGTCTGGCCATTCAGGAGGAGAATTCTTATACTTTTCGGCTCTTAATAATTGAAGTCTATCTTGTTCGGATGGAGACCATCCGCCAGTAATCCCTGCTCTATCATCTGTAGAAGCAAAGATCGTTTGCCCGGCTTCGCCTAAAATCCCTAAGTCTGCTTCTGTACTAATTCTTGCTTCTTGGAAGGGAATCTTGAATTGTTGAGCAGTAATGATTGTTTCATTAATGTGATCTACAACACAAATCATCGGTCCCAAAATTAACTGAATCCACTTATCTAACCATTGAGATAAAGCATTTAAGAAAGGAGACAAGATTGGACCAACAAGACTAACTATAAAATCTAAGTTAAATTTTACATCTAGATTCATCTTTGCAAGTACTTGTGTTAACAAGGCAAGCATTGCTAATAAATCTTGAGGACAAATAGACGACAATAAATTTAAGAGTTCACAAATATCTATATAATCGCCAGGATTATTAAACAAATCAGCAATCTGTTGAAGAAGATCACTTCTAATCTTTATGTTTAATAGATGGACTTCCAGTAAATCTCCGCTAGGTAATAGGTTGTCTAAATCCAAAAGCCTATCAAAGCAAGGAACACATTCTGTTATTAACTTTCCAATATTTTTTGCTCGCTCTTCAGCCGACGCATCTGAACCGAAAATAGAAGTATAGTCAAAATCTTGTTCTTTTGAGCGCAAACCATTCATAAAAGAATTTGGATTATCAAGAGCGTTATTCCAAAAGTTTAAATTTTCATTAGAGTCTTGTTTTGCATTAGTATAAAACGGATCATAAGTTGGCTGCCCGGCAGACTGATGAATACCTGGATAGTAGTTCATCTGTTCTTGAACTCGTTGAGAAAAGTTCCTAGTAGAATAAACGTCTTTGTAAGATGGAGCTAAAACATAATTTTCTTTAACTTGATCGGTAGACTTTTTCTCAAAAGCACCAATAACCAAAGTATAATCGTGCGCTGCACGAGGGTTATTTAAGTTTACCTTTACGGCCGAATCGTCAATAAGAGCCATTATAGTCCTGATGTTTGCTCAATAGGAGCTGTTTGTGCTTTTATTTCAACATAACCACGTTCTTTTTCGGCTTTCCGGCGCTGCTCTAGTAATCTAGATCCAGCACTTGGTTGAGATCCATTATAAATAGGAGAAGTGTTTCCCTTGCCTGTCCCAGTGCCTTTACCAATACCAGTTCCTGTACCACTTGCTGGAACAACTTGAACCGCTGTATTAACAAGAGTATCTACCGAAGTCGTAACCGGTAAATTAGATGTCTGCATCATTTGTTTTGCGTCTTCTCTAGTAATAAAATCTTCTAGTATTTTTGAGAAAAGCTTCCCGTAAATTATCACTCCGTCACTTTCATCTATTTGAGATAGATCTATTTCTGAAAAAACCATCATTTTAAACAATCTCCTTTGTCGGGATTGGCGTTGCTGCAGAATTATTTAAATCAGCCAGAGCCTCTATGCACTTTTGATAATGTTGGAAAGTAATTACTTCTCCTTGTCCAAAAATTCGGACCATTGCTTCCATTACTCGCAAATCTGTCTTTTTGTCTAAAGTAACAGAAACATCTTTACATCTCTCTGTAATCTCTGCTTCTAATCTCAAACATTCATTTATGATGTTTGAATACCCATCGATAACTTCTTGAGATTTTCTTCTTCGATCTTCAATACTGTTCCGCTCAACAGTTTCTTCTGAAGATTCTTTTACGTAAGGTAATAAAACTTCTCTAGGTTTTTTTGGAACCCAGGTTACTGCACCAGCTGCATTCAGAATGTCTTTATCGTCCGGATTTAATAATGTTTTTAAATCACTCATGGCTAAACAACAACAGCTACTGTGTTCTCTTTATAGGCTACATTAAGAACAATATCTAATTTTGTCTCCGCAGGCGCATTTGGAGGAGAACTTATATAATACCAAAACGGAACATATGTAGCTATGTCTCCTGCTGATTCAGATCCAATATTATCTAGGGAAATACTTGCACCCCAATCAATATCTTCCCATTCAGCTTCTGTTACTTGACCGCCGCCTTCGGCTAATTTTACTCCCCAACCAGTTTCAGAATAAATAACGTCCCCATAAGGGTTTGCATCAACAAGATCTCGTGGAGTAACAACAATATTCGAATACCATTTGGTAACATCATCGTTTTTAAGATAGAGTAAAACTTTATTAATGGTTCCGTTCTTCCCATTATGAGTAGTAGTTACTGGAGAAGAAACATCTGAGTCTTTTGAAATCTCTACATAAGAACCAGAACTATTTTTATAATACCCTTTAATCATTATATCTCCTAAAAGTTTGTCCTAGATGGTCGAGAATGCCGTCTTCGTTTTTGTTTTCTTTGTAAATATCTTAAGTGCTCTATCTCTTCTGTGTCAGTAGCCCAACCGGGCCTATTAGAAGCACGAAGATTCTCTACGTCTAATTTTCCAGCAAGAGAAGCATAACTAAGACTTCTTCTTTCTACTCCTTCTATATCTCTAGACGGAGGTGTTTCTACTAAACCTACTATTTTGTTATTAACTATCTTTTTCTTTTTTGGATGGATCGCTGCCGCTATATTCAATACAGGCCGTGTTAAGAAAAGCTCATTCTCGTTTAACATAAATGCAACTATTGCTAAGTTAACCGCATCAAGCCGATGGTCTAAAACTTTTGGTTCTTCTAGCCCATAGACTGGATTCCCAGTAGAAGTATATCTTTCTACTTTATAGTTACGAAGCTGTGTCTCTAATATCCTGTCATGAGAAGAGATTAAAATTTTATTCTGCTCAAATAAACGAACAGAGGCGTTTACCATAAAGCTTTTTGCTGGTTTTTTCTCTTCCTTGTGGGTAATAGGATCTTTTACTATTATTGACGCGCCGGAATCATAAGCCCTTAATGTCTGTAGTAGTCTAGCTGTGTCTGGGTCTCCATTTGTAGTTGCATGTTTATGGGCTGTATGGTGCAACAACTCTAGATTTGTAGACCCGCCGCCACTATCCGCATAAACATATCTTGGATGCCATTTCTTATTTAAGGCAATCAGTTTTTCTACACCTGCAAGCTGTGTATATTCTGCATGCTCAAGCAATAAGGTCTCTACTATCTGGAACATCTTGCTAAATGGATTATATCCTATAACGGCAAATTCAGTTCCGTGAACTTCGTTCCAGTCTGCTCCAAGAGCATAAACCCATAACGGATCATAAGTAAATTCTTCATAATGATAATCATGAAGCGCCCTATCTACGTAAGATGGCTTATATACACCAGAACCCCCGTCGAGAAAATTTGCAAGGAATTCGCAATCCCATTGTTCTTCAGTAAGATTTATCTTTTCTTTTTCTATTTGACGCCACCAAGGTAAAACCTTATAGGTGTAATGGAATTCTTTGTAGTTCGGGTCTTCTCTACAAAACTTATAAAAAGAACTTTTAAATGGAGTTGGAGTAGAAAATGCCGTTAAACGAACATCGGCAGAAGTATGTAAAATAGGAAGAATTGCTCCTTGCAAAGCATCTTCATCAACGAATGCGCAGTTGTGAGTAAAAATACCTTCCGCAAAAAACCTATTTGCCGCTGTTGACGTTAGATTATAAACATCAACTAATTCACTGTTGTGTTTTGTATTCGCTTTTTGAATTGGCAATTTTACATAATTCTCTTTCCATTTTATTGTATTAATATACTCTTCTGGAGAAAGAATTTTTTCTGAATATAATGGATGATAGGTGTTTTTGTGGTATTTTATTGTAGATAATTTTATTCTTGTTATTTGGCTTATCTCTTTATTCTCAAATTTATCAATATATTTTCTTACTGTTCTGTTTTTTCGCCAACACTCTTGACTCCATAGTTTTTTGTAATGATTGAATAAAATAAACTTATTAGCAGAAACTGTCTTCTTTGCATTGTAACAATAGCCAATTTTGTTTATAAAATTAGATAAATTTGTATGGGATCCAAAAACAACTACTTCACCAGTCCATCGTTCTTCATTTAAAAAAGGATCTGTGTAGTTTTTAAACTTAAGAGAATGTTCAATCCCTATCTCTTCTAACAAAACAGAAATTTCGTTAAACCAGCTTTTACTCCACTCTTCTTTAGAGCTAATCATTTTTAATCGGATTTGACTTGGAGTAATTTCGTTCTTTTGATATCTAATACCTGTCGCTTCAGCGCTAAACAATCCAGACAAAAATGCTGTTTTTATATAAGGTTTTCCATTTTTAATATAATCTGGAAGTTTCAGTTCTTGATAAACTTTTCTACCTTGCGGGCAAATATCTTTAAATATAGGATACAAATAAGTAGAATTAAAAGAAGCACCAGTTCCTTTTATTCCTCTTTCTTTGTTTTCACATTCTTGAATCGTTATCTCATGTCTAGTATCACCTAAGAGCACACAGTCTTCTACTACTTGTTGTAGGTCTATTTCTTGTCCAGAAAACCCAACTGTTTCTCCAGATAACCATCCGTCTCCATAAATAAACCCTGCTAAACGAGCAATGATTACAGATCGATCAAAAGTTAGATTTTTGTGATATAGAGAAAATATAACCTCGTCTGCTTTTTCTGCTGGGACATCAAGTTTTCCATCAAAGATAGGATGGCTTGGGGTACATGTTATAGACCCAAGAGCAGTTGATAAAGTTATTGTTTCTGATTGCCTAGTTCCCAGGGCAGAAACTTCTCCGTTAATAACACCCTTCTCGTCTCCTCCTAAAACCGGAGACTTTAGTTGAAGTGTCTCAATTGGTCGTACTGCAAATTCAGATGTACTGACCAAAGACCCCGCAGGCAGGCATTCTTCTATGAAGATTAGATCGGCGTCCTGCCCGCGAACAGCAAGACCTTCTTTCTTGCCTTTTGCGCCTCCAGCAAAACCTCTTATCTCAGTTCCGTTTTCAAGTTCAATTCTAGGATGTGGAGCAGCTACACTATGCTTGACACTGTTTGCTAAAAATTGATTTGCATTAAGAGCATCTTTTATTCGGCTAAAAATTTCTTGAACATGGTTTTTTAACGGCCCGACTACTAATATTTTAATATTCGAATTCGTAAACGCTTGATATAGTATATCGACTACAACAGCTGCTGTTTTCCCTGTTCTTCTAGAAATTCGTAAAACACGTCTTGTGGCTGTACAACGAAGAACATCTTCTTGGTGTTTTCTTGCGATCCAAGGTTCTCTTTTGTCATTTTTTACGTATTTTTTTGCAAAAAAGACCGGATCTTTAACCGATATAAGATCTTCTATCTCTTCATCAGAAAGAGATGCTTTAAGCGCGGGGTCAATTACGTCTTTAGGGATTCCCTTACAATTAACAAGAAATTTTCCCTTAACAGGCTGATCGTGTTCGTCTACAGCCTTTTCGTATTTTTTAAGTTGTGCCCGAACACAAGCATGACATTGAGGAATAACTTTATGAATATCAAAAGGTAAATCTATTAATTCCAGATCTGACAGATCGTTACTGGTAAATTCTTCTTGCATTACTTGTGGAGCATTACTCCTTCTCTTCCTAGAATAGAACGAGAATTCATTAGACCTCTATTCATTGCTTGTAGAGACTGTTGTCTCATTGTGTGCGCTCCTTGAGTCATAAAGGCAGTTTGGTTATTAACCCAATTTAGTCCTCTTCTAGACCTTTCTCTTTCTACCATTCTATCCGGAATTCTAGACAAAGACTGAAATCCTTCGTCAGCTCCAATTGCTCCTAAAAGCCCTCCTGCTAAATACCCAACCCCAGCACCAATTGCAGTTCCAACACCAGGGATAAGACTACCAATAGCAGCACCAGTACCCATCCCGACCTTAGAACCTATCTCCCAACCAACAAAACCAGCAGCTCCTCCAACAACTGCTCTGGCTTTCTCTTTCGGACTTCCAGGAGTTGTAAATGCAGGCATCGCTATAAAAGCAGTTATAAGGCCAGCCCCTGCAACCCTAGACAAAAGTCCAGTTTTAGTTCCAGCGCCAGCTGAAGCAGAAGCTTTCTTTAAACTATCTAAAACACCAGGATTGTCTGGATAAGCAGCGGCTATTCTTTTTAACCCGCTTATATGTTCTGGAGATCCATACTTGTGAGTTTTTCTAAATGGGCTAAGAAAGGCTTCTTTTGGTGTCGGTGCAAAAACAGTTGATGCAAAACCCTGTCTGGCAAAGGAAGAAGCAAATTGCTGTCTTCCAAAAGTATGGGCATTCCATGCGGCTCCTTGTCTCCAAGATGGATTAGAGCCATATGGGTTTGTATCAAACCAGTTCATTTAAATTTAATATCCGCGATTTGAGGAAAGGACAGAAGAACCAATATAGGCAGCAGAACCAACGCCAAGAGCACCAGCCGCATAACCAGCAACTCGATTTGTCCTTAACGCATTTCTACCTATAAAACTACTTGCCGTACCTAGCCCTCTCATTCCTAGTTGAGCAGCATCGGCACCAAATCCAAAAGCAACCCCTGCTCTACCACCTGCATTCCTTAGTGCGCCTCCAATGGCCCAATTCCTTGCTGACTTCATTCCTCTAACTCCCATGTTGAGACCTTTTCTCATATATCCAGCCGCCCCCAATCCTCCTCCAAACTTATTTAAAGCCCCCCAGCCCAAACCACCCATTGCGGCTCCTCCGGCAGCTCCTCCCCAGTTTCCAGTCATTAATCCGCCAGCTAATCCACCAGCTAATGCTCTTCCTAAAAACGACATATCTCATCATCCTCCTAGTAGAAAGATCTATACAATTTAATTATACAATAATTTTTAATATCACCCAAGTGTTGAAAACCTATTATGTCTTCGTCCTGCATTTTTTGCAGATTTAAAACCTAGTCCTGTTGCAGCCATAGAGGCTGATTGAAATTTCTTTATTCTCCTTACCTGAGTTCTTCTCTCTGCTGTACTTGCCATTACAGAAGGAGCTTTAACTCCCATTTGTAAATCCTGCTGAATTCTTGTTGGAGAATATTGTTGTGCAGCGGCGAAAGTAGAAGCAACATTATCTACCGGAGAGGCTAAAATCTCATTTGGAACTCTATTAAGCTGCAGAATCGTGTCTGCAAAAGCTTCTCTACCATGTTCTTCTAAAGTTCCTAATCCTGATGATGTTTTTGTCTGTATGACCGGAGCTTTAAATGCATTTGTTTTCGCTCGCTCCATAGAATTCTCAAACAATTCTGTTTGTGCATGAGCCAAATTAGATCCAGTTGGTTTTCTTGTTGCTTTTATATATGGGACTATTTCTTCCTTGATACCAGTCCCCAAAGCTTTATCTGCTGCTAGTTTGGTTCTAAATAAAGTTTCTGATTCTGTAATTAAACCGGACGTAGAAGACGAAGACAAAAAAGAGCCATAGAAACGATGTATTTTTTCTGCTTCTGTTTTCTTTCCCTGGCCTTCAAGATAATGTGCGTAAAGACGAGAAACATCTAAAGTCTCTTGAAATTCTCTATCCGAAGTTTTTCTTCCTAAAACAGACTGTGCTGCTTCTTGAATAATATCTTCTCTGCCTTTCCAAACTTTTGCATGGATTCCTTCTCCCTCTAATCTGTTTGCCATCCCGAAGTCAAGAATTCCAATATTGCCTTCTTTAGTCCTGAATAAGTTCTCTTTCCAAAGGTCTGTATGTGTAACTCCTGCTTGATGAACTTTCTTTAAGGAAGAATAGGCTTCTTTCGCTTCTTTAAGAGATAACCCACCCTTAAGAACTTCTCCTTCAAACTTTTCCATAATAACTGCATTACCTATTCCGTATTCTTTTCCAGTTCCATAAAGAGAAGGAGCATTATATTGCCCGGCTTTAGACAAGGACATTTCCTCGGCCTGAATAGTTTTTTCCTGTAAATTATTAATCCATCCAGAAGCTTCTTCTTTAACTTTCGCTGCCCAACTTGCTTCTCTTGCTGGGTTATTTATCGCCGCCATAGAAGTATCGCTCATATTTCTGGCAGCCCTATCTAGTATTTGCTTCTCTATTCTCTCGTTTGTTGTTTTCTTAACAACGAAGGGAAGCTCTTCTGAAACCCCTTCTATTCCGTGTTTAATTGAAGCCGTATAGGCATAGGCATCTGCTGTCAAACCAGAACCTAATAGCTTACCTTCTCCTTGTAAAGCTTTAGAGATACCAGATCTAAACAAATCACTTCTTCTAAATTTATCAAATGCGGCTTGTTCGTCCATTCCTTTATAGATAGAACGAGCCATTGCTCTTGCAGAATCCCAACCAGATCCAAATTCAGTTAGTTGTTTTCTTTGTGTTTCGGCCATTCCTCCATGAAATAAACCCTCAATTGAGTTCCAGTAGTCGTCTTTCCCAGAAAAGGAAATTCCCATTATTGCATGAGCCGCAATACTTCCTCCTACTCCTACTGCCAATGATTTCCATCCGGTAATGCCTTTCTTGCTGGCGACATGTCTAGCGACATCAAAACCAGCAGAAGATACGGCGTTTGCCCAAAACTGACCTGGAAGTAATAGATTTGTAGCAGTAAAGATACCAGCATATCTAGCAGCTGTTTTTATATTCTTTTTTGTTAATAGTTTATTTAAGAGCGTTTTTGGTTCATTTCGAGCAACCCTAGAAATAGGAGTAACTCCAGAAGGCTCAACAAAACGCATTGGTCTACCATATGGAAGATCATTGCTTTCTATTAGTTTTTGAGAATCTTTATAGGTTAGGGTAAAGCCAGCTTTGACTTTAGGAGTCGGAGCAGGTTCACGAAGAGTCTTTTCCCACGAACTAATAGATCGAAGATTTTCTTGGAGAAGTTCGTCATGTAAAAATACTTCCTTGAGCTTTCCCATCTGTTAGAACTCACCACTCACCCAATCTCCTTCTAATATCTTATTGTTTGTCTTTTCTCTAACTTTTTCAGCAACCTTTTCTATTTCAAAGTTTTCTTGTTTTTTAGCCATCTCTTCACTTCTTCTTCGAAGTTCTGCTAACTCTTTAGAAGCATCAGATCCTTCTTCTTTTTTAAGGGCTGCGGCCTTCTTGTACTTTTCTCTTCTAGTGGCAACAAATGAATCTAATATTTGATTCCGTTGTCTTTGAATTTTATCTTTTGCGTCCAACAATGGATGAATGACCAGCGTCTCTGATGTCATCTGCTCTGTCTCTGTTATGTTCTTCTTCAAAAGAGATCCAGCTTCTTGATCTGTACTCCCAGAAAGACCTAAATTAGCTCGAAAGTCAATAAGCTCCAATTCTACTAATTTATTCACCAGGCTCATTTCTGTCATTGAATCGACATCTACACCAAGCTCTTCAATGTAGTTTATAGTAAAAAGCTTGATCATCTCTACTTCAACATAGCATTGTTTTCCTAATGGATAGCGGCCCATTTTATGAAAAGGACAAGTCTTATTAAGACAATTAACTCCATAGCAATGCAGAGGGATTGCTGCGGTAGTCCCGTAAGTCATGCGGACTACAGTGTTCTTAAAAGCAAGGGCTTCTTCTGGGGTCATGGCTAAATCGCCATAATCATCCAAGTCCATCTTGAGAAAATTAAAGAAATCAGTCTTTTCAATCTTCCCATTTATCTCAATGGTATTATTTAGTCTTAATATCTCCCCACGAGGAGAACCTGATCCTTTTCCTCCCATTAACTACCCCACGTAGAATAATTTGGATGGCAACCTTGACCGTACTCTGTCCTAAAATAGCCAGCATCGTCAAGCCAAGTCACATTATTATCTGAATATTCTGCGAACTTTGAAAACCATCGTCTATAAGAACATACCTCGTAATAAGGACAACCGGGATTGACAGTCAATTGCCAATCTGATCCAACTAGGTCATTCTCTAATTCTTGGTAGTCTTCTGCGGACGGATAAAAAACTTTTTCTTTATTCATATAGTTCACCAAACCAATCATCTGGTAGCTCGGTAAAGTAGCTAGGATCTCCTGCTCCTTCCCAAACATGCCAGTCTGCTCCTGAAAACTGAACCAAATGAAGAAACTCTTCTGATACGTCTCTGTCAGAAAAACTTCTAGTTTCTAGTCCGTTAGTTAGTTCATAGCCGTCTATATAGTCACTAAAAGCACGAATTTCATCTGTTGAATAAGGATGACAGAGAACTACTCTACAGTTTACTTTTTTCGCATAAGGAATTACTCTATCTATATCTACTCCTTCTTTTGAATGAACATACCCTTCAATCGGCGCTTCAGGAATATTAATAAAGGCAATATGTGCGGTTTTGTACTTAGAAACATTACGAACAGAAATATCTAATTCTGCAAATCGGATGGGAGTAACGCCTAACTTCTTAATTTCTTTCATTGTTCCTTTTGAGGCGATATAGCTCCCGTGACAACCAACAACACAATGAGAGTAGTTCCTTTTTCTACAGGCTCTTGCTAGAATACGAGCATATTCATCTCTGTACTCTATTCCATTTCCGTTAATATGAGTATGGGATAAAAGTCTCATTTTAATCCTCAAACAGTTCTAGTTGCTGCATTTGATAGGAATTCTTAGAAAAAGAAGCAGAAGTTTGTCTTACAAAGGCTTCTGCGTCAAAATATCTAGCAAAAAGATAATATGGCATTTGAACCACTTCTTCTTGGTTTGCCATTGTGATCCATCCGGAATTTGTATCATTCCCGGCGATCTGGTAAACAGTTCCTTCTCTAAACCCTCTATAACTTTTTTGACAAATAGTTATTGCTCCTATAGGCGCATCAAAGACACATCTCTTGTTGTTAGGGTGAACAACCCACCAAGATTCACCTTTGAGAGGAGGCTCTTCTGCGGGATTTACTCTAATTAACGACATTGTCTTCGTCTTTCCTTACTACTCCATAAATATTACTTGCCTGAATTAAATAACCAAACTCCTCACACTTCAAGCCAGAGGCAGAATAAATAAGAATAGTATCTCCTATTTCCGCATTAATTGTAGCCGCAACGTCATGTGACATTTGAAGAATAACCGCTCTCTTGATTTTCTCTTCTTTTGTCAGAGGAACAATTATCCCTCCCTCAGTTTTCCTTTCATCCTTCGTCGGAATATCTACCAGAATGTAATCATTTCTAACAAAAAACTTCTCACTCATTTAAATCTCCTTTTTGTTTTCGTAATATCTCGCCCAATCATGATATAACGTTATAATCTGTTTGGCAATGCCTTCTGCTTCTTCTTCTATAAAAAATTGTTTCGCAATTTCTGCGTAACGACAATCTTCCCCGTTCTTCTCTAACCAAAAATTAAATTGTTTTAAAAATGAGTTCTTGTCGCTTCCCATAGCCTCAAGCAGATCGGCTAATTTACCAAGAAGTTCCGGGTTCATCAAAAGCTTAAGAGATTCCCGTAACTTTCCTAAATTTACAAGATTGTTGTTCCGCATTTTAACGCCTTTGGGATCGTTTATCTAATTTTTCTTCTATTTTATTTATCTTTTCAAGAATTTCCTGATGTTGCTTTGTATGTTCTTCAAACAATGTCTTTATTTGTATGAAGTCTTTGTTCCTTACGTATTTGTCTGAAGTATCTTCCTTAATTTCTATTTTTACAGCATGATCTCTGTCAGCGGCCCATTCCTTTATTTCAGAATGAGAGTTTGCCGCCCAAAGCACAACACCGGCAGTTAAAACAATGATTGAAACAATAAATGATATAATTTTTACTAAATTAGAGCTAGTTCCATTTGCCATATGCATCTCCTATTAAAAGAGAATGATTCCTCAATAAGTTTAGCACATGACGGACCAAAACGCCAGAGGAAGGAGATGAAACCTCTGACGCAATGGCCTAAACTTATTCGCCAGAGATTATTATATCACTTAATTAGTGTCGAGTTCCAAATAAGGACATTCTGGTCTTCTTTACCTCGATGGCAGGGATAATTATTCTCAAGAAACCATTCTCAAAAATAATTTCAGAATCAGACATGTTCAATTGACTCGTATATGCAATTTTATGAGAAAACGAACAAGTAAATCTTTTTGAGATTTCTTCGCAATTGGCATTAGATCCAGAAATATACAAGAGCTTGTCATCACATTCGATATTAATATCTTCTTTTCTAAACCCTGCTAAAGCCATTTGAATCTCTACCTTTTCTAACTCTCCATCTTCATTATAAAATGGAATCTTCTCAATTGGTGGTTTTGCTTCTGTCGGCCAAGAAAAGAACAAATTGTAAAGATTGTCTGCTAAGATAGATGAACTAACCATTCTAAACACCTCCATAAATGTTTTGGCATAATCGCCACTAACTAGCAAAATTGCTAGCAATCAAAATATAACACAAGAAATGTCCTTGTCAATTTTCTGCAAGATCTATTAATAATTCTAAGTCTACCATCCCCGCATGGTATTCGGCGTGACACCGATTACACAATAAAACGCACCCCTCTAGCTCTTCAATGACTTCTTTAGAAAAGGTAGCTTTCTCGCTAATTGCAAAGTTTTTTTTCGAAGGGGTTAATATGATGGAAATGGAGAGCAGCTAAGCATTTCTTGTAACCGCACAGTACGCAACTGCCGCCTTTATATTCTACGAGCTGCTTTTTGACTTTGTCGTCCACATTCCAATATAACTATTTTATTTAATAAACGCATAGATGTCAAGAAAAATCAGATTATTCCCAAACAAAACCAAAATCTTTCATCCAGGGCTTGTTGTCTTTAACCTGAACAAATTTAGCAGCATCTTTCAAGGACCATTGTTTGTATTTTACTAGCCACAAAGCAACTGTTAGTCTTGATCTATTATGCCCATGGACACAGTGGATAAAAACATTTCCAGATCTGTTGTCAGCAATAGTTTTAGCCATGTTAAATACTTCTACAGCTTCGTTGATTGGATTGTCAGAGGCCAAAGTCTCTAGTGGATCAGACATCTTGACTTTGAATTGACAGACATCTCCAATTACCGGAGTGTCTTTTTCACAAACAGAAACAGTTGCTTTAATATTATTTTTTCTTATAAATTCAGGTGTAACATCTTTTACTGCGCCATATAGCCGTCAATCTTAGTATTGTATTTCATTACCTTAAATACCTCCTGTTGATACAACATTAGGTCTGTTATGCTTTTGATGACCGATAGTTGTTATTCTCATTTCAACAGTCTTTTTGTCCGACATGACCTCTATATAACGGCCAGGTTCAAGCTGAAGGTCAGACCATGCTGACCCGCAGAACGGCCACCCCAAACTATAATTGGGTTCAACCTCGTTCTGTCTTATAATTTCTCTAATCTCGTCTATTCTTGATTGATTCATTACCTCGCTCCGATCAATCAGTTAATGATTTAATCTTTCTTCTAAGCTCTGCAACTTCTAGCTTCTTATTAAGTTCTTGTTGGTTCTCTATTATGTTTTTTGCACCAAGATTATATATCTCTGCTGAACTATGAGTAGAAACTTCTAGATATTTTTTCCCAAGAGAAGAGTTAAAAAAGTCAGTTAGTTCTTTAATCTCAGGAGCTGTAAAGTTTTTTAAGAAAATATCTTCTAAAAAGCCTTTAACCTCGTCCCAACCAGCACATTCTAGCATAAAATCTCTAAAAATATACTCAAATTCTTTTAGTTCTGGATCCATTTCCAGTTGCTTGTCAATGTTCCCATTAAGAGCGTTAAGATAATTGTTTTTATAATTCATTGCCTTAAATAACTTATCTATATTGCTATTCATTACTTTCTCCTTCTATATTCTCGAATTTAGAATAAGTTTATTTAAAGATCTATCCACAGTTTTAAAAACTTTTTATTTATCTCTTTTGGGTTAAAGCTGCCTCTAATCTCAAACGAAACACCAAGCGAGGCACAAAGACTAGGGGAAATTTTTTCCAACTGCTGAATCAGCAAGTTCATCTCTTGTCTGTTAAATATAGAACTTCCATAATAAGAAGCGTCTCCTTCAGCAGGAACATTAACCAAAAGTTCATATTCCGGTTCTTTCCAGTAGACAGCAACCGAATCATTTTCTGGCCCAAGACTAATAGAAGGCCACTCTAGCTCTTCTTTAAATTCATCATGAAAATAATTCATGTGGTTTTCTAACATTTCAAGTGCACGACTTAAAGCTGTTTTGTTCATTGACAATCCTTTTCTTGTAAAACCCACTGTCCATAAATTTCAGTTTGCACAACATCATCTTTTAAGTCCGTAACAAAATCTCTATAATTCTTTATTAAGAATTTTCCTCCTAAAGAAAATTTATTTGCGGGATAAGAATTCCAAAGATCAAAAAACAAACAACCTGTTTTTACCCGACCTTTACTGTCAATCCAATAATTAACTACTTTTGGACTAGAAACAAAAAGTTTCCTACTTTCTGAATGACTAATAACTTCTTTAAGAAGAGACTCCTTAATAAAGGCGGCTTCTTCTACGAGAATAAGGTCATAGAGCCTACCTTTTAGTTCATAAGAATTTCCAATAACCGGTATTCTTACTCCTGTTGAACTAGTAATGTGAAAACCTCTATTTGGAGCAACTAAGGCAATAGATGTTTTAAATTGAAGATAATGATCTATTATAGATCTTATAAAAGTTGTTTTTCCACTTCTGCGCGGACCAAGAAGAAATAAGTCTCTATATTTAAAAAATGTATAACTTGGCGGTTTTCTAATTTTATCTAAAAGCCGCCAAAACCAATTCTCACTAGGCTTTTCAGGAAAAACTTCTTCTCCGCTTATAAATTGTTCTTTAAGATTCTCTAAGAAATCAATCATTTTTAACTACTCTTTCTTTTGAAATTCTTAGTCTGTTATTTTCTTTATTAAAAACAACTCTTATTCTAAACTCTGGCGTTCCTTTATATAAAATACGATATCCTGAAAATTCATTTGGCTTCAAGCCTAAATCTGAATCATGTATAACAGAGACAGATTTAAATATTTCTTCTTCGCTCGGTAAACACTGAAATTTATCAAAAACAACTTCTTCAAAAGCGTCTTCTGTTGCTTGATAAATCTGTTCAATAATCTCTTTACCTATTTCATTAATACATTCCATTAAAACCTCCAGGATCAATATCGCAAAAATATGACCGGTCGTCAAGGAATAATCGTCCCAGAGGATTGATTCGAACAATCTTCTTCTGATCCACAGTCAGACGCCTCTCCAAATAGGCCACTCTGGGATAGAGCCAGCGAGAAGACTTGAACTCCCAACAAAGGCATTACAAGTGCCCTGCTCTACCAATTGAGCTACGCTGGCAATAGTCCGGGATATCCGATTCGAACGGCGACTGAGGCTCCCAAAGCCTCCGTGTTTCCATTACACCATATCCCGGTAAATATTAAGTTTTAAAAGAACATCTGCTCCCCAGGCTGGACTTGAACCAACAACCTAGCGGTTAACGGCCGCTTGCTCTACCGCTTGAGCTACTGAGGAATACGGACCATCAAAGGATATGTAGCCTTGACAGTCCTCTTACCAAACTGGATTTGTATGGGGAAAAGAAACGGTTAGATTTTGAATCTTATCTAACATCTTATCTAAAGAATATCATAAGCCTTTTTCTGAGTCAAACAGAATCTAAGCTAACAAATCATAGTCTTCTCGTCCGCCTGGATAAACATAATCTTTTGTTTCTTCTTTATGGCAGATCATACAGACCCTTTGTTTCCAGGTCGTCCAGCCCGCAACCCACATCTCTCCTTTTGGCTCCCAACTAGTCCAATCATGCCCTCCATTCGCCTCACAATATTCATAAAGTTCTTCTTCTAGCTTTTCCCTGTATTCTTCTAAAAGCTCTCTATTCTTCTTCCTCTTCTCTGTAATTGAAGCTCTGGCTTCTTTGACTAACTCGGCCGTAATCTCGTTAATTGTTTTCCATGAGTCCAACAAAGCAAGATCGAATTCTTTATCTATTTGCTTTTCTGACTCAATATGTAACGCTTGATATTCTCCGCGCTTGTCGTTAAGTCCGACCTCTAATGTCACTTCCCACTTACCAATGGTCCATTCAACTTGTATTCTGTTGTCGTCTAGAGTTTCATAAACATATAGTGTTGGTAATTCAACACCGTAATTGTCAAGAAACATTTTCTCAAGCCATGCTAAACCAACATAGTTATAAGCGTCCTGAGATCTCCTCTCATGTCTCTGCCTTATCTCTTTAAACTGTTCTGAAATATCCATCTTACTTCCTTATTGGACTTTCTTTTATTTCAATTTTGAAAGAAGTTGGTTTGTTATCAGCACGAACCCATTGCCCCGTTTCGCTTTTCTGCATAATAAAAGGAAAAGTTGTAACTTTATGTTCCGTATATACTGGATAGACTTCACCGGTTTTCAGATCAACGTACATTATCCATGTTCCGTCAGTATTCTTTGAACTAAACAAGCCATTAGGTTCTGCTTGTTCGACAACAACAGAAAACTCATCTTCGCCAGGGTCGTCGCGATTATAAGAACCCTGAAGAGGATTAGTAAGACTCACGTCAGCAGGAAGAGCATAGCCAACAGAAGGACCTTCGTATTTTGTCTCTCCGGTAATAGTCTCGATAATTGTATAGGTCGCCACAACCTGTGTCGTAGTAACATCATAAACTTGCTGGTAGATATCCCGAGGAATACTATAATCATAGATGTGCACCGGCTGAGCGTCCTGATAAATAGACTGTTGCCTTGCTACAATCTCTGCATCCTTGGCCTCAGACGAATCGTTTTGGGTAGCACATGCCGTAAAAACAACTATTGAAAAAATAAAAATTACAAACAAAACTAACTTCATACTTTTCTTCATTATTCTTCTCCTTTACTTTATTAGTCTTTCGACTTCTTCTGGAACCTCACTTGAAGGAATGTTTGTCGTTTCTCTTTTCATCTGAGCAAGTATTGCTTTTTGCTGAGCATGAACAGCCGCCACAATACTGTTTTGTCCATTAGCTTCAGCCTCAGCAACCCTTATCTGCAAATTAGTATACTGAGTATACAAGTTCTGCAACTTCGCCTGTTTTGATTCAGTATACTGTTGACTATATTGAACTACTTCGCGGTCAATGTCTTTGTCGACAATGTTGGTGCTTCTTAATCCCCAGCCAACAAGAACCAATACCGATAGAACCCCTAAAAACAAAGGCACAATTCTTCTGAGCGTCCAAAAAGACTCTTTGATGGCAAATCTTGCTTCCTCCCGATATTCTCTCGACCTGTCATTGTGATTTTGTAACATTTTTATCTCCTTTTTTGTTTACTTACACAATGTTATATTGTTAATTTTCAACAACCTTAACAAACTCTAACTTTCGACAAACTAATTCTTGAAAGTTATCTTCTTTGTCAGACCAATTAATTTCAATCGCAACGATGTTTTCTTTAGAGACTTTAAATTCAATTATTGTATCGCAAGAAAAATTTTGGTTTTCTTTAGCTTTCTTAAGAGAAGTATAGACATGGAGTCCTTTATGTATTTCTCCATAATTTAGTTCTTCTTTGGTTGGTTTATTAGGTCTATCTACTTGAAAAACTTTTTGTTTTTTAAAATCCCATTTAAAATCATAAACAGGAGATCTATAGAAGTTTTCCTCTGGCCATTTTCTTAGAATTTTATAAACATATGCAAATCTTTTTCTAGATCCAAACCATTTGTTTAGATTCTTTTTATTTTCTTCTTGATCTTGTTTAATCCATAAACACATTCTCTTCTCCTTGTTTATATTAAAGTATTAAAAATAGAATAAAATATAATCATCATAAATAATATAAATAAAATTCCTAATAAGATAGACCCTATTCTTTTAAATTCTTCTTTAAGATCTTGTTTCAACTTAATTCTCCTAAGTACTTATTAATATCTTTTGTTACTTTTTTAACATCTACCCCATAAAATCCCGCAGCATTTGCACAGCCAAATTCAAGCAACCGATAACCACTAAACCCTTCTTTATCTTCAATAATGGCGACATCGGCAACAAACACATCATGAAAATCTTTAAGGTGGTCTTCTGCCCAAGGAATTAAATCTGGCGGAATTGTCTTACTTACAGACAGACTTCCCCGGTACTTATACTGGCAAGCAGAAGAAACTTTACCGTTTACAAAAAACAACCTATATTCTAAATGAATAATTTTTGGAGAAGCTATGATTATTGGCAAACTCGAAAGATAATCGGGATCTCCTCCAATAGAATCTAATACCTGAAATGATTGATAGACATGTCCGTCAAAGGCTTTATTATCGGCCGCTGGTCTAACAAAAAAGATTTCTCTGTTCATTCGGCTCGTTATGTTGTTATATTCTTTCGAAGTTACAAATTCTTTTAAAGTAATAACCTTAAAGTCATCATTGACCAAAAGATCCCTATATTTTTCTCCCCAGTAAAGATAGGTAAACTTCTCCTTGTCAAAGAATAACCCAGCCCTCTTCTCTTCAGAAAGCTTGTTGATCCAAGTTACCGATCCATAAAAAACATTAATTCCATCAACAGGAAATCCAGAAGTATTATTCTCAAAAGGAATTACCGTATAAGGAACATAACAGCCTCCATCTTCTTCGCAAACTTCTTTAATTTGCTCCAGCCCTGTCGTGTCACATAAATTGCTTTGGCAAATCCAATTAATCATTCTCTTGGTCTTTCTTATTATAATACCATCTTTTCCATAAAAAACATCAGATAAATATTCTGGGTGTTTTGTTAAAACTTCACAATCACAAAGTAAACCCCCTTTGGTCCGCGCATAACTACACTTAGGATTATGGTCTTCAAAACTAGTCTCTTTGGCTAGCTGCCACGCTCTTGGAAAATCAATTGACATTATTTCTCCTTATTCACAGTCCTTAAAACAATTACAAGTGAAATCATAATTTACTAATTTCTTATATTCTTTAGATCTGGGGTTTAAACACAAAGCCTGATCAGAATCGTCTTCGTCCTTAAAATCCCAATATTCACAACATTCACAAGTCTCACTTTTTAACTCAGCTATCCATTTATCTAAACAAGGAATACAGGTATAACAAGTTCCCCAAAATTCATGATCTACCAACGCAGTGTCTTTTACCGCTAACTCTCCCTTTGGTATAATGTGTAATTTACCATCTATTTGACCAAAATGACAATCATGCTCTTTACGAGTTCTTACCATCTTTATGGTCTGACATGTAAGATCAACATCACGATCTTCATTATAATCCTGTAAATAATCCCTCAAAGGAAACCTTAGTTTTGGTACATTTGAATCTTTCATATTCCACTCCCTAATGAAGCCTCAGTCTTCTCTTCCTCTCTCTTTTTATCCCTCTCTTCTTTCTCCTTACTTAAATCCTCTAACCATCCATCTAAATTATTTATATATTTAATAGGAATATCAAAAGGATAAAGACTATAGTCTTCTCCTCTTTCATATTCGTCGTAAATCAACCGAATCGTGTCTTTATGAATCCAAGATTCAGCATATTCCGCTGAGTTGACCTTAGAGCCCCGATAATCATTTAAAATAAAAATTTCTTCCTGGTTTTCTCTAGCAAACTTATCAATTTCTTCAAAAGAGTCCTTTATTTTATTAATAAAACACTCCCTCTGGTTTCGACATGCTTCTTCTATTACTTTCATTAAACGATCCTCAACAGCCTTTAAATTATCAGGAGATTTATCAAAAAAATCAAACTCATGTTGTTTTCTTGGTGGCAACACTAATGGCACTGGAGGAACCTCAACAGGTAGAGGAAGACCTCGATCCTCAACGAGAAGCTCCTGTTCTCTTCTAAAGGCCCTAGCTTCCTCCTCAGTCGGAGGTTGAATACTACAGTGCTCGTCTTCGTATTCTTCAATTGCATCAATCAGAGCTGCCCTCTCATCCCTCCTGGGGTCATCTATAGGGATATCAAAGATATCATCTAGTCTTAATAACGCCCTCTTGAAATCTTCTACTGTTTCTATTCTCATTGTTGTTTGCTCCCTCTATATTAATATACGAGACCGACACAAAACATAGAACCGATAAGTATTATAACGGTCTCTTCTCAAAGAAATAACATAAGGATAACTTTTGTTTACTTCATTATCACTTACAATTAAACAATCAAGCTGTTTGACGATGTTCGGTTCCGGTTCCGTAAAACTCTCTGTTTCTATCTTAGTCATTGATGGCCTTGTCAAAATGCTTAACTAGATACTTAACTAGATCTCTGGTGTCAGGATCAATTTCATTATCATTACCTTCTTCTTCTGAATGGTCTAAATATTTAACCAACAAACCAGTATCAGGATCAATGGTATTGATGAATAATTCATCTCCAACAATAGAAATTGTTACTCTGTATCGTTTCTTTAGAAAAGAATTATAATAATACTTGTCAATTAAAGCCTGAGTCTTTACTCTTAGATCGTTTTTTATTTTTTTAGTAATTTTCGTCCCACGATAATCTTGGTTTGTCTCTCGAGATAACAGATTTAACTCTTTCATAAATTCTTGTGCTTTAGTCATTAAATATCTCCTGTAGTTTTAAGTCTTCAACCCGTACTCCAGTGTCAGGATCTACTGTATCAATAGATAAAGCTGTTACACCACTACCAACAACTACCTTAAATTGTTTCTTTAAGAAAGAATTGTAATAGTATTTATCAAAGAAGTTTTGAAACTTTACTCTTACTTCTTCTTTTGTTCTTTCATAGTTAGAAATAGGCTTTCCTACGTAATCTTCTTCTACTTGATCATATAACTTCTTTAACTCTTTCTTAAATTCTTCTGATTTAGACATCAGTAGTTCTCCTGGCATACTTATATTGATCCCTCATTTGTATTAATACACTCCCCTTTACAGTACTCTTGTAAACTTCCTTTACTGTCCAAGTCTGATCTGATCCTTTTAGTCTAACTTCTTTTCCCTCGTGGGCTGTTTCTTTCAGAACCCAGGTAACTAGGTTTTGGCCGGATTCTGAATAAAGAGAACATTGGATATAGTCTTTGTTTGGTTGGATGTGAGAAACAAACATTTCATCAAACATTGGTGATCCTTTCTTGATTCTTCACTTCCTTAAATTAGGCCATCAAGAGATGATTGTCAATATTATTATTGGGCGGGTTGGTAGAAAAATAATTTTTCTTATATATGGCGGTTTCAAGGAGAAAATTTTTTAAAACTTTGATTTTAGAGAATTAAGGTGGAGATTATGCCGAATAATAAAAGACCCTCTAGAATTGAGCTTCAAAGAGAGGCTTAGAGGGTTCTGTTACTTATACTATAACATAAATTTCTTAATAGGGGGCAAAATGGGAAAAATTTTATACATACCTAGCAAGTAATTCAGGACATCCCTGGGGGTCAAGGGTTAGCTGCCCCCTCCTTGACTCTTAGAGAATAAGCTGATAACCTCTTTTTAGGAGGTATTAATGAATACTAAACAAAAAAGAAACGAACGAAAAACAAACTGGCTTCAAGAACACGGCCCCTGTGAAATTTGTGGATCTAGCGAGTCTTTACAGATCCATCACAAAGACCCCAGTCAGAAAGTTGCTTCAGAAGTTTGGTTGTGGAGCCAAGAGAGGAGAGAGGAAGAACTATCTAAATGCATGGTTGTTTGCGAGGAGTGTCATAAAAATATCCATGTTGAGATAAAACGACAAAAAATAAAGACACAATATCATCCAGATAGAAAATTAATAAATTGCAAAAGATGCAAAAGAGATAGACCTCCGAAAGGCAGAGGTTTATGCGACTCTTGCTATAGAAAACACCAACGAGAGTCTAAGGTTATTATCTGTAAAGAATGTGGAGAAGAAAAACACCCTTTCACTAAAGACCTATGTAATGCTTGTTACTCTAGGCTGTCTAGAAAAAACCCAAACAAGAGAAGGTTAATTGTCTGTAAATCTTGCGGAGAAGAAAAATACCATGAAGGTCTTGGCCTTTGTCAAAAATGTTATAAAAAAGATTACATAGAAAAAAAGAAGAATCTTATTATCTGTGAAGACTGTGGAGAAGAAAAGCAACACCTGAGTCGTAATTTATGTGCAAAGTGCTATATGAGAAGAAAAAGAGCAGAGAATAAAGAAAAACCTATATAGACCTAAAATCAAAAAATTTTTCTAAACCCTAGTAAGTAATAATCAATCGCCCCACCCCCCAAAGAGTTCGGAGCCGGCGGGGTTAATATTGCCGATAAGGCAAGAAAGGAACGAGTCATGTTTTGGGACAAAGTAAAATCAGTAGTCAAGAAAACAGTAGAGGTAGTGGAGAAGATTGATTCCTCTCTGGAGAAAGCGGAGAGGAAATGTCTGAAGGGAAAGAGTGTGGATGAAATAATTAAGTATGAAGAGTACTCGGATAAAGTCTCGGATGCTATGTTGCATCCAGTAGAGACAGTTAAGAAAGTAAAGAATGTTAAAGTTAAAGAAAAGACTGTTGCTATCAAGAAGAGAGTTGGTAATAAGATTATCAGGCCGGTCGTGAAGAAGATGAGTGGTGTTACTCTTCGTTATAGAGTAGTTAAGACAGTTGTTAAGATAGTAGGTACTGTATTTAAGAAGACTATCTCTATAGTAGATTCTATTCTTGTTGGTTTATTCGGCGGCGCGAAGAAAGAGATAGTCGTACGTAAAGTAGAGTCTAATTAATCTAAATAAACAATAAGTAATGGTAATGTAGTAGATATACATAATGTATGTCTACATAACCTATCCTATATATATATGTAGGATAAATGGAGAATGTATCATGTTGGATAGAACAAAATATGCAGTGAGGGACGTAGTAGAGAAGATTAGCCCTGTTAAGGACTTTATGGTAGGCCAGGTCAAGATGAACTATAAGGTCTATGTTGATACTAAGGCGCTTATAGAGGAACAAGGAGTAGAAGGGCTTCTCTCTATGCGAGACATTGGAGAAACGACTATTAATGGTAGGAAGGTCTACCTCAAGCACTTCAATGGTATATTTGTACTGCAAGGACAGAAGGATATGCCAAGTGCTCTTGTTGGGAGAATTAATGGTGAGTTTGTTATTGTTGTCAACGACGCCTTTATGGCGGCGGACAAAGAAATACAAGAAGCAATTCTCGCTCATGAGATAGGTCACATCAAGTGTGGTCACTTGGATAATCCTAATCCCTTGAATATGTTCAAGAGGATGTTTGGTGCGGAGTCAACCATCAAAATAGAACTGGAAGCAGACAGAGTTGCTATTGATAATGGCCACCTTGATGGCCTTGTCAAAGTAATGGATAATATAGAAAAGTTCTATGACATGGCTGGCATGGGACATAAAGAAATTGTAGCACGAAGGCGACAGCTTAATATCGCGATAGAGAAAGAAACGCTCGGGACAAAAGAAACAAATAACCCTGCCTTACAAGCTCTTAGTCTTCTTGGAGTGGGTATATGTCCAGAAGGACATATAAAGTAAAAATGTTCTTCGGGCTTATCAACTAGGTTGGTGGGCCTTGTAGAGCAATTTTGCTCTAATTTACTATCCTATATTTATAGGAGAAAGAGAGATCGTCATGTCAAAGAAGACCAATCAGAAGTTGTATGATTTATTCGTAGCAAGTGGTTCACTTAAGGATCAGCTTAAGAGGCAGGCTCTAACAAAGAAAGAGTATGCGGCGAGAATGAGAAAAATCAATAATCAAATGTTTTGTTGGCTTACTGTGGCAGGTATTGAGGATTTGGCTAGATCAGTTTTTAAGGACTAACAAAGGAGAACTACTATGATAATCACAAGAATGGCTTCAGACAAAGGGACTTTCGCAAGTGCTCTTATTAAGAGCGGCGTAAAGGGAGACAGGATCATCGAAGAAAGGTTGGACCTCAGTAAGTGGGTTCCTCCTTATAAGAAGCCTCAAAGAAGGTTTCTGGAAGATGATGTAATCCGATGTGGATACTGTGGTTCTGTTAAGCCTAGTGTCCGTAACTATAATGGGTGGCTTTGCTGCCCGGATTGTGGAGGAATCTAAATGGCTAAAAAGAAGAAACGTAATAAACAAATGAAAGAAGAGAAACAAGGTAAGAGAGTAAAGTCTCAGCCTGTTAAGAAAGGCTGGGAATATGTATCTGATTGGCCATAAGGGTCTCAATATTCGGCGTTTGCCGGGAAAGGAAAAAGTTATGCCTCTAAGCATTAACAAAAGCCAAGAAGAGAACGATATAATCCTTCAAAATTTTGTTGGTAATCGTGATAAGGTCTTTGTTTATAAAATTGTAGTAAAAAGTTCATGGGAAAATTTTTATAGATCTCCACGTCATGGGGAATTTATTTGGGATTTCAATAAACACAATATATTTGAAATAAATAGATCTTCTAAACCGACTGAAGAAGAGCGGGAATCTGGAGAGATAGCGGAAGGACTTCATGTCTATGCTTCTTTCAAAGACGACTTTATGGGTTGGGATTTCTATGGTAGAAAAACTGTTAAATTCGAAGTTGAACGAGAAGACATTGTGGCTGTTGATGAGGCTCACGAAGAATTAGTTTGCAAAAAGCTGACTTTTGTAGAGTTTTCAAATTAACAAAGAAAGGAAAAAGAAAATGAAAACATTGGTGATTATAACTATTCTGGTATTGGCGGCGTGCCAAGAAGAACAAGGTGGCCTGTATATCAATAGCTCATGTTCTCAGAGAGAGTATGGGCTTGTTGAACAGGCCGTTAATAAACTTAACAACGTCCTTGGTGACGAGTATATTGATTATCAGGTGGATTTGGCTGGCTGGGACAGACCAGCTAGACATCCGGATGATATAGATATAACAAACGACGGCAAGGATGTTGTGTATTGTTTGTCGTCGCCAACCTACAGAGGTGATGACAATACCTTAGGTATGTCAACCAAGTACGATATCCTTGTGATGTCATATAAGATTAAGTCTGAGAAACAATTCCTGTTTGATATAATGCATGAGCTAGTTCATTATATTGGGGTTGAGGAACATGTGTCTCATTCTGGAGATATTATGTCTGAGGGTATTATTTACTCTCCTCCTCAATCTTATACAGATGCTGATATTGAATTCATTCTAAATAATCTAAAGTAAAAGTGTTCTTTGAGTCTATCAATTAGATTGGTAGGCTCTATAGAGCAATTTTGCTCTGTTTAACTATCCTACTTTAGTAGGAGAAAGGGTAAACGTTATGTTTATCACAAGAATGGCTTCTGGAATGAGGGCGCTTGCGGGCGCTCTGGTAAAAAGTGGTGTTAAAGAAGATCGAATTGTAGAGGAGAGGCTTGACCTCTCCAAGTGGACACCGCCTTATAAGAAGGCTATTGTCAAGAAGGGAAAAGGTAACGACATGAATAGGTTGATTGTCTTCATGGCGGCTTCGGCCGTAATGAACGATATGAATATTGAAGATATAGAGCTGTTCTTGGAAGAGCTTTATATTGAGGAGATTGAGGAGCGGAGAGTTGCTCGACGCGCCGCAGTAAAAAGAATTAAGAGTAAAGTAGTGTCTAAGATTGACAAAATAATCAATAAGGTTATGGGTAAAATCCGTAATCTTATTTGTATTGTCACTAAACAAACAGGAGATGTTGTTAATACAGCTCTTGTTGAGAAATGGACTAAAGAACTGGCTCTGGCCAGTAAAGAACTCTAGAGCACCTAGAGTAGAAAGGGAAGTATTATGTCAATAGAAATTAAGTCAAGTCAAAAAGACAATAAAGAAGATCTTCAAGAGTTTCTTGGAGATCAACAAGAAGTTTATGTTTATAAAGTTCTAAGAGAATGTTCGAGTAAAAATTATTATAGGTTTTCTTATCAGTCTTGTATTTGGGATTTCTCTAAACAACAAGTATTCCAGATTGATCGATCTTCAAGGCCAACTGAAGAAGAATTGAAGAAGGGAGAAATTTATAAAGGATATTGCGTCTATACTAATTTAGAGTCTGCCAAGCTTCAGAGATTCTATTGTGACGGAGTAATTGTAAAATTTAAAGTGGATAAGAAAGACGTTGTTGCTGTTGAGAATAATTGTTGCTTTGGGCTGAATTTTGAAAGTCTTGTCTGTCGTAAGCTGACTTTTGTCAGAGTCGTAAACTAATAAAGAAAGGAAAGTATTATGAAAGAACAAGAAGGTCGCCATTGCTGTATGTGTGGCGAGTTCTATTACTATGACATTGGAGATGGTTCGGATCTTCGGTGCTGCTCTGAAGAATGTGAATTTGCATTGCTAGAGGAGATACACAAGGAAGAAGAACAACGTCTCTTAGACGAAGAGATGGAAATCCCTTACTAAAGAAAGGAAGTAAATGGGTAGGTTAATACTATTTGTATTAGTTATTTGGATAATTGGAGCCTATATGTGTTCTGATTCAGAACCGGCGGCCCATAAAAATCCTACAATAGAATCTTATATTAAAGATATAAGACTTAGTAATGAAGTAGAAGAAGTGTTTAGAAATCCCTGGACTAACAGGTAGAAAGGAAAAAGAAATGGATGTTCTTGTATTATTTCTAGTTGCTGGCGCGGCAGCATTCAGCATTTGCTGGCTGGTGTCTTATGCGCCGCTAAAGTCAACAATCTTTGGGAAGTCTTATTCCCCAAGATTAGTTGTCTGTAAAATGCTAGTTCCATTTGATATTATAGTTACGTTTGTAATTGTAATTGGTGGACTAGTTGGTCTTGGAATGGCAGTTGGCATTAACCTTATGGTGTTTAATGTCTTTACTGCAATTGGAATTAGTGGAGGTGTTTGGATTCTTGATAGAAAACTTAAGCCTCGTTGGATTGAACAGTATAAACAGTTAAAGTAAAGAAAGAAAAACAAAATGAACAAAATTATTGTAATTGCTTGTTTAATTACAATATTCTGTCTGCTTATGCGGGAATGTTGTATTGTTGAAAAACTTCCTAAAGATCATCCTGCTTGTCAAGATGATTATCATTTGGCGGCGTTCATTGCAAAACAAGAACGTCCTCTAGTTGTCTATAAATGTGAGAAGTAAGATGAATCTACTTATTGTAGAAGATAATACTCTTGTGGCAAGAATGCTTAAGAGAGTATTAAGTAAAGAATTCAACATTAGATTGGCTTATTCTGTAGAACAAGGCCTTAGATCTTTGTTAGAATATAACTTTGATGTTGTTCTAACGGATTGGGATTGTCCAGATTATGGTAATGGAATTGAGATTGTTAAAGCTGCAGATATTCCTGTTGTTGTACATACAGGGAATTCAGATGTATTTATTCCTGGAGTCAAGGTTTTATCTAAACCTTGTTCTCCAAAAGTAATTTGTCAAGAGCTTTTAAAAGCTTGTAAAGAAAGGAAATAGTTATGGACTGTCAGGAAGAATATACCAATGGTTTAGAAGAGTTAGACGATAAAGAACTGGTAGAGCTGTATTATTCTTTGTCCGGCGCGCCGGAAAGAACTCATGCTTCTGATATTGTCCTTGAAGAAATCAAGGACAGAAGAATAGAATTCGTTCGTATGTTTGATTTCAACTGAAAGGAAAACAAAAATGAAAACAATAATCTTTATTATTGTTAGTCTGATCGTACTTGGTTGTTATGACATTGATATTGATATCCTTATCGAAGACACTGACAATCCTATCGTCATTCAGATTGATGACGAGGTTGATGCCGGTGATGATGGAGGTAATTAATTCATGACAACCGCCGTAATAGTAGTAGTTATTATATTTGGAATAATGAAATTTATTGGTGAATTGATTCACTAAAGAAAGGAAAAAGATATGCAGAAAACATTTACCTGTAAATATTGTGGTAAAAGAGAAGTTGTTAAGAATTGGCTTTCAGGGCCAGAATTGCTTGAGAAGAAACTCTGCTTTGGTTGTAATTTTGACCTGGAGTTTCTTAAAAAGAAAGATTATGTCATAGTTGATGGTGAGATTTATATTCTTAATCCGTCAAATCCAGAAGAGATGCAAGGGTGTGGAGGAAGAGGATATGGAAGGAAAAGATTTGTCTTTGGAATGCTAGAGACAGGAAAGCATCGCGTATGTTCTGATGTCTGGTACCTAGGCTTAGTTCGAGAGAAATGTAAGAACATGTTCCCTGATACTGCTAAAATAGTCTATCCTAAACATAAGAATATTATTTCGTAACACGATATTCGTGTTTAATATTAGTGGAATTGGTTTTGTTTAAAAAAGCTGTATCTCGGCTGTATAGCTGTATATAGCAAAACCAAACCAAACACCTGAAATTATTACATATTATTTTTTGTGGCTTTTATGGCTTTTGTGGTCATGGTTTGGTCAACAATAAGAATTCGTACAGTATTACTGTAGGAAAATAGCAAACAAGGAGAAAATGTCATGGAATTGCGTAGATGTTGTATGTGTGGAAAGAAATTTGTTCAATATCTGGACGAAGATATTCAGGTAGTTTGTAGTGAGAAATGCCAACAAGAATATATTGATTGGCTAAAGAGTGATCTTGATGAACAAGAAACCCGCCAAGAAGAAGACCCAAAGTTCTAACTAACTACTTATTATCTATTTAAACGCATATACGGATTTAGAAGCTATAAGAGCTTAACCTATTATACATTATACTTATTATTTACAAACATACATATTATTATATGTTCAATGTTAGTAAGTTTAAAAAGTGTTAGTTATGCTCTTAAGGATCTTCTTGACTATAGTATTTCCTGAAGAAGCTATACTATCCTAATAATATAATTCCCTGAATATAAGATCCTAAAGAAGAAACTACTCCTAAATATGTATATTTGTCTTTTGAAAGAAACTTCTTCCCTGATGGCCCATAAAGAGAACTCTAATCTTCTATCAGAATAATGAGAATACCTCTAGAATCCTATAAAACTAAATTTAGGATAGACGGTACTCTTAAAGAAGAGAAATGGATTATAAGAGCTTCTAGGTATCTTAGAATTGAAATGTCATTATTAGTTGAGTTTAGTTTTAGACCAAGCCCCATGTAATAATCATCTCTTGATGGCCTATATGTTTAATATTATTAAGAAAACATATCCGGACAGTCGTTTTCAGCTCCTAACCAGTATCCCACATATGTTGATCACCTATAATGACAAGAGCGTTTCTATCTCCGTAGAGCGTCCCCTGCCTCGGCCCTTCGGGCCTCGGCCAAATACAATTGTAAGATTCCGTTGATTGGATTGAGAGAGAGATAAGAGGGAAAATTTTGCTTTGCCTAGTGTATTTGGTTCATATTTTACTAGATCCAATGTAATTAGTGTATTTGTTATGTTTTCAGTGTATTTTGACCATCTACTACTAGATCCAATGTACAAGTATTGATCTTGGCCCTCAGAGATCTCTAGTCTTGGTATTTGGAGCTATATAAATATTTATATAGAAAGGAGACAATGTAATGAATAAAAGAATATATAAGAAGATAAGCAGACTGGTACAAGGCTGGACTACATTTGCAGGCAAAGGTGAATGGAAACTTCTTCTCGACCTCCATAGAAAAGGACTGATATATGACTGGTACTATCTCTGTAAGAGAGATAGAAGTAAAGAATGGTCTCCTGTTAGGAAATCTATAAGGAGCTAACAAGACCATTACCCGGCGCTCCGGAAAAGGAAAAAGATATGAAAAAATAGAAAAATGTTCTTGTCATTATTGTAAAGAAGGAATGAGTAGCCATGTTCACCAGAATCCAAAACTAATAGGAGCAGCAGTGGTCTGTCAGGTTTCTATTAATTGGATTTGTTATCCAGAACTAAGGCGGACCTTTGAAAGTCTTCCTGCTACTGATAGTTGTTGGCATGAACTTATTGGGTTACTAAAAGAATGTAACTCTGTAATTACAGAATATATGAGAGAAAAAGTATAAATTCATTACTGGAGCTTACCAAAAATATCTATTTTGACTATCTAATACTAGATCCAACGTAAATATAAGTATTTATAGGGAAAGGAGAAAAGATATGTGTCTATGGATTTTAGAGGATCAAGAGCAAAACGAGAAAGAGCTTTGCTATTACCTCATCTGTAAAGGACTTCATGCCTACACTAATTTAGAAGAAGCCAAGTATTGGAAAGAAGAGGATGAACCAATTATTAAATTCAAGGTCAAGGCAGAAAATATTGTTGCTGTTGAGAACGGTTGTTCTAAACAAAAACATAATTTTCAACGGTTAGTTTATACTAAACTAGAATTCGTTGAGATTATAAGAGAAGATTAAGGAGGGATATCATGTGTTTATGTATTAACTCTAATAAAGAACAGAACAAAAAAGATCTTCAAGAGTTTATCGGAGATCAAGAAGAAGTGTTTGTTTATAAAATTTTAAAGAAGTGGTCGCATGAAGACTTCTATAGATCTCCATATTATGAATTTAGTTGGGACTTTAAGAACCAGAAAGACTTTGAAATAGAGAGACCTTCAAAACCAACTGAAGAAGAACTAGAGTTGGGATCAATCGATAGAGGTTTTCATGCTTATACTAATCTTGAGGCAGCAAGTAGAGATAAAAAGAAATTGCATAACTACTCGTTACTCTCCTTAATAATAATTAAGTTTAAAGTAAGAGTGGAAGATATTGTTGCTATTGAAAACGACCTCGGGAAAGGAAACTTTCAGGAACTTGTTTGTAGAAAATTAGAGTTTATTGAAATTATAAGAGACTAATAAGATCATTACTGGGCGCTCTAGAAAGGAAAAGATAACAATATTTAAGGAGAAAACATGGCTAAAACCTAAGTTATCTTTATTAGAACAATTACTAAAAATATTTTCGTCAGATATTTTAAATAAGTCTAGTGAACCACACTGTGTAGTTTATCTTGTCCAGAATTTCATTATAGACTTGGGATACAAGTTTAAATGGAATGGTGGTTTTATCTTTTCTAAAGAGCTTGAAAATGATTTAATAGAGCTGGCCAATTCTAATAGCATAGAAAGAAGTACTCTTAAGACCTCAGCCTCGTTTTCACAAAGAGTATGGCGTCAATTAGAGGCTTTCGTTGTACTTCTTGATGGAAATACTTTCGAGTCAGAAGACGAAAGATTACGTTGGATGTGTTTTATAGCTTTATTTACCATGTATTCAAAGACAAACCCGAGAAGACTAGAGTTTGTTGAGTGGATTCATAAAACGCATAGCGATTTGAAAGATTTTACGGTAGGATTAGGTAAAGTGAATGTATTACTGTCCATTCTGTAAGAAAGAACTAAGGCAAGGGCCTTTAGAAATGTACCAAACCCTTGAAGAACACTGTTTTGATCCTAATGAAGAAGAATATGAAATTGAACCACGTGAAACCTGGATCTGTGGTTGTAATTTTTCATTAGGTTGTTTCTGGGGTTCTAATGGTGAACTCTTTACTAGAACTAACCTGCCGAAAGGAAATAACGAAATTATCCGTAAAGCAAAATTTACATCATGTATTGGATCTCTCTGGAGAGAGATAGATGAAGAAATCTATAGAGAAAAGATCTATCAAAGGAAAGAATCATGAAAGTAATAATTATGAGAGGTTTGCCAGGCGCTGGGAAAAGTACTTTTGTTAAAAAGAACTACCCAGATGCAGTAATATGTTCTGCTGATAAGTATTTCATAAATAAGCATGGAGAATACAAATTTGATCCTGGTCTTATTGGAGAAGCACACATACATTGTTTACAGACATTTTTGTATTTTATTACCACTCTCAAAGAAAAACTTATTGTAATAGACAATACAAATGTTACAACAACTGAATGGATTCCTTATTACAGAATCGCAGAAACAATGGGATATAGCTGTGAAATTATTGAAGTCTTTGCAGATCCAAAAATCTGTGTTGAAAGAAATATCCATGGAGTTCCTAAATCAACTATTGATAATATGGCAAGAAAATGGCAACCAGTCCCAAAATGGATAAAGAACGTGGAGAAGGTAAACAATGATTAAAGATGTACTCTATCTACCTAGTGGTAGAATCTTTATTAGTGACTTGAACGGTTACATAATTGAATCTACTGAAATGAGAGACGTCGCAGTAGACGGCAAGCTTCATAAGATAGTAAGAGAGACTCAAGATCCACAAGTAATATGGAAACATCTTGTTCCCTATAAAGAAAAATGGTTACTAACAGTAAGTACACAACGTGGATGTATTCATAATTGTCAGTTTTGTGATGTTGCCCCTTTACCTTTTAAGGGAAATCTCACACGAGATGAAATCCTAGATCAAGTTATTAGTATACTTAAAAATACTCCTTATGTTACTCAAAGCAACAAAGTAAAGATAGGGTTTGCTAGAATGGGCGAGCCTGCATGGAATGTAGAAAATGTTCTTGATGCAATGAAACTTCTACCTCAAATATCAGAACATCAAGGACGTGACTTTAAATGGCTTCCTTGCTTTAATACAATACTTCCCCGAAAAGCAAATGTGTTAAGCCAAGTAATAGATTTTAAAGAATCTACTTATGATGGAAGACTTCATTTACAAATTTCTTGTAATTCAACAGACGAGAATAAGAGAAAAGAGTTATTTGGCGGCGCGGATGTAATAACTCTGCCTGAAATAGTATCAGAGGTGAACAAACAAAAAATAACAAGCCGAACAGTTACATTAAATTTTATTGTTATGCAAGGAGTAGAAGTTTCTGTAGGAAAGCTAAAGAAAATGGGGCTTCGAGGTGACAAGTTTACTGTTAAACTTATTCCACTTAATAGTACAAATAATGCAAAAGGGAATGAGCTAAAGACAGTAGCAAACTATTCAAACTATGATAAGCTGATTGAAATCGGCAATCAGTTTAGAGAAGCAGGTGTTCCTGTTGTAATTGATGCAATTGCTAAATGTGAAGAGGCTGGATTGTGTTGCGGACAGCTTGCCCAAATATATCTGTAATAACTAATTTTGGATGTAGAGCCAACTGTTGGTATTGTATATGGAAAGGACATGAACTTGAATATGTTAATGAGAAGACAAACTGGAAGAAACTAGAGAACTTTTTAAGTGAGAACAAAAATAAAGGAAAAGTTTCTCTATCTGGCGGCGGTGATTGTCTCTATAAATATCATCATCATATTGAATGGTGGAATAAGTTCTTTAAAATAACAAACAACCTCAATATGTTAGTAGACGTTCATACACGAGAACAGTTCAAGCTTTCATCTTTCTGGGAAAAGATAAATAGATGTGTGTTTTCAAGTGATTTACTAGAGAATAATAAAGAATACTTAGAATATTTATCAAACCTAACAAAAATAAGAATAACCCACCTTGTTACCCATAAAACAACTTTTAAAATGGTTGAAGATTATCTAGGTTTCCAAGAGCAAATAGGCTGCCAATTTACTATTAAAGAATTAATTGGATATGACGACAAAGGTATGTACAAAAAGATAAGAGACAAATATCCAGATATTTATTACTTAGATGCGGGCGATTATAATATCTATTATATGCCTGACAATTCAATTCGAGATTCATTTCTATAATAAACCAAAAGGAGAAATTATGAAAAAGACAATTTATTTAGCTAATCCTTACAGCTTTTCAAAGCAAGCAAAGGAAAGACTATTACCTCCAATCATCGAGGAGCTAGAGCTACTTGGCTTAGAGGTTTGGGAACCATTTGAGCGCAATAACCAGGAGGATCTAACTAGCAAGCCAGGATGGGCCTATATAGTTGGACAAAAAGATTACGAAGATGTTCGAAAGAGTGATGCAATTTTTGCAATTGTAAATGGAACTCCTCCTGATGAAGGAGTTATGGTTGAACTAGGAATGGCAATTGCTTTAGGAAAGCTAACCTTTCTATTTAGAGATGACTTTCGAAGATGTACCTGATAGTGAAAGATATCCTCTTAATCTAATGTTATTTACTGGGTTGCCAGAAAATACATGGAGAGACTTCTTCTATGAATCAATAGAAGAAATTAGAGATCCTAAAAAAGCCCTCTGTAAATGGGCCTAATATAAAAGAATAAATCATGACAAAAGAAGAATTACTAAAAACAGTAGGACATTTTACTTGGGGGTTTTCCTCAAAATTCTTCATAGAAACCGAGGTTGGTAATTTTATCTGGTCAGACCCTGAATATAATGGAGATAATTCTCTTACTTATTTTAAAGGCTCTTATGAAGAATGGACAAAGGAAGAGAACATTCCATTTGGAAGAGATAAGGGATTTCATATTATTAAAAATTATTGTGGAGAGGATGTTGTTCTTAAAGCAAAGGTTGTCCGTAAAATAGACAGAATAAAAAGTGGTTTCTACCGAGTAATAGAGGGTTGGAAAAATGAGTGAACAAAAGACTATTTTCTTTATAGGAGATATTGTTGAAGAAAATGGGAAAACCATCAAACAAAACAATATGGAGCGAAAGCATAATATTCCAATAGACACTCTTGTTGAAGTTAAATTCGACAGATGGCATGGAGATGGCGCTTGTGAAAAAGTTCATGCAAGATTATGGGTTGTTGAACATGGAAGAGATTGTGATAGAACTCCTCTATATTCACTTTCTTCTTGCAAATTAGAAGGACTGAATGAGATTAGGCAATATTTTGGTAAATTCGCAGTAGAGGTTCATCATGGGTTTTCAGAAGAGTCTCTAACTGTTATAGAAGTAACAGATAAACTAAAGCAAGGTTATGGCGAGTTACAGTGGGAAAAAGATGAGTAATAGAAATCCTTGGTATAAGCACAATCCTTGTAAACCACAAGAATGGACAAGTACAAAAATAATTGACGACATTAAGTATCCATTTTTACCAGCAGCTCCGGCAAGCAAAGGAAGAAAAAAAGGATATGCTCTTATTGCTCTTGATGACAAGATCAAAAAGTTTCATAGATTTTTAATAGAGAAACAGGTCAAAAGGGATCTTTTACCCTTTGAAACGATCCATCATATTGATTGGAATATAAGGAGGAGTAATGGAATTGCTATCTAGAATATTAATTGTAATGATTATAGCTGTTGCAGTTTTCGTCTCTATGGTGTTTATAAGGGATAATAATTTCTATGAAGGACAAGCGGTCCAAATCTATAATCAACAAGTAGAAGCTTACTATAAGAAAGGAGAAGATCAATATCCAATTTGTTCTGACGGATCTATTCATAAACTTTTTAAGAGAGACTAGAGAGGAAAAAGAAATGTCAATAGTTTATCGACAAGGTGATGTTATCGTGGCGGCTCAAGAAGCGGCCAAAACCAACAAAATTATTATTCCTCATGTTTGTAATAACAGAGGAGGATGGGGAGCTGGATTCGTCCTTGCAATAAGCAAGACTTGGACAGAACCAGAAAAATCCTACCGAAAACTGCATAACTATGTACTAGGAGAAACTCAATTTATTAAGATCCCACAAGAAAACATTACTATTGCAAATATGATTGCTCAAGATGGGTTTGGAGGAAGAAATAATAGAATTCCTTTGTCCTATATGGATCTGAATTTTTGCCTAGAACGAGTATTTTTGCAGGCAAGAGATAATCAGGCTCATATTTATGCTCCAATGTTTGGTTGCGGGCTCGCTGGAGGAGACTGGGTTGTGATTGAGAAAACCATTCAAAGTTTTATTGAGAAAACAAGTGTTCCAGTATTCGTTTATAAATACTAAATTCTTCTTCCAAAAACAGACCAGGGGAATACACAGAATGAATAACAAGAAGAAAACTAAATGCAGCGATAGTGGGCATAGATGCCTAGCCGAAAAAGACAAAATACACGAATGCGATTATTCTGAAAAGTGTATTTTGTACAAAGATTGCAGATATTGTGTATTTGCTGGCGAAGAAGAATGTTTTAACCAGGATGCCTGGCCAGAAAATCAAGAAAATAATCTTAAGTAAATTCTTCCTTAGATAAACTTCTCTCCAAAAAATCCAAAATAAATTTCAATGAAAGATCTAGATGGGTAAAGCTAGATCTTAAAATCTACCTGTAAGGAGGTAAAAGATGTCATTACAAGAAAAATATTCTGATCTTCTCCAAACAAATAATTCAGTTATTAATGAAGAGTTCGGATTCTGGTGGAATCTTGGAGTCGAGCTTAAAATAGTGGATCAAGAGCATCGATTAACAGAAATGTATAACGGACTAAACGAAGAAGATCTTCGTTATTGTCTGTCTCAAATGAAGAAGATCGAGCAGCAGGCAAAGACCGCCGGAGATAAGAAGAAAGCCGCTCTTCGAGAGAAGTATCGTCCCTTACTTGAATGGAAGAATCGTTTAGAAGCAGATATTGAAGAAAAGATGATAAAGATTCGTGAGCTTGAGAAAGAAATTGATCTTTCTCTTGTAAACGAAGAAGAAGACTATTCTCTTGAAAAACACAAGAAGGTTGATCCTATTCAACAATATCTTATGAATAATGTTCATAAGATGAGTTTTAATGAGTTAGAAAATGCCCTTGAATCTGTTGAGGTGCTTTTCTCAGAATCCGAGAAACATAATCTTTATAGAGAGATTGATTATGTTACTTTTGTAGAATGTTCTTTTGCTCTTTTGGCGCGGCTTATCAGGATGAAAGATAAGGCAACATATATTATAAGAGGAATTAAAATAGTTAAGCCTTATGAATCTGGATATATGGACGAATACAAAAGATTCAGGTCTATGTACCAAAAGCTTCAAGAGAAAGCGAAACAGAAGCGTGAAGCAGCTATGGTGTTCTACGAGTTTATGTCTCAAGGACATCTCACTGAAGATGATATTATTTCTGCAATTGATAGTCGGCGAAAGTGCCAAAAGATTCTTCCTGAAATCGCCACAAGAAAATCAAAAATTACTTCTTTCCATTCGTTTCCAAAAGTAGCATAATAAGAACCCTAGAGCCCTCTTTGGAGGGCTTTAGTTGTTTTAGAAAGAAAATCCCATGATAGAATGTATTACTTTGGCAAGCCAATCATTAGTTGATGAGATAAATATTTATACAAACTATATTGAGAATTCAGGTATAGTACTTAGTCTAGACCTGGCTATACAACTTTTAATATTGGAAAAAGATGAATTCAAATTAAACTTTTGGAGAATTTCTTATTGTTCTTTAGAATATGGTTTTAATAAAGAATTCTTTGGCTATAAACCAGTAAGCAATGATCGGTTTCTAGATTATTGTTTCCAAGTATTTGGAGGATATAGTGAATTTCAAAGTTATCATTGCTGGCGGAAGAGATTTTAATAACAAAAAACTTCTTTTTCATAAAGCAGATTTGCTTTTAAAAGAACAAATTAGAAAAGAGAACAAAATTATTATTGTTAGCGGCGGAGCTAATGGTGCAGATAAACTTGGAGAAGACTATGCTGAAGCCAGAGGATTCTATATAAAGGTTTATCCTGCTAATTGGGACGATATTACAAATAAGCCTCTTTCAGAAATTAGAACTCGAAGAGACGGCACTAAGTACTGGTCCAAAGCTGGACCAGAACGAAATATCCAAATGGCCAAATACGGAGATGCTCTTATTGCTTTCTGGGATGGAAAATCAAAAGGTACTAACCATATGATTAATATTGCAAAAGGAAAAGGTCTTGCTGTAAGAGTTATTAATTACTGATTGAGGAAAACAAAATGTGTTTATGGATCCGAAATAATCAAGAAGAAAACGACAAAGATTTAAAAGAATTTCTTGGGGATCGACAAGAGATCTATGTCTATAAAATTTTGTATAAAAATCCAGACAAAGATTTTTATAGATCTGAATATTATGAATTTTTTTGGGATTTCAAGAAACAAAAAGTTTACAAGATAGATAGACCTTTAAAGCCTACGAAAGAAGAATTAAGTTACGGAGAAGATGGAATAAATTGGGGAGAAATACACAAAGGGTTTCATGTCTATACTGATCTTGAGACCGCTAAAGCCACTTGTGGTTATTATCGTAGAGAAATTGTTAAATTTAAAGTACTTAAAGAAGACATTGTCGCAATAAACAATAATTGGTTCTTTTCTAAAAAATATCTTAAAGAACTAGTATGTAGAAAATTAATGTTTGTAGAAGTTTTAGAAGATTAAGGAGAATTCAATGATAAAGTATATAACATTGTTTTCAGAAGGATTACTAAAGAAGATCGAAGATAACTCTTTTGTTATGTGGGGGTCCACTAAAACTCCTCCAACATTCGCAGATGAATGGATAAAGAAATTAGCAAAATCACTTGTTTTAACTAAGGAAGGACTTTTTTTCTCCTATCAAGAACCTGATTATGTACTATTTGGAGAAAGAGTGTCTCAAGAAACCTTTATCGAAAAATGTAAGGAGATGTTTCTAAATGACTAAGTATCAAAGATCCGCAATTAAGACTTTTGTAAACAATATCAAGAGTAAGACTAGTGAATTAAATGGTATTAACTCTTTTATTAAAGATAAAGATTTCGAGAGTTATACAGTACGTTTAATACAGCAAGTCTTATTAGAAGTTCAAAATATTACTAGACAACTACAAGATTCTGACAACAAATATAACCCAGTAATTGCTAATATATATGAGTTAAAAATAATATTGGACGAAATTGAAAAACCTCTTCAAGAAGAATTCTGATGAAACGAGCTTGTAAGAACTGTAAATTCTTTTTCAAAATACCTGTTGGTAGTGACGGACTATGGGATTTTACTAAAGAAGCTTGCGCTATAAAAAAGCTAGACTATCACTTGTATAAAAAAACAACCTGCGACTCCTATAGTCCAAAAGAAACAAACAAGGAGAACAAAATGAAAGAGATTTGTCACTCATGTATTCACTTTGATCTAAACCGTCTATATTGTAATAAAAAAAGAAAGTCTACATGGAGTGCTAATTATTGTATTCAGTTTGAAACAAAGAAAGAGAAAGAAATAGAAAAAACATGTAAAAGCTGCAAGTATTTTTCTGGACAAGGTCATTATAATGGATACTGCCATCGATTATTAATAGATAGGAATAAGAATCATTACTGCAGTAATTATGAACAAAAGGAAAATTCTATGGAAGAAACAGGAAATATTTGGTATGTACATAATCCTTTTACAGGATATACAAGGCATGTTCATACATCTCGCGGCTCCGCTGAAGATGAAGCTAAAAGACTTGCAAAGGAAAATCCAGGAGTTCTATTTCAGGTTTTAAGGAGAGAATCTACTTTTATCTCAAAGCCGATTGAGATTAGACGTTATCCTGATAATGAAGAGGACGTTGAATTTCCTTTCTAGAGAGAAGTAAATGACTAAATCAAACTGTCATATTGAAAAAACAAAAGAAGATTACGTTTTCATTTGTAACTACAATACTTGTAGAAAAGAGTGTAGTTTTTCAGATACAACTGACGAAAAATGTGAGTATAATCCATTAAATAGTAGTTGTAGTAATTGCTGTTCTTATCTAAAAGTAGATGATTTTGTGGACGAATGTACAAACACAAAAGCTCAAGAACAAGAACTAGAAAATATAGCAAATTGGATTCAAAATCTAATTAAAAAGAATAAGCCAAGAATTATAAGGAGATGTCTTCATTGCGGCGAGCCGCTTAAAGATCAATTAGATTTCTTTTGCGATCATGGATGTGAAATGAAATTTATTACAGAAATGGAAGAGAAATATAAATGAAATGTCTTAGTTGCGGAGAAGATTTAGATCCAATACAAGTAAATCAGATCTTTTGTGATGAATATTGTGAAGAAAGTTTCTACTTTAGTTTGTACGAAGATCTACATAAACAAGAAATAGAGGAAGAAGAATAATGTGTCTATATATTAAAAAAGACCAAGAAAAAAATGAAAGAGATCTAAATAATTTTCTAAGGGATTGTGAAAAAGTTTACGTATATAAAATTTTAAGAAAAGGCATATATAGAGGCTTTTATAGATCTATTCATTATCCTAATTGTATCTGGAATTTTAAGAAACAAAAAGTTTACTGGATAGATAGATCTTCTAAACCTACAGAGTATGAACTTAATCTTGGAGAAATAAGTCAAGGACTTCATGTTTATGTCAGTTTTAGAATAGCTCAAGAATATTTTCGTCATTTTTATTCTTGTCTATCTGATCTAGTAATTGTAAAGTTTCGGGTTAATAAAAGAGACATTGTTGCTATTCAAAATGATTGGATTTTCGAAGAGCCTAACTTTAAACAACTAGTCTGTAAAAGACTAGAATTTGTTGAAGTTGTATAAGACGAAGGATAAAAGATAGACAAAATGAATATTGAAGTAATGTCTGAAGAATATAAAAAAGACATTGAGAAACAAGAACAGTGTTTTTCAAAGCTACAAATCCTCGTAGACAAGTTTTCTGTTGAAGAAGATACTCCAATAGAAGAAACTTTTGCAATCTCTATTCTAAAGATTCTAGAAGGAGTTTTTGAATGGCCAGATTTTCAATCTGTTAAAAACCTTATATATCAATTTTGCCATGATAGTTGGCCTTCGGAAAATATTTATAGAGTAATTCTTACCTGCGAACAAAAATGGAATGGTTTTGATAATGGTTTTGAATGGGATATTGTAGATTCCGTTTTTACAGATTTAGAAGATTATTCTATGAATAAGCTGGCTTAGTATAAAAGTTAATTGAGTTAGTAATAAAATTAGTTAAATAAATTAGATATTTAACACATGTTTTCTGGGTAATATATCCAGAATATTTATAAACTGCCAAAATTTGGCAAAGAAAGGAAAGAAAAATGATGAAGAAAGTTGGATTGTGGAGTGACGTTCAAGGGATCATTGGAAACAAGGAATGGCAACGCCCGACTGAGAAGTGGATTACTAACTCAAAAGGAGACAGAATGAAGATTAATTATTTTGTTCTCCTTTGCCAGAACACTATGGCCGGAAAGAACGAGAATGGATATTTTCCTCAAGAGCCAGTAACAGTCTACCTTCCTCAAGGGGAAGCTGGACGAAGGGTCTTTAAACAATTGACAGCAGGAAGGAGAGTTATCGTTAAGGGGCCGCTGCAAGCAAAGCCCAGGAGTTCTAGTAACGATAATATCTTTGCGAATTTGGAAATTCAAGCACAAGAAATTGAATTCCTTGATCGGCCCCTTAATCGAGTAATTAGATCTTTTACTCAGGAGGTTGCAGAAAACAGTAATATCTTTGTAGAAATGTTTGCAAAGATTAGAGAAAATGTTCTAGACATAGAGTCTTTTACAAAAGAGTTCAGTGATAGGCTTGAACGATTTGCCGTTCAAAAGTATCACGATGGACGAATCATTCTTGACGAAGAAGGAGTTCCTAAGAAGAACAACTAAAACAAATAACCAAATCTTTCCTTCTGCTTAAAAATCTCCTATAATTAAAATATAGTTTCTGTCTATAATTTACTTCCCACCTGGATAGCCCAAAAGCCCCAGGTGGGGTTATTTTTTAAACCAGAGAGTTATTAAAATGGGAGATTCTAGAAGATTTAACTTGTTTGCTAAATTTATTAAGGATAACTTTCCCCCAGAGAAATATCCAAAAGTCGCAGATATTGCGGGAGGAAAAGGATATTTACAAACAGCTCTTAGATCTTATGGTTATAATGTAACAACCTTTGATAAGAGAAAAGGTAGAAGAAATAGACCAAATAGGTTTCAGTATCAATATAGATATTTCGATAGGAACATTGAAGAAGAGTTTGATCTTCTTGTAGGAATGCACCCAGATGAAGCAACTGATGTTATTATTGCCGAGGCCGCGAGAAGAAAAACCCCGTATGCAGTAGTACCATGTTGTGTAAAACCAACTGTTTCTAATATTGAATTTAGAAATGCTTATAATTACACAAACTGGATCAAACATCTTAAAAACTTTGCAGCTAAATTAAACTTAACTGCTAATGAAGCTTATTTAAGAATGACAGGTAAAAGACTAGTTTTATATGGGTCTACAAGAATAGGAGACTAGTATGTGCTTACATATTTCGTATGATCAAGAACAAAATGAAGAAGATCTTCAAGATTTTCTTGGTAATAGGAAAAATATATTTGTCTATAAAGTTCTAATAAGGAGACTATATGAAAATTTCTATAGATCCTTTTATCGTCCTGAATTTGAGTGGGATTTTAGAAAACAAAAAATATATCAAGTAGATAGACCTAACAAACCTACCAAAGACGAACTCTATAATAGTCAAATAGAAAAAGGTCTTCATGTCTATACTCACCTTAACATGGCTAGGTATTTTCGTGAAATTCATGAAGGATCTGAAACAATTGCAAAATTCAGAGTTGAGAGAAAAGATATTGTTGCTGTTAACAATGGATATCATGAAGCGGTTTGTACTAAATTAACTTTTATAAAAGTTTTAGAAAACTAAGGAGAAAGATATGTGTAAATGGGGCAATACAACATTAGTTCCGGTATTTATTCCGGCAAGGCTTAGTCGTACAGGGAAAGACGCAGCAAAGCTAGCGGATATAGATACTTGTATAGCACCATTAGTCCGAGCGCTAAATGCTGTAGGACTTATAACTGTAGCTTCATGCTGCGGGCATGGAAAACAGCCTGGATCAATTATTTTTAGTGATGACTCTGAAATAAGAATATGTACATTTGAACAAGCCAGAATTATAGATAAATATTTTCCAAGTATTACATAACTAAAGGAGAAACAATATGAATCTAATGTTAGATATTAAAAAGAAGATTGACAATATGTCCTATGAAGAAATGCTAAGATTATGGCGATTTGCAAAACTAGGAAATCCTTTATTCATAGGTGAAACCGGCATTTATTTTAAGAAACAGATGTTTGAGAAATCAAAGAATGTTGATACTGTTCTTATTTCTAAAAAAGTAGGCCGGGAAGGATAAAAATAATGGAAAAGATAATAAAACTTTTTCTTGTACTTCTTATGATTATTGTAACTATATTTATATTATCAGCTTTTGCAGATGTAATATTTTATAAAGGACAAGCTACTCAAATATGCAACGGGAAAATAGAAACAATCTATAAAAAGAATGAGAACCATTACGTACTTTGTTCTGATAAAACCGTTCATAAACTTTTAAGGTAATTAAAAAATAATTAAGGATGATTACCCAAGTGGCCAAAGGGAGAAGATTTTTAATCTTCTGCGTAAGCTTCGTGGGTTCGAGCCCCACACCATCCTCTAACTTCTAAAAGGAGAAGGAGATATTCAAATGGGAACGAGTACACATATTCTCGGCATTAAACCGCCTGATGAAGACTTTAAAAAAATGTTCAAGGCTTATAAAGCTTGTATTGATGCCGAAGTAGATGTTCCAAAAGAAGTACTAGAATTCTTTAATTATATAGATCCAGATCCTTCAGGAATAGTAGTTGATCTTCCTGCAGATTGTAAAAAGCCATATAATACAGATAACGAACAAGGTTTTGAGATAAATATAAAGGATCTGCCTAAAGATATAAAAATTATCAGATTTTATAATAGTTGGTAAAGACACAACTTAGTTAGGAAGCTATTTACACTAAATTAATCTTCATCAAAATAAAGGAGAAGAAATGGATATTCAAGAAAGCATTAATAGAAGCCAAAAGAAGTACAGAAAATATCGAGAAGAGTCTTTGAAGAAATCAAAGAGAATTAAGGAACTAAGAAAAATAGCAAAAGAGAATAAAGTAAAGTATTTCGAAATTGATTTTAGTACTATTGATTTTGGCAATAAGTCAAAAAGGATTATTGCGGGAGTAGATTTAACTAGTCATCGAATAGCATTTGCGGTCTGTTCAGAAAAAGACGAATTTAAGGCCGGAGTTGCCAAAAATCTTATCAATAGCCGACTATATGATCATTATGAGAATCAATCTTTATGGTTTTCAAAGAGTTTTAATTCAACTATTATTTTAGAGGCAGTTGCATATATAGGAGAATCTAGTTTTCCAAATAACCATATCTTTTCAACAATAAAGAAAGAAATTGGATTGAAAAAAGATAGTTTTTCTGTATATGTTGAGCCACTGCAATGATTATGGAAATTATACAACATAGAGAAAGTAAAACTTCTATCTTCTTCTGTTTAGAATTTGAAAGAAAAGGAGAAAAAGGATGTAGCTATTCTTTTCCTTGTAACGAGGGTGGAGAACTAGAAGAACTCAATGCAGCTGCTTACTTTAACTACCAAAAATGTATTAATAATCCAGATAGATATATCAACAAAGGAGTACAAAAACATAGCTGTTTATGTATTACCCCAAGAATTGGTAGATGTGAATGTGGAGAAGAAATATATTTAGATGGATTCACAAATTCTTGTGATTGTGGCAGAATGTATAACTGGGCTGGTCAAGAACTAGCTCCAGTTAGCCAGTGGGGAGAAGAAACAGGAGAACATCCCTCAGATATTTTGAGAATAAAATGAAATACCACACAGATAAAAATGGAAATAAAACCCTAATTAAAGACTTAGAGACAAGTCATCTAAAAAACATCATAAAGTATATAGAAAGAAGAGCTAAAGAAGGGATAGTTTTAAGATATGGAGGTGGCGGGCCAGATGTAGAAGATATGTGGTATGACGAAGATCATTTATTCGACGAAGAAGCAAAAAGCTACTTGAACTATAACACCTATCTAAATGAACTAAAATCTAGAACAGATCGAGGATAAAATGAAAATATTCACTCCCGTCAAAAAGATCTATAATGTTTTTAAAACAAAATTCTCTCTCTGTTTTAAGATTTTTAAAATCTTATCAATTCTATTTGCTTTTCTTATAACTATATTTTTTATTGTTCCTGTTGTTCTTCTATTCTCTCTTATTACTTCTTATTTGTCACAAAAGAAAGAAGAAGAATATGTGTTTGTATATTAAAAGAGACCAAAAAGAAAATAAAAGAGATCTTCAAGAGTTTCTTGGTGATCAAGAAAAAATCTTTGTTTATAAAATTTTAGAAAAGCGGCCAAACGAAGACTTCTATAGATCTTTGGTTTATAGCCACTTTACTTGGAATTTTTCTAAAGAGAGAATATTTTGTGTAAACGTAAACTCTAAACCCACTAAAAGAGATCTAGAAGAGGGTGAAGTTTATCTTGGCTTTCATACTTATACAAATCTTAAAATAGCTAGAGAACGTCAATACTATTCTAGTATGAGTATTGTAAAGTTTAAAGTAAAAAAACAAGACATTATTGCTGTCGAAAATAGAGCAGACAATCCAATAAATTGTCTAGATCTTAGAAAACCAACCCCTAACTTTCAAAGATTAGTTTGTAGAAAATTAGAATTTGTTGAGATTTTATAACTGAAAAGGATTAGAAAATGGCATATAAAGCAGTTGTATGTAAACTAAAGAATGTCCGGTCTCATCCAAATGCTGATAAACTGAATTTAGCCCAGGTCGCTAATTACCAAATTATCATTAGCAAAGAATTTCAAGAAGGGGATTTAGGAATTTACTTTCCTACTGATGGACAATTAAGCCATGAACATTGTATGAGTACCCGGCTTTATAGAAAAGATCCTTCAACAAATGAACCAATGGGAGGATTTTTTCGGCCTAACAGAAAAGTAGAGACCATTAAACTAAGAGGAGAATATTCTAACGGATTTTGGCAACCAATAGAATCTTTTGCCTGGTGCGGCCCAAATAAACTTAAAAATGGAGACGAAATAACTCATATTAATGGACATCTGTTATGCGAGAAGTATTACACTCCAGCTACCCGTCGACAAATGGGAAATAAAAAGCAGAAGAAAAAAGCTAAGATTTCAATTGATTTCCCTGGCTTTAAGCAACACTTTGATACAAGTCAGCTAAGAACAAATATTAAAAGAATTCCAGAAGATGCAATTATCATAATAACTACAAAGCTTCATGGAACTAGCGGCCGTACTGGTCGTCATCTATCTTCTGTCAGAGGAAAAAATTGGTTCTGGAACTTAGTTAATAAGTTCAAAAAACCCGAATGGAAATATGTTTCCGGTTCTAGAAGAGTTACCTTTGTTAATAAGATAGAAGACAGTTATTACAAAAAAACAGATTTTAGAGATATCATTCACCGAAAGATTAAATCAGTTGGTCTCCATAAAGGAGAAACCCTATATTATGAGATTGTTGGATATCAAGATAATGATATTCCCTTAATGGGGGTCTATAATACAGAAAATAAAGATTTAACTAAACAATATGGAAAAAATATTGTTTTCTCATATGGATGTTCTACTGACAAAGGAGGAGATTTAGGACAGAAATATGATATTTATATCTATCGAATAACTTATACTAGTCTTGATGGATATGAAATAGATTTGTCCTGGCCACAAATGGTAAGAAGAGCTGGACAACTAGGATTTAAAACTGTTCCTCATTTAGAAACTTTTGTTCTGCAAAATAAGATAGATCTTGTAGAAAAGTGTAGATTATATGCAGCAGGAGCCGATCCAATAGAAAAGACACATCCAATTGAAGGAGTTGTTGTTCGAGTAGAACATCCTCTCTTAATAGACTTCTTTAAGTGGAAAAGTGATGAATTCTGCGAATTAGAAAATATCAGAAAAAATGATGATCAATATGTGGATCTAGAAGAGATTTCATAAAAATAGGAAACTAAAATGTGTCTATTAATTCAACGAGATCAAGAAAAAAATGAAAAAGATCTAAACAGGTGGTTCGGGTCTCGGACTAAATTCGCATATGTTTATAAAAGGTTGCGTAAATGGCCTACTCATAAGAAGGGGCTTTTTAGATCTCCTGTTTTTGAATTCATATGGGATTTTAATAAAACTAAAACATATCAAGAAGATAGATCTAATAAGCCTACTGAATGGGAACTAGAAACAGCAAGAGTCCATAAAGGTTTTCACGTCTATGTTAATCTTGAAACAGCCAAGAAAGAAAAAATTTATTGTGATGAAGTAGTTGTAAAATTTCGCGTTAATAAAGAAAATATTGTTGCTATTGAAAATAGATCTATTCCTAATTATAGTTTTCTTGAATTAATTTGTACCAAGCTAGAATTTGTTAAGGTAATCGAGTAATGACAATAAAAGAACTAACAGAGATAGGAAAACAGAAATGTTTACAGTCTATTTGTAAATTTAGAGTTTCTGCAATTGGTTTAAATAAAGATGGTCAAATCGTGGCGCGAGCAATGAATATTCCAAGATTTCGTCATAAAGGCGGTGGGATCCACGCCGAGATGCAGTTATTTAAACTAGCGAAGCAAAAAGGAATAAAAACTATACTGATATGTAGAACTTCTAAGAGGGGAAAAATATCTCCTATAAATCCATGTCCTGCTTGTAAAAAAATAGCAGAAAAACTTAATATTAAAATAGTGTCTCTTTATTAAGGAGAAATAAATGAATAATAAATTTCAATGTCCAGCATGTGGTACCAAAAATGGACTTCCTTGTAGATGCTGGGATTTTAAGACAAGTTTACACTATATGCAGCTTTCTCCTAATGGATTAGAAAAGTCACTTGAGTATTTTGGACTGCAAAAAATCAATAGAGATATAGAGAAAGAAATTAGGCTGTTAAAACTAAAGATAAAAGTACAAGAAAGATTTAAGAAAATAAAAGAACAGAAGAGAAAGAAATTTATTAAGATCAAGCCGAAATATGATGCGATTTTTTATGGAGGAGTTAATTGGCTAGATAGCCTATAAGGAAGATAAAATGTGTTTACATATTTGCCTAGATCAAAAAAAGAATGAAAAAATTTTAAAGAGATGGTTTGGACGAAGACAAAAATTCGCCTATGTTTATAAGGTTTTGCAAAAACGGTCAAATGAAGACTTTTATAGATCTACTCTTTATCAGAATTTTAAATGGGATTTTAGAAAACAGAAAATATTTGAAGTCGATAGATCTTCTAAACCCACTGAAAAAGAACTATATTTTGCAAAAATAAATAAAGGTCTTCATGTGTTTACAAGTCTAGAAAAAGCTGAATCTTACCGTTCTTTTCTCGACGAAGTAATTGTAAAATTTAGAGTTAATAAAGAAGATATTATTGCTGTTGAGTCTTATATAAGAGAAGCTGTTTGTAAGAGATTAGGGTTTGTTAGAGTTTTATAAGGAGTTAAAATGTTTTTGGCATTAGGAACACTTGTCGCAACTTTTTCTATAATTCTAACAATTATTTTACTAACTTCAAGAGAAGAAAAGGATAAGCCTTAATGGAAGAAGATCTTAACAAAATCAAAAACTCAGTAAAAGATATACTAGAATTTATCAAAGTTTTATAAAGGAATTAAAATGTCTTATGGTTTAATGATTATAATTACTTTTTGTGTAATTTCTATTATAATTATCGCTTTAACTAGTTGTTAAGGAGCTTCAATGATAGAAGATATTGAAAAAATTAAAGGTTCAGTAAAAGAAACACTAGAGTTTATTAAAACAGTAAAAGAATATTTAAATACACAATTTGGGATCTTGGGGCCGGACAGTCAAATAAAGACAATAGAGGAATGGAAGAAATTTTTTAAAATTGAAATTCCTGAACATATCTCATTACAGCAGTTAGTTGAGCTTTCTGCCAAAGCCGCCAATAAATATCAAGAAGCCTCTGATCTTAGAGAAAGAGAAACAACAACTCTTGCAATTCTAGAACAATCAAGACAGGATAAATACCATACTGCTTATAATGAAACAAGAAGAGAAAGTGAAGCAAAATATAATAAGCCATTAGCGGCTGAAAGCTGTAAAAATGCAGCTTTGTTGGTAGTAAAAGAACTAGAACAGGCTATTAATACTCAAAAAGTTACGAAGGATTTCTGGAGTAAAACTTGTGAAAGTCTAACAGAAGTTAGGAAACATCTAGAGCTTATTAGTTACGCTCTTGGTGCAGAAATAAGAAACCAAAGAGATATTATCATAAAAGCAGGAAACTGAAATGTGTTTATGGATTGAATCAGATCAAGAAAAAAATGAAAAAGACTTAAATAAGTGGTTTGGATCTCGTAAAAAGTTTGCCTATGTTTACAAGATTTTAAAAAAGTATCCAGATGAAGACTTTTATAGATCTAAACATTATCAACACTTTATCTGGAATTTCAAGAAACAAAAAGTATATGAAGTAGTTAGAGATCTTAAACCTACTGAAAACGAGCTAAAAAGAAGATACATAAACTTTGGACTTCATGTTTATACTGATCTAGAAACCCTAAAAGTTTATCCAGATCCTGACGAGGTAGTTGTAAAATTTCGCGTAAAGAGAGAAGATATCGTTGCTATTCAGAACCATTGTATTTATGACAAATATAAACTCAATGAACTGGTATGTACTAAATTGGAATTTGTTAAAGTTCTAGAAAATTAATATGACAATAATTGCCACATATAAAGACCTAAAAACAAAAACCTATTGGATAGGTTCTGATTCTGTTGGAACAAACTTTTCCACTAAACAAGACTACGGTTCTAAACTAATAAAGAAGAGTAATTATACAATTGGATATGCAGGTTCATATAGAATTGGCAATATATTGGAAGAACTAGATCTTCTACCAAAAAAGATAATATCTACTGAAGATCTAAAAGATATTAGAGATTTACTTCAATTAGAACTAGAAGAGAGAAATGTTTCATATGGAATAAGTGAAGGACAAGAATCTTTTACTCTTTTATTAATTTGTCCTCTTGGTATATTTGAAATATCAGATTCTCTATACTTAATTAACTGTAAAGATAATTTTAGTACAGCGGGACAAGGCGGTGAAGTTGCTCTAGGAGCACTTTTTGTTTTAGCTAAAGAAAAAACCGAAGGACGTCAGGCAATTACAATGGCAATAAAATCAGCTATTAAATATTGTACTCAATGTGGAGGAAAGATCTATATCCACTCAGTAAAATATAAATAAGAAGAATAAGGAAAGAAAATGTGTTTATTAATTAGCTCAGATCAAGAACAAAACGAAAGAGATCTTAAGAAATGGTTCGAATCTCGTAAAAAATCTGCTTATGTTTATAAACTTCTTTATAACCGACCAAATGAGAATTATTGGAGATCCCCATATCATTCTGAATTCATTTGGAATTTTAAGGAACAAAAAGTATTTCAAGTAGATAGACCTTTAAAACCAACTAAAGACGAATTAGATTATGGGGCAATCGATAAAGGGCTTCATGTCTATATTTCTCCCAGAGAAGCGAAGAAAAATAAATATCCTGATGAGATAATTATAAAACTTAAAGTACTTAAAGAAAACATTGTTGCAATAGACAACAATTCTAAACAAGCTGTTTGTACTAAATTGGAATTTGTTAAAGTTTTTGTAATTTAAATAAAGAGTATACTTTCTTTATAAAACTGATAATATTAATATTAGATTTATAAGGAGGTCAAATGAATCAAGAAAACAAAACAATCTTCAATTCAAAAAAATTTGCTGCATTTTTTGTCAGCATTGGAGTTCTTGCAGGTATTTTAATCACAGCTCTTGTTACTCAATCATTTACATGGCCAATGGTTATGTTTATGAGTGCGGGAATGCTTGCCCTAGCTTTCTTATGTATCTCTTATGTTTCTACACAAGGAACATTAGATAAGTTTGTAGAGCTAATGAAAGGGATTTCGGGAAATGTTAAAGACCATTTGGAATAAATTTAAAAGTCTCAAATGGTGGCAAAAAATTCTTGCTTTTATTCCATTTTTATTAGCAATTATAGTAGCTTATCTACTTCTATTTACAAATAGAGATAGCTTAAATAGAAAGCTACTTGAGCTAAATGAAAATAGAGTAGACAAAGATGTTAAAGACTTTAATTCTTCAGAAGAAGAAAGAATAAAACAAATAGAAGAATTAGAAAACGAACGAGAAAAGGTTCTGAGAGAACGAAAAACTATAGAAAAAAGAATTACTGAGAAAGAAGAAAAAGCCAATGAACTCTTTGAAAAAATTGATAGTACCAATCCTAATGTTAACGATATCAACAATCTCTTCGACCAGCTTCGCCGAAAATAATATTGAGCTTCCTCAACAATATATTTTAAATATTCAGCCAAGCGGGAATTATAAGATTGAGAAATCTAAGTTCCTAAAAGAAGAATATATTGTTGCCTTTTCTCCTCAAGGTGCTGTTAATATTGCAAAAATTTATCAGCAATATATAAATCTCTTAGAGCAAAAAGAAGAGTTTAATAATCTAATTACAAATTATAAATCAGAAGTTGAAATTTTAAATAGAGAAATTAGTGTATTTAGGCTTTCTAATACTAGCTGTAAGATTATTCTAAATAAAGTACAAGAAGATAGAAAAGAAATTTATGATCTATACAAAGAAGAACTAGAAGAAAAAAGCAAAGAAGAAAGACGAAAAAAGATTAAATTGATTCTTTTTACTAGTGGAGGAGTTTTAGCCGGAGCTGGAATCGGAATGCTATTAGGAGTTTTTCTAATATAAATTAAAGGAAAAAGAAATGTGTTTGATAATTTCATATAATCAAGAAGAAAACGAAAAAGATCTAAAGAGATGGCTTGGACGAAGACGAAAATTCGCTTATGTTTATAAAATCTTACGTAAATATGACGATGAAAACTTCTATAGATCTGAAAATTTTCATGATTTTATTTGGAACTTCTCTAAACAAAAAATTTATCAAGTGAATCGGCTCTCTGAACCCACTCATTTTGAACTGACATTTAGAGAAATAAATCAAGGTCTTCATGTCTATACTAATCTAGAAATAGCTCAACGCTACTATTGTACTAATCGAGTAGTTGTAAAATTTCGGGTCTTAAAAGAAGATATAATTGCAGTCCAAAATGGATGTTACTGGAAAAGTAATAATTTCACAGAACTAGTTTGTAAAAGACTAGAATTTATTAAGGTTATAGAAGAGTGACAATAGGCTTAATTTTTATTCTTATTGTAAGTTTTTTATTATATAAAACATTGAATCTAAAGAAAGAAAGAAAAAATGTTTGTCGAAAGACTCCGACCAAAGAAGAGAAGGGCTCAAACCTACCTAGCAAATAGATTATTTAAAACAGAAGGTTTTGTAGTTGGCCTTTCAGGACCAAATCCCATAAAAGCAGTAGAACAATATAAAGGAAAAGAAATAGGATCAGAATATCTTTTGTTCGAGGAAGATCCATTTACTTTTAATGTCGCCGCACATAAACTTGGAAGTAATGTAAGATATAATATCCCTACTGAAGCAGTAACCTCTATGCGAAAAAATAATAGGAATATTAATTCTTACAATCCAGCTGAAATACTAGTCTTGTATAAATATATTATTAGTCAAATAGACAAATCATTAGAAGAAGTCTTAAAAGAAATAAATATCTCAGAACCAACTTACCAAAGATATAAACATTCCTTTGACTGGCAACATTTATTTGGTTTTCATACAACACTTCTTATAGAAAATAATATTTCCGTAAAGTATGGAGATATTAAATATTTGCCAAGATTTAAGAATGTTTTACATTATACAGTTGGATTAGATTTAGATTTTTGTAAATCATTAGATAATGAAATACAAAAGATAACTATAAAAAGCATAAATGCTTTATTAAAAAATACTAGATTTAAGAAAGTTTGGGTTCGTACGACCAATTCTTTAGTAGTTAATCATAACAAAGAAGAAACAGAAAGGAGAATAGATGAAATAAAAAGGTCGGTTTTGGAAAATAATATTAAGCTTGAAAAAGAAGACATTATAACTTATAGAGATACAAGACCAATGCTAACATGGCAAATGGTCCTAACAAAAGGAGAGAATGAAATGAAGACAACTAACCAAGCAACAACTGTCCGAGTACTTCCTTTGGCGACCCAAGATATGATCGCCGATCTTGTTCGTCTGGGCTATGGAACAGATGACCTTGCCAGAGCCTTCAGGGTTCGTCCTATGGCAATTGCAGGAGTTAAGGCTGCTATCACCCGGCAGAGGAACAAGAGGGGTTAAAACGCATTCTGAGCATTCTGAGAGGATCTAATGTTAAGGATCATAAATTATAGATGTCCAAAGTGTAATTATGAAGAAGAAGAACTTCAAGAAGAAGCTTCAAAAGAGAAAAAGTTCTGTCCTAATTGTAAAACTAAACTAATAGAATTTAATTTTAAAAATAATACACAAAGAGTCTATATTTGTGATCCTCAACATTAGTATCCCAAGAAAAAATCTAGAAAGTTAAAAAATATGTGTTTATATATCAAACAAGATCAAAAAGAAAACAACAAAGATCTCAAAAAATGGTTCGGGCGAAGAACTAAATTCGCATACGTTTATAAAGTCTTAGGGAAAAAACAAGACGAAAGTTTTTATAGATCTATTCATTTCCCAAACTTTATTTGGGACTTTAATAAACAGAAAATATTTAAAGTCAATAGATCTTCTAAACCCACTAAAGAAGAACTAAAATGGAAGGGACTTCATGTTTTTACTTCTTTTAGAGTTGCCAAAATTTTTACAGATTATATGAGAGGTGAAGAAATTGCAAAATTCAAGGTTTCTGATGAAGATATTGTTGCTGTTGAGAATAAGCTCTATCATCAGTTTAGTTCTGAAGAACTAGTTTGTACTAGATTAGAATTTGTTGAAATAGTAAAAAATTAAGATGCCCTATAAATATAATTTAGAATCATGTCCTAAGTCATCTACTTGGCTTTCAAATGGTGGAAGATGTGGTTGGGCTCATGAGTGTTCATATTGTTCTGAAGATCCAGACAACAAAAACAAAAACAAAGAAAAAACAATGGAAAAGATTCATCTATTATTAATTGATCCACAAAGAGATTTTTGTGATCCAACCGGAAGTCTTTATGTTGGCGGCGCGGATGAAGATATGAAAAGACTTTCTGAAATGATTAAAAGAATGGGAAAAGATCTTTCAGATATCTCTGTTACTCTAGACCAACACCATAAAATGGATATAAGTCATCCTATCTGGTGGAAAAATTCTGAAGGAAAAAATCCAGATCCTTCTACTATTATTACTTCTTCAAACATAGAAGAAGGAATTTGGACTCCTACAATATCCTCTTTACGATCAATAATGCTTCAGTATGCAAAAGAACTAGAAAGAAAAGGTAGATACCCTCTTTGTATCTGGCCAGAACATTGCCTTCATGGAACTTCTGGAGCAACAATCACAGATTGCATAAACGAATCTTTAAATGAATGGATCTTAAAAACAAAGAATAACATAAACTTTATTAATAAAGGATTAAATCCTTTTGTTGAACACTATAGTGCCATAAAGGCAGAAGTAGAAGATCTATCTGATCCTACAACTCAACTAAATACAAGACTAATCCGAGCTTTAAAAGAAGCAGATTTAATTTTATTGGCAGGAGAAGCTCTTAGTCATTGTTTAGCAAACACTGTTCGAGATCTTTCTAATGAATTTACGAAGGATCATATCAAGAAAATAGTCCTACTCACAGATGCAAGCTCTTCTGTTGCTGGTTATGAAAGTCTTGGAGAAGATTTTATTGAAGAATTAACCGCAAAAGGGATGCAGCTAGCAAAAACAACTGACTTTTAAAAGGTAATGAAATGATTATTACATCTTTACTAGATAATGATCTATATAAATTTTTTATCCATTGGTATGCAATTAAATATGGAGAAAATGACATTGTAGAATTTAATTTTATCAATAGAGGAAAAACTAAATTTACAAGTGAGATGTATACAGAAATAAAGCAAGAAATTCATGATTTTATTAAATTTATGAGATTAGACTCTTGTGAACTATCTTATCTAAGATTTCTAAATCTTTTCCCAAGTCAATATTTAACCTATCTTAAATACTTTAACTTTAAAAATTCTTCTGTAGATATAAATATTACAAATATTTCTGGAAATCTTTCTTTATCCATAAAAGGATATTGGCATGACTGTACTCTTCTAGAAGTTCCACTAATGGCAATCATATCAGAAGTTTACAATAAACATAATTCTACAGAAAGTTTAGATAAGGTTTTAATAAAGGCTAGTAGAAAAGCACTAAATAAAAAAGTTTTTCTTGAAAATTCAATTTCTTTTTCTGAGTTTGGCACGAGACGCCGATATTCGAAAGAAGTACAAAAACAAATTAACCAAATTTATAATTGTCCAACAAGTAATCTTTTAATGGGAATGACCTTTAATAAACCCATTGTAGGAACTCAGCCTCATGAACTATATATGTACGAGGCGGCTAAAAATGGATATAAGAAAGCATATAATATTGCAATTGATAGATGGAAAGAAACCTTCAAACATAGTAATACAATCTTGACAGATACTTTCTCTTCAGCTTCTTTCTTTCGTATGTCTAAAAATGATCCTATTTTAGGAGAAAATCTTTCATTTAGACAAGACTCTGGATCTCCTTTCGAATATATAGATCTAGTTACTAATACTTTTAATAAGAAACCCGTAGAAATTATTTTTTCAGACGCGCTAAATATAAATAAAATTAGTAAAATTCTAGGTTATCTAAAAGACAAGCCTTGGATTACACCAAAGTTTGGAATTGGCACTAACCTTACTAACGATATTGAAGGAGTAGAACCTCTTAATATTGTAATTAAATTAACCAAAGTTAATAACAAAAAGACTATAAAAATTTCAGATTCATCAGGAAAATATCTTGGCCCAAGTGAAGAAATTAATAAATGTTTAAAAGAACTAAATATTAGACTTCCTTAAGAAAGAGAAAAAACAATGTGTTTGCGTATTAAGCCAGATCAAATCCAAAACGAAAAAAATCTAAAGAAATGGTTCGGGTCTAGAAAAAAGTTCGCCTATGTCTATAAGATTTTGCGAAATTATTCAGGTGAGTCTTTTTATAGATCTATCTGGTTTCCTGATTATTTTACTTGGCATTTTAAAGAACAGAAAATATATCAAGAAAACAGACCTAATACTCCTACTGAATATGAATTGAGTTTTAAAAAGATAAATAAAGGTCTTCATGTTTATACTTCTTTCAAAGAAGCCAAAAGACATCAAATATATTTTGGTGAGGCAATTGTGAAATTTCGCGCAAACAAAGAAGATATAGTTGCTGTAAATAATAGTCATCGTGAAGCTGTTTGTACTAAGCTAACCTTTGTCAAAATTATTGAAGATTAAAGGAGCTAATATGGAAATTAATGGAACTTTAAAACTAGAATATTGGATCATAAACAAGATCACAAATAAATATTACGAACGTAGAGAAGTTAAGCTTGATGAAGAATCTGTCTTAGCTGGTGTCCGAGATGAATTATCAGTACCAATTAATTGTGATATGGAAAATGAATTTTATTTTGGCGATTTCAATATAATTATTGGTTAATAAGAAGAATAAAAGGAAATAAAATGTGTTTAGATATCCATTATAGCCAAAAAGATAATAAAAAAGAACTTAAAACTTTTATCAAAAATCGAAAAGAGATCTTTGTTTATAAAATTCTTCAGAAATGGGAAGATGAAGATTTCTATAGATCTTGGATTCATTATTCTTTTACCTGGGACTTCGATAACCAGAAGACTTTTGAAGCAGACAGACCTAACCAACCAACTAAAGAAGAACTAGAATATGGTCAGATAGATATTGGAATTCATGTCTTTATTAATCTAGAAAAAGCTAAAAACTGGAGAGAAGAATCTGATAAAATTGTCAAGTTTCGAGTAAAAGCAGAAGACATAGTGGCCATAAACAACATTCACAAAGAAGCGGTTTGTAGAAGATTAGAATTCGTAAAAGTTGTCTAAGACAAGGAGAAACTAATGTGTTTAAAAATTAAATTAGATCAAAAACAAAATAAAAAAGATCTAAAGAAATGGTTTGGTAATAGGAAGAAGTTCGCTTATGTTTATAAAATCTTAGAGAAAGAGTGTTTAGGTCATTATATATCTGTATTTAGGCGTAATTTTGCTTGGGATTTTAACAAACAGAAAGTATATCAAGTGGATAGACCTTCTAAGCCAACTCAAATAGAATTAGAAAAGCAAGCAATAAATAAAGGCCTCCATGTCTATACTTCCTTAAAAGCAGCCAAAATATATAAAATTTGTGCTTGCGATGTAATTGTAAAATTTCGGGTTAGAAGAGAAGATATTGTTGCTGTCGATAATAATAGAGTAAATAAAAAATATAATCTTACACAAGCTGTTTGTAGAAGATTAGAATTCGTTAAAGTTTTAAAAGAAAACTAAGGTGAAAAAATGCTAGAAAAGACAATGAAAATAGTTATTAAGAAGAAAATAAATGACTGGCTAGAGTCTATCGAAGACAAAAAATTAGTAACAGAAATTGAAAAGAATATTATTCTAACTGGTGGAGCTATTGTATCTCTAGTTAATAATGAGACTCCAAATGACTATGATTTGTATTTTAGAGATAGAGATACAGTAAAGAAGATTGCACAATATTATTGTGATAAATGGAATAAGTCTCATCAAGGCCAAACAAACAAGATCGGCATTCCTTTTAAAGCTTTTGTATTAGATGGTAAAGAATTTAGCCGAGTTGGAGAAAATAAAGTTAAGATAGATAGTTCTAAAAAAGATCTAATAGAATTCTTCAATGGACAAGATATTTTAATTGACGGAGATTATGAAGAAAATAAATTTTCTGGCCAAACAAGAAATGTAATTTCAATTGTTGGAAAAGACCGCATTAAGATTTGGATTCCTTCTGATGGAGTTGTTTCTGATATAAATTCTGTTGACGAAAACTATTATGAAGAAGAAGATCTTTTACCAGAGCCGGATAAAATACTAGAAGATCTTGATAATTTAGATAGTAAAGAATTAGAAAAACCAGAAAAATATAAACCCGTTGTGCTTACTTCGAATGCAATTTCCTTATCGAATAAAGTACAACTAGTAATTAGATTTTGGGGAGAGCCGGATGAAATACATAAAAACTATGATTTTACTCATTGTAAGGCATATTGGGATTCCAAAGAAGGAAAAGTTAATATCTCTGCTGAAGTATATGAAGCAATTATTAACAAAACTCTTAAGTATACTGGAAGCCTTTATCCCATCTGTTCACTATTTAGACTTAGAAAGTTCATTAAGAGAGGATGGAATATAAACGCGGGCCAGATATTAAAAATTGCTTGGCAAATATCTGAACTGGATCTTACCAATATAGATGTACTTGAAGAACAACTTGTTGGAGTAGATAGTCTCTACTTTCTATCTTTAATTAACGCCCTAAAGACAAAACAAGAGAAAGATCAGAATTTTGACATTACTCAAGAATATGTAACTTCTATCATAGATAAACTTTTTTAAATATAGAAAGAAAATAAATGACACTATTAGAAGAATATTTTAATCGTAAATATCCAATGGTTATATATTGGATAGAAGAAGAGAATAGTTCAGGATACTATTTTGCATATCTTCTTGATTTTGGTTATTGTGCCTGTAGTGCAACAGGAGACACAATAGAAGAAGCACTTCAAGAATTAGAACTTGTAAAAAAAGATATAATTCAGCACTTTTGGGAAACTGGTAAAGAGATTCCAGATCTATCAAAAACTCCATTTTAAAAGTTAAGATCATGAAAAAGATATTTTTAATTTCAGATACTCATTTTGGTCATAAGAATATTCTTTCTTTTGCCGAGCGCCCATTTGAAGATCTAAAAGAAATGGAAGAAAAATTGATCTCTAACTGGAATTCTGTTGTTGGAAAAAATGACACAGCTTATCATCTAGGGGATTTTTCATTTGAGAAGTTTGATAACACAAAGAGAATCTTTGATCAACTAAATGGAATTAAACATCTTATATTAGGAAATCATGATAGAAGAAGTAGTAGAACTTATTGGAGAAGAGTTGGTTTTGATATTGTCTCTGGAAACCCGATATTAATTCGTAAAAAATATCTTCTTTCTCATGAACCTATAACTTATAACATTGGAGACTTTATAAATATTCATGGCCATACACATGCAGGAAACCATAGACCTTTTGACTCAACTAACCAACATATAAATGTAAGTGTTGAGGCAATTAATTATAAACCAATAGAAATAGAAGAGCTAAATATAGGAAAAAGATAGATGAATACTAAAATCGATCATGAACTTACCAATGAGATGGTCTGTCCATATTGCGGACACGAGAATATTGATTCACAAGAATATCGTTATGATGAAGGATTAGTAACATGTGATAGATGCGAAAAAGAATTCTATTACTATCGTCAGATCGATGTATCTTACACAACCCGTCAGTGTTCTTGTGCTAATGGTGATGCACCTCACCAGTGGAGGAGTCAAGCAATAGAGTTTGACGATGGCGAAATATTACTAAAAGGTCTCTATAGGTGTGATATATGTCAAATAGAAAAGACCTTCCCAAATGAGACTCGGAAGTCTTTTAGTCGTTATATTTAAAACAATAACCTAGATCGGTGGTGCAAATAGACGTATACATCCGTAGACTGTGGTGTATTAGTCCGGGTTCAAGTCCTGGCCAATCCACAAACATAGGAGAATATATTTAAATGAAAACTTACAACAAAGAAAATTTCAAAATCAAGGAATACTCTAGATATAGAAGGCCTTATTCAATTATTACTCTAGAAGGATTAATTGAAGAAATAATTATAAGAGCGGCAGAACTATTAGAAAAAGACAATATTACTCCAATGTATGAACATATGAGATTAAAAATCAAACAAATAAAAATAGATCCAAAAAATGATGCTAATGGAATGATAATGTTAATAAAATCAAACTATGCAGGAGACTAAATGCCATATATTAAAGAAGAAGATAGAAAGAAATTTAAAGACTGTCCAACTTCCTATTCTAATCTAATTCTTGAACTTGCTTCTCGTTGTACAAATGAAGGAGAACTAAATTATCTAATTACTTCTCTATGTTTACATTATCTTAACAAAAAAGGAGAATCTTATAAAAGATATAACTCTATAATAGGAGTTTTAGAATGTGCAAAGTTAGAACTCTATAGAAGATATGTTTCAAAATATGAAGATAAAAAGATAGAAGAAAATGGAGATCTGTAATGAGATATCAGGAAAGCAAATTTGTTGATGCTTGGCAATGGGATGAACTTGGAGATACTTTTGTTGAAATAAAAGCTCCTATTATAAGTTGCTGCACCTCTACTATATATAACGATAAAGAATGTGATTTCATTATGAAAAACCTCTATATTGAAACAATACATGGAAAACGTGAAGTTAAAAAAGGTAGTTGGATCGTTCGAGATAGTTCCGGATTTCGCGTTTATAGTGATGAATATTTTCAAAGAATATTTAAACCAGTTGAGGACTAAAAAATGGAAATAGATGCAAAAATTGATATTTTGTTTTGCAAAAACAATGAAAGCCCACATGGGATCGGACTGCAAATAAGAATCTATGATGACACCGCTAATGTTGAATTTGTAAACTTATTCCTAAAGCCAGAAAACCTAATTGATGCTTTTGGTAGACTGATTAGAACCCCCGTTGATTTTTGTGAAGTAAAGAATTTAGATAAAGTAGGGAGAACTCATATTATAAAAACAATAACTTGTTTAATGCCAAAAGCAGACTTTGACAACAGAAAAGAAACCGCTTATCAAACAGCAAAAGAATATTGTAAAGAGTTTTATGGGAAAGATTGGATTGTAAGAAATTATTTTAGTTCTCAAGACAGTTTCTTTGAAAAAGATGGAAAAGAATACTGCCATGCAACAATAGAAAAATGGATTGACTCAGAAGATAAGGACTAAATAATGGCTAGACTTGAAATTCCAATTAGCAAAGACTATGTTCCAACTTGGGGAACTTGGGAAGCCATTAGAGAGGCTGTTCAAAACGGTCTCGATGAAAACGAAAGAGGATTTCCATTAAAAGTTTCTCACAAGAACGGGACATTAAATATCTTTAATCAAGGAGCTGACATTTCTTCTCAAGCTCTTATTCTTGGAAAGACAAACAAAAGAGGTTCTGAGTTAAGAGGCCAGCATGGAGAAGGACTAACTCTTTCTCTATTGACCGCCGCCAGAAATAAAATAGATATTAAAGTTCTTACACAAACAGAAGTATGGACTCCTTCTCTTGGTTGGTCAGATAATTACCAAGATAATATTCTTTTAGTAAAGACAAGAAAACTAAGACAAGATCGGGATGGAGTAGAAGTCCAAATAAAGATTGATAAAAAGACTTGGAACAAAACTAGAAAGTTATTTATGGACTTCTCTTCACTGTCAGACAAAGATATTGTTAAATGTGAGAGAGGATCTCTTATCTTAAATCCAGATTACAAAGGACAGATCTTCTCCAAAGGCATTTATGTAATGACAGAGAATTCTTTCTCTTTTGGATATGATCTTAAACATGCTGATCTAGATAGAGACCGCAGCATGATAAGAGATTTTAACCTAAGATGGGAAACATCTAAAATTCTTAAGGAAGCCGCAGCAAGAGACCCAAAGATCTTTGAAAAAGTATATAAACTACTAGAAGGAAATTCTAAGGAGATTGAATATCCAGAACAACATTTTGGTGAAGAATCTAGTTTTAAAGATAAAGTAGCAGAACATTTTAAACAAGAACATGGAGAGAAAGCTGTTCCTGTTACTTCTATTCAAGATTCTATTAATATCCAACATATTGGTAGAAGCGGGATTTTGGTAAACGATTCTCTAAAAAGAATATTGGATTCTTCTAGTAAAATAGAAAACCCAACAAAACTTAAAGATGAAATAGAGTTTGCTACTAGCCATATATATAACTGGGAAGAACTTGAAAAAGAAGAACAAGATAATCTTCTTAAATCTGCAGAACAAATAAACAAAATTGAAGGAATAAATATATTAGATCATACTACTATTGTAGATTTTCATAAACCTAGTCTTCTTGGAGCCGCTGGTAATGGAAAAATAAAAATAGCTAAGAAAATACTTCCAAATGTAAAAGAAGTATTAAAGGTTCTTATCCATGAAGAAGCCCATCTAAGATCTGGATCGAAAGATGGAGAAAAAGCTTTTAGCGATGAACTACAAAATTTGTGGACCGAAATTTATTTTGCAAATATTGAAATTTAGGAGAAAAAATGGAATTTAAGATTGGAGATAAAGTTAAACTTATAGATAAATCTGGAAAAGTACGTGGGTGCGGTCAAGTAGAAAGTATTCTATATACTGTTGCACAAATAAAACTTGACCCTTCCTCTAAAGAAAATTTAAAAAAATATTGTTATGGATCTTATATTGATTGGTTACTCTCTCATTTAAAACTAGTAGAGAAAAATTTTGAAGAAGAAACACAAGAAGAAGATCATAAAGGTCAAATATATAATCCATATAATAATTCTTGGAGTTTTCTCTAGAAATGCCAATAAAAGTAACAGCATGGTCATGTAAGTTTAAATGTGGCGCTAAGGTTCAAACAGTTAAAAACCGTATTGTAGATCATGAAAAACGTTGTATTTTAAATCCCGCCACTAAATGTTGTCCAACATGTAAACACAATTATAAAGAATGGGAAACCCATTATGAATGTCATCGTTTTGGAGAACCAATTGACTATGAATATCCAATCTGGTGTTGTGAAATAGAGAAATTTCCATGTGACGAAAAAGGATATTTCACCAAAACATTTGTTAGAGGTTGTGATTATTGGAAACCAAAAGAAGGATAATAATGGAACTTGAAGCAAGTGAATGTAATTGTTGTATTTACTTTTATAATAGATGGTGCATATTAAAAATCCCCAATGTCTCAGAAATAACTTTTGAAAATTGCGCATTTTTTCAATTAGTAGAGAGGGAAGAATAAAAAGATATTGTCGCTACCCAAAATGGATGTTATTGGGAAAATCAGAATTTTAAAGAAGCCGCTTGTCGAAAATTAACATTTGTTAAGATTATAGAAAAATAAAAACTTTCAAAAAGGAGAAAGAAAAATGTCAGCAGAAATAGATTCAATTTTTTATACTGGAGAAAAACCATGGTGGGAAATTGCAGATACTCCCTGGAGAGGGATGGGAACCTACCTCTCAGAGCCAGTTGAGTCTCAAGAAGCAATTATTGCAGGTGGATTAAACTGGCAAGTGGAATTAAATGAAGTATATAGTGATATTTTTCCAAAAGAACCAGGTCTTTCTCCTATAAAAATACATATCCCTCGTTGTCGTTCTGTTATTAGAACTGATAAAAACATTCCTTTAGGAACTGTAGGAAAAAACTATTATCTTCTTCAGAATGCTGATGCTTTCAAGTTTGCAGATTCTTTGGTTAAAGATGGTTCTCTTAGATATGAGGTCACTGGGGCGCTTGGAGAAGGAGAAAGAGTCTGGCTTCTTGGAAAACTCGGATCATATGATGTTGTTCCTAATGACAAAGTAGATCAATATCTTTTCCTTTATAATGTTCATGATGGCTCAGGATCTCTTAGAGTTTTATTTACCCCTATTAGAGTTGTTTGTGCCAATACAGCAAGAGCAGCTTTACAGGCAGGAGAAAGAGACGGAGTTCGTTTTCGACATACCTCCAATATGATGGAGAAAATCAAACAAGCACAAGATCTTCTTGGAATTTCTAATGAAGTATATAAGGAATATAGGGATTTTACTAAGTTTATTGCAACTGTTCAGCTAAATAATAATAAAGTAGAAGAACTAGTTAAAGAAATTATTCCAAATCCAGCCAAACAAGCAAAAGAAGAACAAGCTTTTGGATTTGTAGAGGAAGTATCAACAAAAACAAAGAACAAGAGAAATAAGGTTATTGAGCTTTTTGAGAATGGAATCGGACAAGATCTTCCTGGAGTCGCCGGGACTGGCTGGGCTCTTTATAACGCAGTAACACAATATCTTAATTATGAAGCTGTCGTTAGAGGAAGTAATAAGTCAAATAGAAGGCTTGAGAAAATTCTTAGTCCGAAGCAGCCAGAAATGTTAGAAAAAACAGTTTCTCTTTTGAAAGCTATATAAAAAATGAAATTTCAATCAAAAAGATATAGAGTTATAAATATTTTAAAGAAAACTAAAGCAAAAGGATTTTCTAACAATGAATATTGAAAAACTAAAAGTATTAGAGATTATTACTGGTTCCAATTTATATGGAACTGCAACTCCTTCTTCCGATAAAGATTATGTTGGAATTTTTATTCCTCCAATTGAATATTATCTTGGTCTCCATAAAATAGAAGAACAAGATTGTTCAATTGTCTCAAAACACAAGAACGGAAGAAATACCTTAAATGCAATTGATAGAAAATTCTATGAAATTAAAAAATATTTCAAACTAGCACTAAATTCCAATCCTAACATATTGGAATTACTTTTCGCGCCAAAAGATAAAATAATCTATGTTGACAAAATGGGACAATCTATCTTAGACAATAGAGATTTATTTACAAGCCAACTCTGTAAGAAATCCTTTCTTGGATATGCTTCTTCTCAAAAACATAAAATGATTATAAAAGCAGATAACTTAATTGCTTTAGAAAATGGACTAGGATTTTTAAGTCTTTTTCCTGATAAAGCAACTCTATCTGAGGTTCTTAATAAAGAAATAGAACTCTTTCAAGATCCACTTGATTATCAACCATTACCGTTTATAAACCATTCAAGTTCTCACATAAAATGTGGAGATGTTTGTTTTGAACGAAATTTATATGTAAAGAAAGCCAAAAGAATAATAAGAGATAGACTTCAACAAGCTTCTTGGAGATCTGAAGGAATTTTAAAGCACGGAATGGACAATAAGTTTGGATCTCACCTAATTAGACTACTTTATGAATGTAAAGAACTTCTAGAAGATGGGAAAATTACATTTCCATTAAAAGAAAGATCTTTAATTCTTGATATTAAAGAAGGAAAATATAAACCTAAAGAAGTAATTAATTTAGCCGAAGAGTTAGAAAAAGAAATTGCCCTTTGTAAGACAGACTTACCAAAAATTGGTAATTTCAACAAAGCAGAAGAACTTTTATTAGATATTCTACAAACAAAATTTATAAGAGGTAATAATGAGATTTAAGGCAGTTTGTTTTGAAAGAAGTAATACTTGGTATGGATGGTTAATAAGAAAACTAACAAGATGTAAATATAACCATGTATATATTCAGTATGAATCTGAAGATTGGAAAACAAATCCTAAAGATATATCTCTATGGGATTTAGATATTACTCCAAGAGGCGTAATGCCTATTCTAAGCCAGAAAAGAAATGGAGATATAGTAAGATATGTTCCGGCGTCAAAAGAGACTAGAGACACTCTGACAAGAGCTATGATAACTTATAGATGGAGATTAGGAAATGCTTATGATTGGGTTGGCTTGTTTTCAGGTCTAATAAGGCTTCTTATTTGGCGGGTCACCGGTAAAAACCTATTTAAGTCTATTCATAGTAAAGGTAGAATGTTCTGTTCAGAAATGGTTTCTACCATTATTAAAGAAGCAATTGGATGGAAAACGATTCCCTCAGAAACATCTCCTGCTGATGTATTAGAATTTGTTACGGATTCAAAAATCTTTAAACAACATCAAAAAGGAGCCTAAAATGCTTTTTGAGTCTTCTGTTTACAGAGTAGAAAAAATAATAAAACCAACAAAAGCAAGTGGTTTTAAAAACATAGAGGTAGGAGATATAATAATATGTTCTATTTGGTTACATAGCACTATAAAAACAATTTCAAGGAGTG